ATTTTTTAATTTCCATCACAATTTACACGATTCACAATCGTCTTCATCACTGCTTGTAACAATTGTAACATCCCCGCCGGAGATAATGTCTTTACCGTCCATAAATGACTGCGATTGTCCATCATAATTATTATTATAATAAAGAGTTTTACCACCTAATGCTTTATGCAAAAAGATATCATAATTAATAATCTCATTTGGAATTTTACCAGATGGATAATTACTCTTATTATAATAAGTGTTACAAGAAATTGCTTGATCTGTATACTTTTGGATCACTCCATAAGTCTTAATAAGGCTTGTATTATCTAAGTTATCCCAAACCCTATCGTATTTATTTTTTAGTCGTTTTAGTTCAGGCACGACAAATATAGCCCGTTTATTTTTGCCACCTTTGGCAATCAATAATTCTCTTATTGGTTCAATACCATTTGTAGTTCCGGAACCAGAAACCTTAGCAGATGTCTCAGCAGGAAACATAGCTAACAAAGAAGCATTGCGAATCCCATATTTAGACAATTTAGCTCTTAAAGAATCCCAATCAATATGATCAACATGAGGCATAAATTTCTCATAATAATCATTAACCATATCCATTGGCAATTTACCTTCAGACCATTTAGTGTCTTCATATCCAAGACATTTACCACGCTCTTTAGCTAATTCAATAGAAGCATTAATAGCGGCATAACTAAAATATTGCATCCATTTATCAAGTTCATGATAACAATTTGAATAATTCAAATCATGTCGAGCCATCCAATATGCTAATCCAGTAATACCAATTCCTAATGGTCTAAACAATTCATTATGGCGTCTAGCAGCAGGGAAAGGGTGTTCCTGATAACTTAATAAATTATCCAATGCACGATGGCCAACTTTAACAATGCGCAACAAGTCTTCTGGTTTATCAACTTCACCAAAATTCACGCCGCCAAGATTACATAAAGCAATCAAGCCTTCTTGAGTATATGTTTCTATTTCGGGATCATACACTTTTCTTATTGGTTCAGTTGGCAAGAGGATTTCCATACATAAATTTGACTGTGTAATCAAATACTTATCATTTTTATACATCGATTGCTTATTAATATTATCAGCAAAAGCAATATATACCCGGCCGGTATTAAACCGTTCTGAAATCAATGAATCCCAATAAGTTCTTGCGTTGATAATACTTCTTGGCAAATCAGATTCAATTGCTTTTTTATATTCAGTTAAAAACCATTCATCATCATCAGAATAAAATGATTTATACAATTCAGGAACATCATTAGGATCAAAACAATGTAATTCTTGATTATTACGAACAGCATCAAGAATAAAACCATTAATGAAAATAGTATGATCAGAATGCTTCATAGCTTCTGAATCTTTTTTCATATTGTTTTTATATGTGAGAATCTCTTCAATGTCTTTATGAAGCCCCCACCAATTAAATGTCAAACTGCCTTTTCGCACACTCATTTATGTTCAGCATAAGTCGTTAATTTATGCCCGGATAATTAATCCAGCTTTGCATCACTGCAAAGATCAGACTATATCATACACGACTTATAAAATCGTGCCACTACATTTCGAACCACTTGGCCCTACGAGATAAACTCTAGTCGTTGAACTCTTCTTAAAGATTTATATATGTTTCCAAACTTCTCGTTTTCTAATCAATCTAATTCTTTCATATGGCAAATTGTATTTGCGTGACAATTCAGAATGAGAAATTTCTGAATCTTCTGATCTTATTTTCAGAACTAATTCTTCATTTATTTTAGCCATAGGATTTTTAGAACCAGAAAATCTTTTAGACTGCTTATATACAGTTGAAATTCTTAAATCTCTATGTTCAGTTTGTTCACGCATTGTCATATATTCAAGATTAGAAATATGATTATTTATTGTATTGTAATCTTTATGATTAACAGTTAGGTCAGATACTCCTAAAAATGCATATGCAACAAGTCTATGGATAGTAAAAGTTTTAACCTTATTTAATTCATATAAATTAATTTTATAATAACCGCTAGAAGTAAGTATAGGAGTTTTTAATTTATTTAATCTTCTAATTCTACCATAATTAGAAACATAATAAAATTTAAACCCAATAAATGAAAGGTTGACCCATATTTCATTAGGCAAATCTTTATAATTTTTCTTAGACCTAAGTTTTAAAATCAGGGTCAACATATCAAAATCTTTTTCTGATATATTCAATTTTTTAATTACATCATCCTTAGAGTAATTAAGAAATAGTTCAAGAAAATCGGATTTTAATTTTTCATCGTAATTATATAATTCTTTTCGATTTAGCTGCTGATTATCTTTCATATAAAAGACTTCCCAGCAATTAATAGTGTTTTTATTGAAATATAAAATATTTCAACTTTACGCCCAGATATTACTATCTGGCGGGGCAATGTTTTACCCTGTGAACATGACAAAGCAGCTTCTTCAATTGATTTACTGTGATACAACGCGCCAGTATTAATAGCAACACCGCCACGAATAGGAGCATTCCTAGACCTTAGTCTTGACACATCAACACCAAGACCAGCACCTAATGTAGCATACTTTCTAGCGGCTACAGAAGCCTCAGAGATCGAATCGATATCATCTCCAACTGGCAGTAGCACACACGAACTGAACGCCCTTGTAGGGGTTCTCAGACGCGCTAAATGGGGTGTTGGAATATTCCAATAGCCAAGAGACAACAAATTATACATCTCTTTTATGAATCCAATACGATCAGTAACGCCATCGCCCTTATCATCAATAAAATACATCATTGATACAAGCATATAGGACACTTGAGGAGATTCAAACTTCTGACCAGTAGAAGCATTCTTAATGAGGTATTTAGATTCCCATTCACGCATTCCTGAAATTGAATACATCAAATCACGATCATGATCAATATAGTCATTTAATTCATTAATTTCTTTTTCAGAAAACTTTTCAAGAATTTGTGAATCATACCAGCCTAAAACTGTGTTATCTTTAATAATAGATAACAAATCTAATGGCTCAAAATCTCCATAAACTTCTTTACGAATATCGCAAACAAGAATACGGCCTGCAGCAATAGCATAATCAGGATTATCTTCAGAAATCAAATTATGAGCACTCTCTAACAATGCTTTATTGATATCAGAAGTAGAAATACCATCATGAATCATCAATCCACTATTTAAAGCGATCTCAGAAACACTAACGTTATCTAATCCATCACATACAAATTCAAGAAAAGTATTAATGCGCTCAGGGTTATAAGGGACGATCTTACCGCCCCGCTTAATAACATTAATACTCATAATGCTTTTGCCAATTCGGATAGTTTAGACATCAAATTCTTAAATTCAATATATTTATATTGATCATGTTCTTTATTCTTAAAGAAAATTACCGGCGCGGATCTTGGCTTTGGCGTGTTGGTCGCTTCTAGCATTACCTCTAATTTTTCCATTCCACTACCTTGATCAACATAAATAACATCGGAATAAAATGAATCCAATTTAGATCCATATTGTTGTCCAAAATTAGTAATAGCATTTTTAGCTTGTACACAATTAGAACAATTGTTTTTAGAAAAGATTACAAATTTCATATTTATCCTTCGGTACCGAATAAAGGAATATTGGCAAGTTTAGCATATCCATCGGATGTCTTATCAATAATGCCTTTTTCGTAATCAGTTTTCTCAATTTCTTGTGGAGCAACCTGATCTTTGCGTTCACCATTCCAATTTGAAATCCAAGGAATAGGATTCTCATAAACAGATTCTAGCCCACATAACTCTTCCAATGAGGGAAGATTATTTTTCTGCAAACGAGCAGTAGCAATATATCTCAGATATTGCATAGCAATCTTTTTATTAAAGGCAAAGATATCACCTTTTACGAATAGGTAATCACCCCATTCATATTCTTCCATAATAGCGTCACGCCACACTTCTTTAACTTTTTCTTTAGTTTCTTCTTCTTTTGCAACAATAGCAAAATCAGGATCATCAACAGGAAGAATAGCTAATAGATTATTAGTTATAGCAACATGATAGTTCTCATCCATTATGTTCAAGATGTGTCGTTAATACATCCCCGCGGCATAAACCACAGCTGCATGTCACCATGCAGATCAGACTATATCACGATCTTATTTATATAAGACCCTCAACATTTCGAGTCACTTGACCCTACCTTACTCACGACAAATGTCGCTTTCTTTAGTCGTTGCACTACTTATTTTTATACTTATTAGATTTAGGAAATTCAGGATAACGAGAAACGACATGCTTCCATCTTTTCATTCATCTTATAGGAGAAACATATCTTGGATGTATATCAAATCTTTTGGCTATTGATTCATTATCCAATCCAAATAGCATCATATCGCAAATAGAAATGATGTCAACTTCTTTTAATTTTGACATTCCATTTCTTTCACCCTTAGCTGTATCAACCAAGCCAAGTCGATGAGCATGTCTTATATTTTCAGATTTAGATACAATTTCAAGATTTGAAATATCATTATTCAATTTATTTCCATCTTTATGATTAACTTCAAAACCATTTGGTATTTTACCAATAAAAGTTTTAACAATTAATCTATGCACAAAACCTAATTTAGATCCGAGTATGTAATATCCAGAATTGGTTAAAGTCTGTTTTAAAAATTTCTTAGAAATTTTTGACCACACTTTCCCATTTGAATACACAATATATTTTCCAATATCTTATTTCATAAAAAATAAATAGCTCAGGATTTTCTCCGTAGAGACTTTCCCTGAATTAATTGAGTTATTCAACAAGTGTCACCACTTGAGGCCGCAATTTACGGTTAATGAGTTTAATAATGTTTGCTAAACCAGGAAGCTTACCATTTTGACCAAATACAAAACTGCATGCAAAGCTTAACTGGAATCGAATTGATTCAAGTGCATTAGCTGTATTCAATGCAAGCCAAATGGCTCGCGCGGCTTCCAATCTTGTAGCTTCGCCATTATAATATTTTTCAACCTTATCAATACAATTATCATAGTATTTAATAATAGAGTTTTTACAATCAACAATTTCTTGAATATCCATAACTTCATCTAATGTCTTAGTAGGATTTACAAAACTTTGTTGAATAATATGTGTATATGAAAAGCTATGAAGTGCTTCCATTGATGCCCACCAAGAAACACACACTTCTAATGTTGGGTCACCAATGGCAGGTCCAAACACAAGAGTAGGCGCGCGGCCCATAATTGAGTCCAGAAGAATCTGTCGTTTAATGTTTGACATAACAACATGTTCTTCAGCTTCACTCAAATTAGGCATATTAGTTCTATCATGACCCATATCTACTTCATTTGGATGCCAGACAGATTCTAATTGCACTTCAAGCAATTTTAAGATTTGACTATATTTGGGATTATCAAATCTCTGAATAGAAACCCCCTGGGCCTCGTTCAGAAACAATGTCTCAGGGGTTAAACTTTGACTAAAAGTTGTATAAGACATTTTTAGTTTCCTTTTCTTCTTTATTGTTATTATTATCGGCTATATGCCGTGAAGATCGTAGATGAAAACTACGCTAAAAATTTGTTGTTCCTGGGGGAAACACGTAACCTCTGGCTTAGTGAGGACCGCAGGCCGGAACGAGTCAGAGGACGCAGTGTTTCCGTAGGGAGCTGAATTTTAGAATTCATAAAGAAGTTCCTTAGAATTCCATACAAATGAACAATTTAAACTTAAATTTGAACTACCTTTAAAAGGTGGAAACTGGCATATAACTGCTATCTTTGTAGAAATACAAAGAATTAGTTTCCTAAAATTACGTATCTGTACCAGATAGTAATTTCTAAATAACAATAAGATTTCCTTGAAAATCTAAAACGGGTGCTACTTATTTTTCACACCACGTTGTTTTTTATATTCTAAATAACGCTTAGCTCTTATTTCTTTTACTATTTGATTTGTTTTATTTTCCTGTTTGCGCTCTATTGATTCGTAATCATATTCTGCATCAGGATAAGGGACTGAATCAAGAATCTTTTTCAATTCTTCAGAAGTTTTAGGACAATCTTTTTGAGCAATCCTAACCAATTTGATTCCAAGCTCTTCAGCTATAGAATCTTTTTTACGATCTTTAAAGATCTGTTTAAGGAATCCATTTTCATCTTTGTGAAAAAACTCAATAAAATCATAATGCTGATTCCCGTTGAGCTCAACAACTATTCCCATTTGCTTAACAAAGCAGTCGAATCTCATTCCATTTGGAAGAACTGCTTCGTAAATAACATCACAAGTTGGGAATAATTCACAAAGTTGACGGTAGATAATTCGTTGCTCTTCAGATCCTCTGTTATCAATACTACTCATTATTTTTTAAGACTTCCTGTTCGTGCCAGTCTCATACCATCTAAGACTTGTCCAAGACCATTGTCATAAAAGAATTGTTCATAAGCATCAAATGCTTCATCTGATTCAATTTTAGCAAAATTAGTAGAACGGAACTTCCAAATAGCATTTTTATCAATTATTTTATTGATATAATATTTACCAGTTGAAGTGTCAACAATAAGAGCAATTTCATCACCGCCATCCTCTAATACTGATACCACCACTTGTGTTTCTAAGTTATCTTCCACTATAAAGCCAAATTTTTCAGGTGCCATGTGTTTTATGATCACAACATTCTCCTTCGTTTCCACCAAATAATAAATGTACTAAATAAAGACCAAAAATAAAGAAAGAGAAAATAAGGAACATCCCGCCCATAAATATTAGTGGAGACATAATTACGAACGTCCATGATATAAATGTAGACATCGTTAAAACTTTTATTATGAGTAGAATAGACCAAAAGAAAGCAAAAAATCCTATAAATGGATAAGCTAAATCAATATTCAGCATCTGACAGCGAACTAAATTAGGAATTAATTTTCTATGTTCCTTTTCATTTGTTTTAGTTTCCATGAAGTATTACCTCATATTGGTACAATAGGAATCATATCACTATATGTACATTGTTTATTGTAACTACAGGTTCTACAATTTGTTAAATTTGAATTATTCAAATTGTCATTTTGGAAAAACCGATAAGCGTATTTAAGCATTACTGGATTATTTCCATATTGTTTTAAGATACCTGTATCTCCCATTTTAAATGGGATTAGGATTTCATGATAGCCTTTAACTTTAACTCCGATTTCATCGAAATGTTTCATTATTCCAAGAATTCTAATGTTTAAAGTCCTAGACGAGGCATGTTGAACATGTTCACTATTAATAGGGGTTAAAATAACTACCTCTACACCATCTTCATGAGCAATGATTAGATCGATGTCTATATAATATGTTCTTCTTGGTTTTCTTCCAAATGAAAAATAAATTCTTTCATTAGAAATAGTGCCAATACAATTCTCGACTAATTTTGATACATAATCCATTTTTTGATTCATATCAATAAAGAGTTTGGAAGAATATTTAAGATCGTTATTGTCAATCTTTTTCAGCTTAATCAGTTTATTATAAAAAGCAGTTAAAGTCCCGGCGGGAATATTTAAATCATTAAAATATTCTTTAACAGTTAAATAGTAAACTAATCCAATATATTCCCTATTGGCAAGATTACGATCTTTAATTTTATAAGGACTAAAACTTAAAACCTTATCAGCATGAACATAAGGATAATCTTTATAATTAGGGACATTTCTACAAAACAAAGAAGCAGCTAAATGATCAATGCTAAGCTTATTAACATTTGTAATATCTTTAAAGAATGTAACCTCTGGAAAGCTAATAGTGCCTTCCAGAGCTAATTCTTCTAGTTCGTTATACATCATTGTACTCATATTCAACAGAACTTTCAGCTAAAGCTTTATTCTGTTCAACAAGCGCCTTGTATTGGGTTTCGGTCATTTCAGCAAAGAATGCTTTCTCTGGCCATGAACGACAATAGATATCACCTTTAAAAGATGCAATCTTATTCTTACCTACACCCCAAACAACAATAGGACGCTTAACATGATCTTCATCTTCATGGTAAGCAACAGCTTTTTCTCTTAATCCATGAAGCTCGTTCCATCCATGCATAATAAGATTGCTATCATAGACAAGACTGTTTGATTCAGCAATGTTATTATTGTTAGGACGCTCATTCATAGGCATTTTGGTATACTCAACAGTTGAAATCAAAGTTGCATCATACTCAACAACCATTGCTTTCATTTCATGAGAAAGAGTTTGGAACTTTTCTCTGCCAGATTTATCATCTTCAAGCTGAGTTAAGTGGAAGTTATCCAAAAATAAATAAATATTTCTTTGTGGATATTTTTCCCGATAGTTTCTCAATAGAGTTCTAATAAATCCAAGTGATCTGCCATCTGCACTATCATACAGGATAAATCTATCATCTCTTGCATATTGAAGATATTTCTTAAAGAAGATATCTCTTTGCTCATTGATAGCGGCATATTCTCTACTATCTTTGTACAATTCTGGTTTGGCAAACTTATTGATATTTAAAGCATTGAACAAATCGAAATCCTGATTATCCCAAGCACGTTGAGAAGAGTCGTAACAAGCAATCCTTGGTAATAGTTCTTTTGCACTATCATCAATAGAAAGCATAATTACCATATCATTCGGATTATGTTCAACAATTCTCCAAGCTAGATTTACTTCCCATGAGGTCTTACCAACATTTGATCCGCCGCCAATAAATAACACTTTAGCTTTCATATCTCCTTCTGTAGCAGCAGAAAGAGTTGGCATATCTCCGCCCCAATTAATATAGGTGCTGTTTTCTGTATCTTCCTGATATTCTTTAATGCTTAAGATATTATTAATCCTAGTAGATGTTTCCATCAGTCCTGCATTATGAGATTGATTAATTTGATGAAGATTCGATAGAGCTTCGTTAAGAATCAATTCTGGATCTTTAGATTCAGAAGATTCCAATTCCATTAACAGTTTTTCAATAACATGCCGGCGGCTACTTTCTACTCTTCTATCTTTTTCAAGTGTAGACTTATTAACTTCATCTCTAATAATCTTATCACTGTAACCAGTAAATACAGATAATTCAGAGATCATTCTTTCTCTACGAATAGGACTAGGCTCACTAGTTATAATAGGAACCATTTTAAGTACAACAGATTCAGGATCATAGTCGTCATCATTAAACTGAGATAGCCGCCATGCAAATGAATCTATTTTCTCTATTGATTTAAATTCTTCAATACCATATTTACGAATAAATTCATCAGGGTCAATTTTAACTTTAACACCATCTACATATTCGTCCGGAAGAAATATAAATCTAAACCTAATATCATGAGTCTTAGCAATAACTGTATCGAGCATTTTCTTAGCCTTCTCAGTTCCTGCATTATCATTATCAAGACACATAACAATATCATAGATACCATTTCTACGGAGAGTATCCATATGAGAATCAGAAAAATCTAATCCACAAATCCCAACAGCATTTGTTATTCCATGATTATGCAAAGAAAGAGCATCAGAATTACCTTCAACAATAATTAAAGATTCATGAGACTTTTTAGCCTTATCCAATAGATAAAGACGTTCATTCTTTTTATAAATATTCTTTTTTAAACCACTTCTAGATGCAATGAATTTAGGACCATTAATAAATTTACCATTATCATCAGTAACGCCATCATATGTCAAATTACGAGCCTGAAAGGCAACTGGTCTACCATTATCATCAGAAATAGTATAAATAATATTTCTAGGATTAAAAATATTAGGATTGCACAAGTCAATTTCATCAATAAAAGATGACATATAGCCAAGTGTTTTTAACTTCTCGCGCAAATCATTTACATTATTACAAATACCAACCCTGTATTGGCGCATAAATTCTTTTGAGAACCCACGCTTTTCCATTTCAGCAATCTGTAATTCATTAAAATCTTCTTGATGAGAAATATATTTGGCAACATCTTCATATGCACGATACATATTAAGTTCATAAATCTCATCTTCAGTCATTTTACGATAAGTTAATTCAATACCGTATTTATCAGCTAAATAAGAAACTGTGTTATCAATAAATCCTGGACCCATTAATGGACGATCTTCCAATACATTTGCTGCATTGAAAATGTCCATTGTAGTTCCACAACCCATACACTTAACAAGAGGATAACCTTGTTCGGCCATAAACATAGACATAGATGGATTATGGTCATCATGATCAGGATTCAAACAGCGGATCTTTTTACCGCCCGTAATATCGAGACCATGATCTCTAAGATATGTAGGAAGATACATCCTAATCTTGTCAAGTTGTGAATCAAAATCAGTGAGTTTTTTATAAGACATCCGCTGTTCCTTTTACTATTATTCTTATTATTCAGCTTTTATTTTTTAGCTTTAGAAGATTTAGTTTGTGCCTCAGGTTCTTTAATTTCCTTGGCTGATGCAGCTTCTTTTTCTTGCATTTGCTTTTGAGCCTCTTCACAAACACGGATTGTGATTTCTTCAATATCTTCTTCTTTAATACCTAATTTCTCAGTTAGGATAGCAAACAAAACATTATTAACTAATCCTAAACCATTGAGATTTTGTTCAATATAATTTGCCCAGCCACGTTGTTGCTGCATCATAAAAGTAAGTTGTTCATTAGTTAGAACTTCTTGTTTTTGTTTTTGAGTCATTTTAATTATAACCTTCTTCTTCTTTTTGTTGTTTACATAGGGTCTTATAATTACAATAGGAGCACTGCCAATCGCCTATAGGATTTTTTACCTTATCCTTGCTCCAGGCTTTATATTTAGTTTCAGCAATCTCGCCAGCCTCGTATAACCGAATAACTTTTTCATCATTGTAAACATGTTCATAATCAGGTTTAGGAGCTTCTTCCACACCACTAACGAGATGATCAAGCAATTCCTTATATCTTGCGAACACACCTTCTATTGATACACCAGGCATATCATAAGAATGAGAATTTCCCTTAATATCTTTGCAATCAATATGAATACGAGTAACACCTTCAGATTCAGGATTAAAAGAAATCCAAAACTCTTGATTGTTTTCTGGTCCACCACATGAGCGATCAAAATAAGTTAATAAAACCCTTCTCACTCCGCCATTTTCAGGTTTGCCAAAATAATAAAGATAAAGTGCAGCTTGTAATACATTCTGAACTTTAGGCATAGGAACACGAGTAGCGCCACCTCTAGCCGGCATACCAAGTAAATCTACCTTAGCTTGATAATTTGCACTACTATATGTTTTAGATTCTACAATAATAATTTCATGTGTTTCTGGATCACGAATAGCGATATCAATCTCACCAGATAGATAATATTCAGGTATTGACCACTTATAATTGGATGTATAGTACCATCCGTTCAATTTGGTTTGCTCAATAATCCACTTCTCCCACATAATGCCTGCTGCAAATATATATTGTGAATATAACCCAGCAGGATCGCTTTCAGTATATTCCTTGATACGATACCATTGGGCGCGATTACATGCGCCTTGTACGTCACCAATGGAAATTGTTCCAAAATTAGAATCACTTCTACATGATGCTGCACTAGGATAAAGAGTCGGCAACCTTTTAGCTTTAAGCGCCGGCTCTTCTAACAGTTTTTCACCTATTGATTTAAAAAATTCAATTGTCATAAATTTTTATAACCACCAATTAGTATAATATAAACAAATATTTTCATCTTTTAAAATATTGTAACATTTTCTAATAAATGATATTAAATCCTTCATTTCACATAAAGGTAATTGTGTATTATTAAAATATTTAATATCACTAGACCAGAATTCATTTTGTAAGAATTTGACAACTTTTTCTTTATCAATATTTTCGATAGAAACATCTTCAACAAGATTCATAAACGAATTAATATTAGAATCATAAACTAGTTTATCGATATCTCTTCTTGTTAATCTAACTGCTGCGCAGTTAAATTCTTCAGTTCCGCCTTTGGAATAAAACAGGCCTTTCATCCAGTTATCTAATTCATAAAATTTTCTCCAATAGAAGAAACTATCGTCCAATTTTTTAAAATTTGCATCATCAGATGATCTTAAGAAACCTCTATCCATTACATCTTTAGAAGTTGTAAAGGCATACATATCTAATCCCATAATGGACTCCAATATTTGTCTATATTATTTTAAAAATTAAAAGCCATCACATTTAGTGATGGCTCTTGTTCATCTGGTAAAAATTGTAACTTCCGGAATTTCATTTAGCATTCGTATTGAATCAACTGTAAGTGGCTCAGTGTAGAATGGACCAAATTTAATTTCGGAATCATTTTTTAATAACGATCCATCATAATTTACATAATCGTTTTTGTTGTTTTTAATTATCACAAATACATTGCTACCATCATCATATTTAGAATCAGATTTAATAGAATTGATTTTATTGATAACAGATTTAAATCTTACTGTACTAGGAATGCCGTCTAAAGAAATATATGCTTCCTTAATTTTGGAAACCTTTTCCTCTTTAGCTACTTCCAATGCAGATGCAGATAAATCTATCACAGAATTAATAATACAATCTATTGAACCATCTTTTTTATAACTGGGTTTAGCAGTTAAATAGCATTGAAGATATTTACCAACTGCAAAGGAATCCCTATTCGGAGAGAATACACTTGCAAATGCGGTCATTCTGATAGGATTACCTTTATGGTCTACACCTTCAATAAATGCCATTTCTGATCCTGTTTTGGTTTTTAGCTTTTTAACATTGGCTACAGCACAAATAACTGGACCAGCAAAACTGCCTTTGATCTCCATAGCTCTTTCTATTTCTTTAGATGTAAAAACTTTTTCTTGTACCATCTTAGATACAATATCCATTGGGTTTCCAGAAATATGAACTCCAATAAGAGCTTTTTCTGCATCAAGAATTTCCAATAAGGAAAATTCTTTAAATAATGGATCATTAAAATATTCAGCTTCTTTTTTACTGAATTCTTTAATTTCTTTTTCAATATTTTTAGTAATAGGCTTCGCCGCGGCACATTCTTTTTTCAGCGTTAATTTAGGATCAAAATCTAAAATAAATTTATTATAAGATCTCATAACAACTGAACGTTTATATCCAAAACAATCAACTGCACCAGACATAATTAGGGCATCAATAATTTTCTTATTGATCTTAGTGCCTAACAAATGCGCCTTAAGAAGGAAATCAGATAAACTAGTAAATGGTCTCAATGAAAGGATTTGATCAATAGCAGAAGATCCAACACCTTTAATTCCACTTAGGCCATAAATGATATCATTGTTTCTATTCAAACCAAATGTTAAATCAGATTCATTAATATCCGGCGGTAATATTTGTATTCCATGATTTCTAGCATCTTCCATATAAATACGTTGAGAATCTAAATTATCTTCACAACTAATAATAGAACAGTAGAACTCATTTTGATAATTAGCCTTCAACCAGGCTGTATAATAAGTAAGATGACCATATGAGTATGCGTGACTCAATATGTTATCGTAGAGCTTTTTATCTCTACTTCTGTATTCACTGTTATCGGCAAATACAGTTCGGCGTACATTTTAATCTTTAAACTCGCTTAGAAAGTTAATCAAATCAAATGGCATAAAAGGTCTCAAATCAAATTCATGATAAAATGAATTTTCATCTTCATCCTTAATAGATGTTCTATACCATAATCTCAATTCATCGTCTTGATCGCGGGAAATAATAATACTATCAGGATTGCCAATTTCGCTTTCTGAACAATCAGCAAACATCACCGCGCGATGAATAACTTTCTTATATTGAATCATCATCATAATAGCTTCTTTAAGAATCTTTCTATTGATTGAAACATGAAGAATAATTCCATTATCAGGAATATATTCAGAATCAATAGTCAAACCATTAAACAGATCAGATAAATCATCATCTCTATAAAATGTAGTCTTAAAAATGTAATTATCATAACTATCAATGTAAAATTCTTTTCGCATTTAAAAAGATCCTCCGGACTCTTGGGTTCTTATATTCTCTTAACGAGGTTCATAACCTACGCTCTACATCTGCGCCATACTTTTAAATATGGCTTACAGACTCGGTATTAGTATATCAAAATCAATAAAACATTTTCATACATATTGATTGTTTTATTAACCATGATAAATAACAAACCTTCACCGATAGCCTTTTATAGACCCCTGATAAACAGGCTTCCAGAGTTCATTCTGCACATCACTGCACAGACGGCCAATTTACGAATTGAAAAAATTTATTAATTTTTTAACTTTAAAATCTGGGCCAACACCATTTTTACAAACAGAATTTAATAAAATAGATATATTGATTGGCTCAGCAGAATTTATTTCATACATTAATCTAGATTCATCTGCAATTCTAAAATTTATATTCCTCATACCTAATAACCCAAATGAATAAAATAGACAATCTATAAAACATTTCGAATAAGAAATAATTCTAAAATAAACAGATTTGTCAGAATTAGACGGAAATCCAAACGTTCCAGATGAGTCTAAGACTCCTTTTAAAATACTAGACGTATAATATAATTCTATTTGACTTAAGTCTGGACTGGAGATATTTCTCATAGAGGAATTGCTAATTCCTATTTTTTGAAACAAAAGTTCAGATTGCTCTCCAAAATCGAATAAATAACATTTATTTTTAATGCCTGGATATATAGATAAATTAAAAATATCAGATGTTTTGGATTCGGAAAAATTAATATTCATAATGTTTTTTATAAATAATGCTATTTCCAAATCATAGCAAATATACCTCAAAGAATTATATTTTCTAAACCCATCGCACAGAAATAAGCCAAATAAATATGCCTTAAAATCAGAATCTATATTTAATAAATTCTCGAAATTATAACAATAAAATTTAGATGTATACTGATTTTGATTTGTTCTAATTTCTATCCCTGATTTTCTAAATTTATCTGCAATACTTTTATGAGTTTTATATCCATAAATATTAGCAATTTCAGATAAAGTCATGCCAGAGTTATAAAGTCTCTTAGCTTCTAAAATATCAAATTTTTTCTTTTCGTTATTATTTAGCATTAACATTCTTGTTCCATAATATTCGCAAATTATTATGCGGTTTACACCAGCTTTATGTTCCCATAAAGATCAGACTATATCATATCCTTCAGCATTATCTGGTAAGGCACTTAACGTGTCGACATAGAGGACAATCGCCACTGCCGAATCCCTTATTTTCAGATGTCATTAACTTACACCTTACGGGTTTCCCCTAGTCGTTGAACCTCACACATAGTGTTGGCTGCTGATTATCTATTTAAGACGTTCCAGCAATTAAAAGGGTTTTCATTCATATATTTCTATATAACGGCGCTAACACTAACGCATACCTAGCAAACTCCATCAATTCTTCCCAGAATCGACTTAGTTTACGCTCATCTTCTCCAGAGGCAACACCTCCAGAAATAAAATCATCTCTCAAGCTTTTCAGTTTCTCAGAGTCCTTTTTCCCAACTGCTTTGCGCAAGACATCTGCTTTCACAGGAGAAAATCCACACATTTCCATTGATAAGGCAAGGAATCCTTCTTGGAAAATTAATTCGTTATGTGAATTTTTAAAAAGATGATTATATTTAGGGAACAGAAAATCTGTTTTCCCAATTTTACCAGATATTTTTCCAATAATACGTTCAACAAGGCCAGGAATGCCAAGCGGTCCCAAATTATAATTATTTACTTTATTCAAAAAATATTTCATAATAAAAATAAAAAGGAAAATTATGAAATATACAAAAGAAGAAATCTCAAATATTTTAATATCTCTAAATGCGCAATATGGCGGTATAAATGAAACAATTTTAAGAGAGTCTAAAATAATTTCAAGAAGACCTGTAAGAACTCATTTCGGAAATATATCAAATGCCATAAAAGAATTGGGACTAAATCATATTGTTAAATCATCAATTTCAAGAAAAGGATTAAGTAGAAAAGTTTACACTAAAGATGAAATATTACCGATAGTAAAAGAAATAGAATCCAAATATGGGTATTTTTCAAAAGGATTAATAGATTTAAATGGACCAGAATATGGAAAAATAAATCATAAGGTAATAGTAAGATTATGGGGTTCATTTTCCAATTTATATAAACAAGAAAATGTAGCCCAAAAACCTTCTCAAAGGGGTGTAAAAATTAATCCAAATCAATATTACATAAATCTTTTAAAAGAATATATAAATAAATATTCTATAACAGAATTATCTACATCATCTTTAAGAAGAATATGTTCAGATTTAAATATATCAACTCAAACACTAGATGAAAGAGGTTTAACAACCAAAATTATTTCTAATATATTAAAAATAAAATATTCAAAAAGAAGATTTCTAAATGAAGAAAATAGAATAAAAGTAGTTTCAAAAATATTAAATGAAAAACCAATAAAGCAATATAGATGCTATAAAATTAAAAATAAGCGTAAACTTCCAATAGATGCTTACTTTCCTAAATCAAATATTGCGTTGAAGTATAATGGCGAACAACATTATATTTTTGTAAATAAATTTCATAAATCTAAAAATGATTTATATAAACAAATTAAAAGAGACAAAAAGAAATATAAAAAGATTTATAAATCTGGAATGAAACTTCTAATTATTAAGTATTCTGATAATCTTCAGATTATAACAAATAAAATAAATAAACTTATGTTTCCATAAGGATTGGACTATATCATCACCATATCAAAAAGATTTAGGTGTTGGGCGTTAATTCTGGTTATTAAGAGGACTTTACCTCTCCAGTAGTCTCTGCACCTGCTTTTAGTGTACTAAAAGATTGGCTCAGGATTAGCATATCTATATAGACTTAGCCTTCCCTGAATTAACCCAATTATCATTTATCTATTTCTAGATAAAGCCCCAGACCTGGCTAGGGCGCCATGTTGAAACAATTACTGCAATATCATGTATTGTTTTTGGTTTGCAGGCATTCACAAACCCAGACATACCAGCTTCTTCAAATTGAAAGATACCATAGTTTCTTTCATTCCAAAGCACTTTATATGCCTTTTCATCATCCATTGGTAAGTTATACCAATCGATATCTATGCCATGACGGCGTTTAATCAAATCCCGCGCGAATGCTAAGAGCTCTAACGTTTTAAGCCCCAATAGGTCTCAAAATTTTACACCAATGCAGTGCAACGATATGTTTTTTATCATATCAATCTGAATTTCATTTCATTCAGTTTGGCATATCTTTTCATCTGTTCTAGATGTCGCGGCCTCGTGGATGGATTATATCTTTTCACCATCTATGCTCTGCCCCTGACTTATCTTTGATAAGCCTTCGGTTCGGATTAGCATCTCAGCCTTCCCGCTTAATTCCGCGATAATAATCTTAAATATCCCTATTTAAGACGCCAGACAATCTAGCTTAACAACATTCGCCTGTTCTTCAATTTTATTGCCCTCCCATTGAATTACTGGTGCACCTTTACTATCCCATAAAGGAACATCTTCCCATAATGGACGATCAGAAATAGCAACTCCACATGCGTGAATTCCTGTTGCTCCGATACAATCACTCAATGCAATAGCATCATCATAGATTTCTCTAATTTCAGGATCTTCATCATAAATATTTTTAAGTTCTTTGTTTTCCTGAATTAGATCTTTTAAATGAGGACACCCAATATCAGGCATCATAGATGAAACTTTATTCGCTTTTGCAAAATCTAGTCCATGAATCCTTGCTGCACTTTTCCAAGCATTCTTGCCACCGGTATATGTTAAAGTACCAAGATGTGCAAATCCATCTCCATATCGCTTTTTAAGGTCTTCAAATACCTCTTCTCGCTTATTTCTGGCAATGTCCGAGTCAATGTCGGGAAAGCCACCACCTTTGGTATGAATCTTTCCATGTGGCTCTTGATTTGTCATTCTTAGAAGAAAGGCAATATTAGAATTGTTTTTATTATCAAGGTCTTTAACGCCTTTGTTATGTAAATTTAAGAGATAATTATCTAAATGATGAAGCTCTAAATGATTCAACTCGAACATAATATTCTTTTTGTTTGCTTTAAACCATTCAGTTTCAGATTTAGATAATACAACATCTCTTAAACTTTCTTTATGTTTTGTCATTTTCCATTGCCTCCAATTCTTTTCGATAATAATACATTAGAGGATTGATGATATATGAAAATCTTTCCTTAGCAGTTGAAGATTTAGGGAGTAAATCAATAATCAATGCGAAACCTTCTCCATTAATTTCTGCAGAATGTTCTTGTGTGCAGTCAAATACTAATTGACCATCTTCAAGATTATGGACTTTATTTCCAATAGTAACCGCACCGGTGATTTTATTTTTACCATCATTTATTTGGACAGGAAGAAATATTCTTATTCTTCTATTATCAAAATTAATATGGTCCCTATGCTTAAACACTTTGCATTGATTAAAATAATCTAATTCAATGCCAGCAACAAAATAATCATGATGTTTTTCAAATTCTTCGACATCTAATAACAAATGCTCAATTAAATGAATGAATCGATCATATTTAATAAATTTAGCATTCACTATTCCTGGACCAATAAGAAAATCAGATTTCCATACACCCTCATATTTGTCCATTGTATTATCATACATATGCTCTACAAATGAATCTTTATTATTTTTTAAAACCTCAATAGCTTCCTCAGATAATTTAAATTTATATTTCTCAGGTTCTTGAGAATGCTTAATAAGCAATTCATCTAAACAAATCTTATGTGTATTATATCTAGACAACATTCCTTTAGCATAAAGTAAAATATCATTTTTAGAAGAGTCGTTTTTAAATTTATCACAAATTAAATAAAATCCATTCCCTTCTAATTGTTTAAAACTATGAAATTCATACGGATGAAATGATGTTATATTCATTGAAAGAAAGCTGGATTCAATTATTTTATTATTGAATTCATACTTTTGTAATCCAATAGGAATAATATATCTTGATTCAACAATATTAAAATATGGTTCATCATCTTTATATGGATGCACATATGTTCCATTTTTAAATTTAACAATAGAAATCATATCAACGTCCAATCCTAAACAATCTTTAATTGTAGATATTAGCCCGCCGATATTTTCTACTGATTGAGATTTCAATATATCTCTAATCTCGACTGGACATACTGCAAAATCATAATCGGATCCAAAAGAATCAGTTAAAGAGGCATCACTAAATTGAAGCTTTAATCCATCAATATCTCGCATTGATTTATTAAACAAATCGATGTCGAAATCGTCTTGTATATTTATACGTTGCATTTCCTTACTCCATAAAATACACCAAAGTCATTCCAAGTTGGAAACCATTCTTTAGAAATATGGACTTCTTCAACTTCAAATAGAAGAATGGGAGACTCTTGTAAAAATTGATTATAATCTAATCCACCATATCCAATTAATGTTCCATGTGGACGTAAAAGCTTATCAAAAACTTTTGACATGTAAATATTATCTACATCAGCAGCAAGTTCATCGACAAGATCAATAACAATCAGATCATATGTTTCATCAGCTTCTTCAACAAATTCTTGAATAGTCTTTTCAATAACTCTTAAAAATGCCTTATTTTTATAAGCATGCATTTGAGATTTATACTGAACAGGAAATTTAGTTTTCTGTTTTTCTAATTCTTCAAAATAATTTGAAATATTCGGATCAACAATTGTAATCCGATTGTCATATGAAAGGAAATTGCTATCTGCGATCAGTTGAAAATCTCCGCCGCCGATAACTAAAATATTACACCATTCTTTAGGAGACTTATTTTCAGGAAACATTTTGATATACGTTCTATTAAAAGCATTAGCATATCTAAAATAATCTTTTCCTGTCGCCCATTGAATAGAGTCATTTATATAAAAACCGCTAACACGGCCTTCTTTTTTAAATTCTTGTTTCATATTTTTATCTTTCATCAAATGCAAAACAATAATTGCTGTCAATATCAGTAACATTAAAGCGATCAATTATTTCCTTCGCTTCAGGAAATTTATCCTTAGTACAAAACATAATCCGATAAGTATCATAAATCTTATGCTCTTCAAATTTAGGGATAATTGCTTTAACAGTAGAAACAATAAGCGGATGCCATGTATTCAATTCTACTTTGTCGTATTGGTCAATAATTAAAACACCTCTAATTGTCATCGCTTTAACAAGTTTAAGAATAGACATCTTACATGAACGAGGATGAACCCATGATGTTCCACCAAATGTAGAATTATTTTCATCTTCATCTTGAGTGAAGAATCCAATATCCTTTTGTCCATTATTAACAATAAAAATTTGTTTATTTGAACTATTTGGAAGTAAATACATTAATAAGAATTGAAAATAGTTTTTATCACCATATTCCATATCTGCTGGCAATATTGCCTTAAGATCCTGCATCCAATCAAAGAATCCTTCGGCTTTATCATTTATTGACCAATCCTTATTTACACAAGCAATAAGAAATTGTAAATCATGATGAGTAGCTAATCTAATTAAAACCATTATTAAGCCTCTTTCATTTTATTAAAGAACCATTTTTTAGCTTTGTTACCAATCAGTTTTGAAATACCTTTTTCACTCAGACTGTTCTCTCGAATTGTATCAATTTCTTCTTTCATTACATCACCTATAATCCATTTTATAAACGTTCCAATATTTTTTGTATCCAATTCAAGATGATTCTCTTTTAGATATTCTAAACCTTGATTTAAACGATTTTCAGTGACAGCATATTCAATGAATTCTTGTTCTTTACGGATTTTTTCAACATCCACGGGCGCAATAGTTTTAACCTGACTAACAGAATGAAGCATTCCCTTAGATTTAAAATTCAAATGTAGGAATTTAGATTCCAGAGGTTTATGAAGTTGAATGTGTCCTTCTTCAACTGGATAGAATTTCAAGGTATTAATAGATGTAAATACAATTCCTTCACCAATGCCATTAACACCAAAATATCTTCCAACGGGGCATTCATCTTCAATTTTTAAAGTAATATCCACAATTTGTTGTTGTACATCAGAAACATTGTCCATATCGAGTTCAACTTTATAAGTTGGGAATACAGTAACCGGAAAACAGCGAACTTCTTCGTTAAAAAGAATTTCTTTGATTTTATTTTCAGACTCATAAAAACCAGTTCCAAAATCAATGCAATCAACAACAGTATCTTCTTCTACAAAGGCAACTTGAAACGGAGAGAAAAATCTTTCTACAGCAGATAATGCAACACCTTTTTGAATTCCCTGTCCAGCCCATTCTCCATAAATATAAATCTTGTCTAATTCGCATGATTTATGATATTCATTTTGATAAACACTTATAATTTCTTTAATAGCGTTCTTGTAAAAATCATAATTATCTGTGGTGTATTGGGCAAAGCCTGCATTATCATTGCTAACTGCAATAAGATTATTGCGAGATTGAAAGAAAAGCTTATCTTCTTTAATATCATAAGCGATACAGGCATTTGTTCCATGAATTTTAACAGTGCCATAAAGAGTGATTTTATCTAATTGAGAACGCAACTCTTCTGGCTGTAAAGCAAGAATATTGCGCCAGTAGTTTATATCTTTAAGATAATTGCGAAACTGATCAATTGATGGATACTTTAAAAATTTCATTTACGTCTTCTTTCATCAAATATTTAGTAACAGTTTTAGAATAAGTTAGCATATCATTATAGGTATCTTTTCTCTTATTATCTAAAACCTGAATAGCTCGATAAAGGGGCTCTATATATAATTCTTGAACTTCATCTTCCAGCCAATAGAGGCTTCCATCTACTTTGGAATCTCTATATTGGATATTCTTAACAGGGCAAGGAGTTAAATTATTTTCATTTTGTTCAATAACAGGAAAAGATTCATTGTCATTTTTAAAATTGTTCTTATTTAAAAACTGAATAACCTTTGGGCTATAAAACAATTCTTCTTCATTAGCAGCATGATCTCTACACATGTAGACATTACCGCGCGGAGATATTGCCCTTACCATTTTAGAACATTGAGTACGTTCACCTTGATTAAACCATTTAGACGAAAGCAGTTCTTTTGCTACAAATAAATATGTATCATCTGGATAATTCTCTATTGAATCTTGATAAATCCTATTTATCTGAATAAGAAACTCTTTAAAAAACTCTTTTGGAATTACAACAGGCTTATTATCATTATAAATGGTTAAAGGTTCATAACTGAAATAATTTACACCAATAGAGCGAAACAGTTTATAATTGTTAAACATATTCTCAAACTTGGCGCGGCCATATAAAACTGTACTAATCCCTAAAAAAGTGGAAGTAGTCAAAACAGTTTTAATATTTTTCATCACTTGATTAAATTCATCTTCAGTTTCAAATCTTTGCTTATTCTCTTCAAATGTAAAACCATCTAAGGAAATAAGAGTTTCGCTTATTCTATTGGATATAGAAACAATTTCTTCATTAGTCCAATCTTTAAACATACCATTAGTATAAAGACGTGTATAAACTTCAACATCCAAAGAATCAATATAATCAAGAATCTCTTTTATAAGATCTTTATGAAATGTAGGTTCACCACCATAAAACTCTATGCAGGTTTTATCTTCAGCATATTGATCAATAAACTCTTTGATTTGTTTAAAATTTGCATTTACTGGAGATAAATTTTTGGACTGCACGCAACAATACGTACAGTCCAAATCACAATGATTACTAAAAACAATGGTTAGCAATTTCATGCAAGTTCCTATTCGCCTGATTCTTCAATTAAAGCAGAGATGCCAAGTCCTAATGGGACTTCTTTCATAGAAATATAGTCTTCTCTTTCTGAAGAATCATTTGCATACGCTAACAATTGTTTAACAAGAGTAGATCGAATTTCTTTCCGATTATCATCAAACATATATAATGGATGATCAACAGCATCATAGCTGTCAAGATAACCTTTAGTTTCGCTAATCAGATCTTTAGCCATTTGCCAATAACGATCAGTTTCATAGTCATAAATAAATTGATATTTAAGATCTCTAAAATCAGATTCATTAATACCATTAAGAAAATCATAAAGACTCAAAAATGATGAAACATAAGAGCGAACTTGTTTTTCAGAAGCACCACGTAATTCTTCTAAATCTTCAGGAATCTTAAATATTTCAAGAAAATATTTAGAAAGTCCAATTAATGCTCGAATTGATTTAAGACCATCAACAGAAATCTCTGACTCAAGTTGAGAAACCTGAATACTGAAATCATTTATAACTTTGCCGACTTTTAAATAGATTTCATCATTAAATTCACCATCTTCAAGTTCAAAACAGATTCCAAAAATCTTCTCTGCTTTAATATGTAAAGCATTAGTAGTTTCTAAATCTTGAAAGATATTTTCTGGACTTCCAGCATTATCCGCTAAGAATTGATTATATTCTAAATGATTCATATATTATTCCTTCTTTTAAAATATTATTTGACCTATTCCGCAATCATAATATTTGAGGAATCCCAGTCTTTGCATATATGTGGACTCTGTATCATTGTCCAATAATGGTTCATTAAAATGTTTTTCTAATAAATGTTTCTGACAATGATTTCGATGATAATATTTTAGAGTTGTTTTATTAACCCAAAAATATCTTGGGCCTATGTATTGATATTCAAAATTATCAATAGTAGAGGCACCAAAGGACATTGTGAAATCATATTTAAATGTTCCATATTTATTTTTAAGAAACTTCAATAATTTAGTTAATCCACCAACAACAGTTGTATTTGATTCGGTAGAAATTCTATTAACTTTTGCTTCAAACTTTTTAGATGACTGATTATAAATATATCCAATAGAAACACACATAACAAGATCTCCATTATGGAATAATCCATATGATTCTTGATTTCTATATTTAAATCCAGCGCCCTCTATATGAGTGCGATTATAAAAAATATTAGCAACTTCATTAGAGATTTCAAGAATGTAGCATTTTCTAGCAAATATACGTTCATCCTGCCTGAGATAATGTTTAATTTTATTTTTAATTATCTCTTTCTTTTCAGGAATAACCCAATAGAAATCTGGAATACTAATTAGCGTAACGCCTTTATTTTTACAATCAATAAGTTTTCTATAATGGTAATTCTTATCTCTATACATCTGAGATAAAAACTTATCATCTAAATCTTTTGAACTGTGATGAAAAGCAATGCCATTAAACTCAATAGCAAGATTGTATTCGGGGATATAGAAATCTAATTCTCTACCATTCAATACAGAGCGATCTTGAATAATTATTTCACCGTCATAAACAGATTTAAGAAATTCGTAAATTTCATTTTCAAATCTATTCATTCCTGTTTCTTTTGAGCATAGTTCACATCCATAGCCTTGAAATAATTTACCAGTCAATCTAGATTGCTTACCGTGTACAGGGCATTTAAATTCAATAAGATTGTCATATCCATTATAAACTGACTCGCTAAAATCAAGATTAGGGTGCAATTCAATTAATCGTGGCCGCCATTCTTCTTCATTTAATAAACTTCTTTCACCAACAGACTCTTGAGAACACCTCAAACAGCCATATTCCTGAATCAACAATTTATATGGAGTAGTCTCAATATCGCCATGTTTAGAACAAGTAACAATACAAGGATAATTCATTCCAGAATATTTAAATTTGGAATAATCAAACTTGTCTCCATGTTTTATTTTTATCAATTCAAGAACTTGACAACCATCATTCATAGAGTTCTCACGTTTACATTCTTTACATCCGGCAGATTCGACATTTAAACAATTAAATGGAAGATATTCATACTCACCATGTTTACTACAAACAAATCGCGCGAGAGATTTCATTCCACCATAACTGTCTTCAATAATAGAATATTTATTACCATGACGATTAAACAATCTTTGTTTAAATTCTTCTATTGATACTTTTTCTTTATCTTTGGAACATTTAGGACAATTAGAGCGCAAATGAATTCTACCAGTTGTAGTAAACATCCCATGTTTAGGACAAATAATATTTACCGCGCTGACAATATTTTTATAATCAAGTTGAGAATAATCAAATTTATCACCATGAACTTGTCTAGCTCTAGAAATAAATTCTTCCTCAGAAATAACCCTTTTCTCAGATTTACAACTAGGACAACCGTGTCCACTTAAATGATCATTAGGTTTCTGCAAAAAATCACCATGTTTAGGACAAGTTATCAAAACCTTAGTTTGGTTATTAATATATTCAATATGTTCATAAGAATAAAATCCATTATGAACAGAAGTGGCATTAATAACAAATTCAGATTGAGATTTATCAGTAAACTCTTTTTTCTGCAATTCTCTAGGAAGTGAACCTTTTAAATGATTAACAATTCTTTGTTCATAATTGTCATTAGTAACAGGATCAAAAAATTTAATACTCCCCCTAGTATTTGTATAACTAGAGGGATCGTATTGAAAGCGGTTATGATGAATTATATCAGCCTGTCTTTTGAATTCTTCAAATCCTATTGCGGCGGTCATATCCATAACCTTCATGTAATTTATGTCGATGATGTGCGTAAGATATAGAGTGAATTAAACAGTCCATGATTAACAGCTCCCCGTGTCATCTACGTACGAATGTCGGTGCACAGCCAAGCCTTCTATCATGCGACGAAGGTCATTTATATCATCGACCCTAATGTCATCATCTGTTGTAACTCGTCTAGCCTGACTTCCCCCAAACGGGGACACTTCTGTTTTGTTACCAGTTGACCAGGTAGGAAAATTAATATTAGGTGGATCAGTTACTGTGGTTTTTGTACCCATAATTAAACCTTTCATTATCTAGCAATGTTCTGCATTGCTTTTCAATTTTATCATGGTTTTAAAAAATTGTTTACTTTTAAAATTAATCTATATTTTATGAACACTTAAAACAATTTCATCGCCAATATAATTGAACACATAGCAGGCGGTAAAATCTGATAACCGATCTAAATAGAAATTCAAATTGGTCAAAACAATATTCATATCGCCAGGCATATTTGAAATAATATCTTCAATCCAAATACAAAGAGAATCGCCTTCTTCTAAATTTTCGATTTGATTCCAATTATTAACAATCTTTTTAAAAATTTGCTTAACAATTAAATCTTCAGTTTTCATAATTCCATTCCTCCATTGGATAGCCTTCAAATTCGATTAAAGGAATTTTTGCACGACCAGCATTTAAATAGCGACTGAACAATAAACCATATGAAATAGGATCAATAGCAGTAATACCTAACGCATAGGAAAGTAAAGATCCCGCGGCTGACCCGCGGCCTGGGCCCGTCATTATTCCTTTTGATCGTGCATTCTCAAGGATTTCTTGCAATACTAAGGGGTAAGAACTGAATCCCATTTTTTCATACATAACCAATTCTTCATTCAGACGATCAAGATATTCTTTTTTCTTTTCATCTATAAAGTCTTTGGTGTATGTATCATACCATTGCATCGCTTTAGCTTTAAGAACGGCATCAGGATCTTCATATGGCTGAGGATAAATAATATCATCAGATTTATCTAATGTCACATTGCACATGTCAGCAATTTTATTTGTATTCTCAAATGCTATTTGATCTTCTTCTGTGTTGTAATATTCATCATGAAGCACATGCCAAGGCTTGACATAATACTGAGACGGTTGATAAAACATAGAGTTATTATCTACATCGCTATCATCTTTATCAGTGTCTGTTAAAGCAACATCTTTAGCTTTTTTATTTAATTGCCCGCCGGTATTAACCAATACAAGCTTAGCATGATCATCAGATTGCCAAGGGTAAACATAATGACTATCACAGGTGATGATCATAGGAATGTTGTGCTTACGACTTATCTCAGATAGGTTCTTATTTGCGATATCTTGCTCTTCTAGACCCGTATAAGTTTTCTCTAGATAGAATCTATCTCCAAAGATTGATTTCAATCTTAGAGCAACCTGTTCGGCTTCTTCTGGTTTTCCATCTAAATATAATTGATTGATGGGTCCACCTAAACAAGCAGAAGTGCAAATGATCCCATCTGAGCATTCTTCTAACAGTGCCAAATCAAAACGCGGCTTATAATACTTATACCGTGTCCAAGCAATAGAAGTAGCCTTCATAAGATTTTTATAACCAACATTATTCATGGCAATCAAAAGAATATGATAATTAGCTTTATAGCCCTCAATCTTTTCCTTTATTGATCCACTATGCAATGTCATATAACCTTCATTAGCAAAGATAGGTTTAATGCCGTGTTTCTTACATATAGCAGCTTGTTCATGATGTCCAAACATATTCCCATGCTCAGATAAACACAAGCCGCGCATACCTAATGCTTTAACACGTTCACAATATTCTTCTAACTTACCAAAGCCATCAAGAGGACTAAAAACACTGTGAGCATGAAGATTTGTATATTTACCAATATCAACTGGCATAATATCTCCATTAGGATTTTCTTTTGTAGAAATATATTCAGACATTTTTCACCTTTTATTTTTTACAACAACAAAGATTTTAATTCTTCAGCAAACTCATCATCAATATCATTTAATTCATAAAGGATATTGTAATTCGTCACCTTGCGAATCTTTTTCTTCAATTCACTAATTGCATCACTATACAATTCTTCAATAACAATTCCGCGAGATTGGTTAAATTTCTTAGTCCATTCTTCAAGCTCTTCAGCTTTCTTGACAAAATCTTCTGGATGAATCATTTTAGCATGATAAAGATTGCGAGATGCATACATTAAATCAAGAATAGATTCGGATGGAACAGAATTAATAATTTCTTTAACTCTTTCACCACACTGAATTTTGTGCTCTTTAATAAGCTCCTTGATTTCTGGCGTGTCAGTAGTATAAAGATCATCAAGTTTTTTCTGCAATTTTTTAACCAAAAGATCTATAGCTGATTTAGACAATTTCTTAGCCATTTTATTTTACCCTAACAGAGCTTTTAGATCTTCTACAAATTCATCATCAACTTGACCCAATTCTACGAGAGCATTGTAATTAACCAATTTTCTTTCCAAAACTTGAAGCTTTTCTAATTCTTCTTCGGCAGCCACTTTTTTAGATTCAATTTCGGCATTTTTAAATTTGTTAATAATTTTAATTGCCTTAATACAAAAATCCAAATCTGAATTATTCAATTTTAATTTATTTTTAAGTTCATATTTACTTAAAAAAGAATAAGAAATTGCAACAAATAATTTTAAAGGATCTTTAATTTGGTATTCGTTACATAACTGATTCATCTCTTTTTCATATTCTGAATTCATCTTAATTAAAATTTCACGAGATTTTGGCGTTTCAATTGTTGTAATATTGTTCCTACGCTCAATAATTTTGCGCCGAAACATATCAATTGTGCTTTGTGATATCTTTTTAGCCATTTTTAAATCAAATCTTAAAAATCAATATCTTCATCAAGGATCGGCGGTACCCATTCTTTTGAACGAACTGTTCCATTAACGAACCAATAACGCACAGGATACATCTCATCTTCTCCCATCACGTCAATGATAAACGCTTCATCTGGATACATTTTAGATAAGTAAGTGAAATCTTCCTCAATATGATAGCATTTACCATAATACCCGCCGTCCATAAGAATTTCTTCTAATGTTTCTGGATCTTTAAAAACCTTTTGAGGATGCTTAAAATCATCAAGATTCTCTATTGGTGCCTCAAGAAGTTCAACTCTACATTCATAACCCATTTTTATTTACTCCCAATTAATTTGAAAAGAAGATGCACCAGGCACAATTTCAACTTTAAATCCCTGTTTAATTAATTCGCACTTAATATCGTTTAACTCTTTAGCATCGAATTTTTTAAATTCTTCATCACGAACAACGGTATACATTTTGCCAAGATCTGCAGCTTTAGACAATGCTGTTTCAATTATAAACAAAGCAGAACTAATATTATTTTGAGAAGCTTTTAGTGCTTTTTCTTTAATTTCTTTTGCATTGATCATTTTTGATTCCAACTAATTTCAATAGTTTTAGAAAAAATGTCATTTTTAACATGATAACCAAGACTTTTTAAATATTCTACTTTCTTCATAGAGCAAATGGAATTATATAGTTGCTTATCCATTCTTTCGCTGATATAGAAATAGGTAAATCCATGAGAAGCCTTTTCTCGAATTTTATCGAATACAGGTTTTAAGTCAGTTGACATAGTGTTTAAATAATTCATAGCAATCATATAAGCGTCTTTTGCCGATATTTCGTTCATTTTGGTTCTTTCCATTTTTAAATTCAACAATGCCGTCAATTATTCTAATCTTCCAAGGATTAAGATTAGATAGTTCTCTCACAACAGAAATGAAATAATTAAAAACAAATTCTTTTTTAGGATTTAATAAGGAAATCAAAATTAAAGATTCAAAAATGTCATTAAAATAAACATCTACCCAACGTAATATAAATAAATTTTCTAAATCATCTTTATAATACTTGCAATGATCAAAATTGTAATTAACATCAGAAAGATTATTTGTATCATTAATCAATAATCCTTTTGAATCGGGAATTTCATTTTTGACTTTAACATAATATTTTTGTTTTCCAACTTCAATTTTTATATATTCACTAAAGCCTTCGTATTCAATTTTTAAAACAAAGCATTCGTTAGGATAAAGCTTGGAAAGATATTCAAAACATTCCACAATAATTTTCGAATTTACATTTTCACTGTAAAAATCATTTTTAGAAAATTCTAAATATTCCGAAGATTTAATTAAATAAATATCGCCTTCATAATGTTCTTCTGCCTTTTGTTTATCAAAATTGCTTGGTTTATGAATTAATTCTACACTTAAAACATTCATTTTAATTTTCCATTTATAAAAGTGAAAAATTCTTCTTCATCGCCCAACTCAAATGAAGAAACCGTAATTTTAAATTCTCGGCCAGAAAATGTTTTAGAAATATCTTTCATATCTTCAATAAAATTTGGCCATCTAATATGAACTGGATCATCATAATCATCAAAAAGTCTTAATGCTTCTACAGACTCTATTTTATTTAAATCCAATTTAGAATAATTTCCGTTCAATTCAAACATTAACACTTCTTGAAAATCCATAATGAATCTCTTTTAAACAAAATAAAAAACATCCCGGGCAGAAATAATCTGCTCGGGGTTATTATTAATACAATCCAGATAAATCTGGTTCTTTATAATTAGGACCTTTCATAACTTTGCCGGCAGCATTTTTAATAGCTTTACTGTCAACAAATTTAGAAAAGTTAGAATCCATAACGCGTTTGAAGCCTTCTGGAGAATCAAATCCAAATGTTACAGCTGTGCCTGTATTGACAACTTCAATATCGACAATAGCATCTAAAGCCTCTTTCATATCAACTTTGCCTTTTAATGGCTCTCCAGATTCAATGAATTCTTCAAGATCATTTCTAGCCAAAGCAAAATTTTGTAATACGCTATTGAGCAATTTAGATTCTCTAGATGAATCAATTATGCATGCTTCAGTGAATTCAGATGCTTCTTCAAGCAGAAGTTTAACACGAAGCAATACATCTTTATCAGATGGAACTGTAGGCATTCCATTCACTGTTTGACCTGCAATTTCCATCCAATGTTTAATTAAATCATAGTGTTGTTGAGACATTATTATTCCTTTACTCTAAAGATCCAATACAGAAATAAATATTTAAATATTTTGGATCGTGAATTATTTTTTCTCTAATTTTTATTTTTTGAATAGCTGATAATTTATCCAAATCAACTAACAAAATTAAATTTTTCATGCCGCGAAGATTTTCAATTTCATGATCATTTGAAATAAAGAAAACTTTTTCATCTGGATATTCAACGTCAAGATATCCTTTTAAACGTGCAAGACATGTTGTTTTACCAATTTGCCGCGGCAATCTTAATTCAGAAAATAAAAAATCTCTCTGAATAAGGCCTTCTGGAATTTCTCTATTGGCTTTTAATTCAATATAACGATTACGATGATAAATTTGATAGTCAATCAATTCTTTAGCAAATTTAAACATCTTTTTGAATAGTTTTTCATTATTCATCTGTGGGCTCCATTTCTGATTCTGCAATATCTTCATCAGATATAACAGCTTTATCAAAAATATCAATGCCATTTCGTATAAAGTTTCTAAGCCATTCTACATCTTCGGAATGCTGAATTAAATAATCATAAACACCATTTTTACCTTGACAGGAAACTTCTTCTTTTCCATCTGGGATAAATTTAAACCAAGATCCGCTTTGATTAATAGCCTTATTCTTAAGTCCAAGTTCGATTAGTTCTTTAATAGGGTCAAATCCTTTCCAGAACATTAAATCGGATTCAGCTACACCAAATGGATCACCAACTTTATTTTTGACAACTGTAAATTCAACAGTTTGCCCAATATATTTATCATTATCGTCTCTAATACGCATTGACGGAGTGGAATTCACTTTAATCCTAGTGGAGCTATAAAATGGCACGGATTTTCCTCCGGGCGTTACGAGGCCGCCCCACATATCCATTTTATCGCGAACTTGATTTACAAAAACCAATGCTGTATTTGCCTTTTTTAAAGATTCTAAAAGTTTTGGAATTGATTTAGAAAGAAATCTGGCTTTTTCTGCCATTGTTTCTTTTTCAAAGTCACCTTTCAATTCTCGCTCAGTTAACATTGCGGGGATAGAATCTACAACAACTAAACTAAATCCACCAGTTTTAACAGCGTTGTCAACAATATCGAATACTTCTTCAGCTTTCTGTGTCTGAACAAATACAACACCTTCGTCATTGGCGCAATCAAGACCAAGTGCCTTCATATATTTAAAATTTTGCGCTTGTTCTGCATCAATATATAAAATAAACTTATCTGGATATTGTCGTCTGGCATTTGCGCAAAGAAGTGTAACCAAAGTACTCTTACCACTTGCGCTCTGTCCATGTATCTCGTGCACTCTTCCAAGCACAAGGCCACCATTGCCTATAAGTGCATTAAGAACTTCAGAGCCCGTAGAAATAGATGGGTAATCTCTTATTTCACCATCTGCAAATACAGGTTCATCTTTGCCATATTTTTTATTCATAGCAGTTTTAAACGATGTGATAGCTCGTTTAAGATCCGGATTGATATCCATTTTAATTTTTTCTGACATTTTTATTCTTCTTATTATTTATCAGTTTATTAATTTGCTCTAAATTGGTATTTTTCTTCTGTATTTAATATAAATCCAAGATTTGTTAATCTTGAATCAAAATATTTTATCTTGTCATGTTGTGTTTGCCAAAACAATAGAAAGGCTTCTGCAATACCCATAGAGATCCATTCTTGCATACACCGATTCTGAGCTACATTATTTATAGTGTCCGCGCCGGGAACTCTTTTCCCAGGATTTTCATCTTTATATTGTTCAAGAATTTCGATTCTAACTTGTTGCATTTTTCTTTCATAATGCATTTCACAAACTTTTAAAGTCGATTTTGCATAAGAAAGATTAGACACAATAAGTCTTAACATCTCTATGTATTTAATATTAGCTAAACGTAAATCTTCAATATTAGAAGATTCATTAAGAACCGGTAATTCAATTTCTTTTTCCCAGTCCTCTAAAGTCTTTCCTTTGAATAAGGCATTCTTCATGAATGAATTAGCATACTCATCATAAGAACTATATCCAATAGAGAGCGTCCCAAGAACATTACTCATCTGTAAACCTTTCTGACAGTTTTAATAGTACATGAACCTGTAACATTAATTGCAATCCTATATTGTCAGGATTTGCATAACAAGCAGATTCCACTACAAAACTATCGTCTAGATTTAATTCTTTAAGATTTTCATCTTTAATAATATGAGCAATGGCAAATACTCTAAGAAGATTGGCGACAAAGACAAGATACTCAGAACCTGTTGGCACATCATTATTTAGCACCTCGTTTACGTTTTCTAACAACTTTAGAATTCTGTTTTTGTTCATCTTCACTCTCCACAGAGCTTTGTTCCGCTTTTTGTTCGGAAATCTTTTCAATCATCAATAGCCCATATGCAATTGCAACTGCTACTGCATCAGATTCATCATAATTTTCCCAATTAATTTCATCATAATTAATAAGGAAATTTCTTAACCCTTCTCTAACTGTTTCTTTATCAGATCGTCCATTACCAGTTATTTGCTTTTTAACAGTTTGCGGCGGAATTAAATCAAAGCCTTTTTTGAGACCTTCAGATATATAATATTTATATAATCCACCTAATTCTGCTAAATCAGTAATCCGGCCAGGTGAACCAAAGCTATAATTCTCAATAACAAAGAATTTGCATTTTTGAATTTCTTCAAAAGTTGCACAAGCAAGCTTAAATGTTTCTATTGAATCAACCCTTCTGTCAAAGCCTTTTAAAGGCAATCTTGGAGCAACAGTTTTCTTGGTGATCAATCTAAATTTTCGATCACCAAGAAATTCTACAACAGCTAATCCAGTTGAAGTTATAGAAAGATCAAGTCCACAATACCAAACTGATTCCATTATTGTAAAACCATGCGAATCTGACCGAGTGCATGTTGAATTTCTTGCATCCGTTCAGGTAGATTGGTCCGATCTTTTAACTTAAATACAGTTAATTCCAATGCGCCAATGGCATCGAGAAGGGTCCACTCGCCTTCCATATCCCAACTGATATTTCCATTTTCAGATACAATATGGATAACTTTCTTTTTATCTTCTTCAGACATTGGAACTTCTGGGCTAAGTTGTACATCAATATTGGCAGGCTTCTTAGGAATCACTGCCTTAGGAGTAAACATAGGACCACTTGTGCTTGTTCCATTTTGATTTTGTTCAGTTTGCATTTTTATGTCCTTTTTATATAAAAGTCGATTTTTTCTGCGTCTGATATTAGTGCCATTTTGATAATAGAGCACATATCTTTAAAGCTAATATGTACGCCACCGAGTTCTTCTTTTATCACATTGGTAGGATAAATATTAATTCTACCATTAGGAGTATGAAGAACAATCATATCTGTAAGTTTAAGAGATTTACCCAATCCAGGATCACTTAATTTCAAATCATTAACAACTGAATCAATAATTTGACTTACATCAACAGAAACTTTATCAGATTCAATTCCCATTTCGGTAGAATCTGTAGTTTCAATAATAGGCTCCGGCGCGACAGTTTTAACTTTTTCTTCAACAGGTTGTTTATCTTTATCAAATTCTTCTTCAAGAGAATCTTTTGGCAATTCTTCTATTGGTTCAACAGATTTAGCACCCATAATAACAGGATAATATTCAATCAATTTAGCTTTAATGCCCCGAATAATATTCCATAAAGTAACCTTATCTTCATCAACACAATGCGGCATAGCATATTGAGAAATAGACCCAGATAAACCAAACAAAAGCATTTTGTTTTTGTCGTCTGTTAAGTTCCCACGAAGAAGAGAGCTACTTGGATAGCCACGTTCCTTAATAAGTTGTTGTCCAATATTAGAAAACAAACCATTAAAACAAAGGAACATAGATTTACCAACAATGTTAAATTCCGTCGACTCTAAATCAACAATTTTATAAGCAGCTTCATTTATCTCAGCGAAAGATAAAACTGCTTTAATGGCATCAACCTCTTTCGAGGTTATGCCTTTCCCTAAAATATATAAAACATTATTCATATTTATTGTCCCTTTATTTAAAACGCAACTTCTTGTGTATCTTCTAATTCACCTAGATTTAATAAACCATTACGACTTCTTTTTTCATAATGGAATGAAGTCACATTCATTTTTGAAACTAAATCATGTGGCACAAATACCTGTACACTAACTGGAATCCATTTCGGCTTATTAAGATTTGTAGTAACAAATTCAAGAATATTACCTTTAATACCGTCTCTTTCTATTGAATTAAATATGTTATTAATTCTATATTTAAAATTGCCGATAGAGAGAAATTTCTCAATTAAAAATACTACTGCCAACCATTTAGGTTTAGACATATATCTATAATAATTATAATAAGATTTACGTCTTCTTGCATTTGTACTGGCAAATCTAATGCTATGAATAAATTCTTTATAACAAACATATGGCTTTCCAATAGAAATATCAATATCTTTATAGTAATCAACGTCTCTATCAAAAATATTAATCTCTATATTGCAGGCATAATTATTATTATCAAGATTATCAAAAAATACTTTCTTCTGATTAAAACCATAATGCATTAATACATCAGCATTAGATCCCTTAGCAGAAAGACCATAATTAAGTTTACCAATTAATCTAAGATCAGTTGGCATAGCAGAAGGGTCCAAATCTGAAATCAGATCAATTAACTCTTTGCGATATTTTGCATTAAGGCGAACAGAACCATCTTGAACATTATAAGAATATCCTAGTGCGCTAAGATTCCCTTTGTCAGAATGCTGAATACATGTTTTATCATATTTTAAATACAGGCCATACTTGTTATAAATCTTTTCAATATCTTTCGCATATTTAAAAAGATTTCTATCATTATCAGATGTAATTGTTAAATCATCTAAATAACGATATCCAAACAAATCTTTATTGTACAAAAAATTAGAAATTTCAATGTCAGCTTGATGAATAAAGATATTTGACAAAATGGGGCTATATGACATTCCAGTCGGAATAGAGTTATTATGTGTCAAAAATGAAACCATATAAATCAACATACGATAATTCATATGACGAATATGTTTAAGTGTTTCAAAATCAACCAAATATTCATCATAATTTCTATCAAATGATACTTGTTCAAATATAAAACCCAATGTTTCTGGAACATATCTTTCACATTCTTCACATAATTTATTATGCACATTATTAAGGCTTCTTGCTACAGCATTATCTGGAATATCGCCGCCTTGAAAAATAAACGGTGCAAATGATTTATTTTTAATAAATTTGCAGCATGTAACAGAATTAAAAAACTTACCAATATCAATTTTCAACAAGAATACAGGTTTTACACCATGACCATTATCATAAGACACGGATTGTACATGTCTAAAGACCTTCATTGTGTCACTTGTAAATCTTCTATCTGGAATAAGTAACATATTTTCAACTCTATCTCGAGACCCTATACTGAAATTAGGCAAATTTTTAATAACAAAAAAATATCGAAAGAAATTTAAATAATTCTCGTGAATTATTTTAATACTTAATAATGAATCTTCATCTAAAGATTTATTTAAAAATGTAATCTTACGCCCCTTTTTATTGGTATAATCTCTGAAAAGAATTGTATTATTAAAATTCCCGATAAGATCAGCTAATTGTTGATATTTGGAAATATTCCCTTGATTAGGAAGTAAATCATAAATATAGCATGAACTAATGATAAATTCTTTTAATTCTGTTAAATTATCGTATCCAGCTTTTTGAACAACTTTATCAACGAGAGCTTTCATTTTATCACTCCCATTTTCATTTATCTGTTCCATTATTAAAACAGCTTCATAAGCATAGCTATAAAATAAAATAGCTAATCTAACGCCCATAGAGGCCTGTCTAGCTATTAAAGAATTATATCCTTCGTTATTCATTTATGTTCCTTAAAACGAACTCAGGCGGAAAAATATTCACGCCTGAGACTTTATTAATCAAAAAGCCGCATTTACAAGACAAGTGCGAAATTTCTTGTCTCGACCGATTAATTTAGCAAAATCTCTTCCTTCATCTGTAAATGAAGAGTAAAGATCAGATGCTATACGCCCAATTACTTCTTTACAAATAGTTAGATTCAAAGATTCATGAGAATACGGAATTCTTGCAACTATAGTATTTAAAAAATAATTTAAATCATAAGGTTTAGCAACTTCATGTACTGTTATATGCGGCATAGGAATAGATGTAAACGAGATATACTTAGGCCATTCACGCTGGTGTTCCATAAATGAGCATAACCAGTTATGTGCCAAGGTTGCTGCACTATCATTGGCAACAAGGAATTGATCCTGTTTGGCTTCATCCACATCAGCTTCTGCACATGAATAAATTTTAACTTCTTCATCGTTTCCCCATGCTGAAGTATTCCAGTCAAAGAAATTATCTTCAAAAAAGTTATAAAATTTATTATAAAAGCTTGCGTACAACTGGCCAAATGTATCTTCGTTTCCAACGTCAGCAATGATAATATTCGATCTATTGGAAAGATAACTTGCCGAACAATGTAAGCTTTTACGAGCATTATCATTATCAACAAGATTGAAGATAATAGTAGCGGTATTTTCTCCTGCAAAGCCAGATAAAAATGAGTCGGTATTGACAAAATTATCTTTATCTTTACCTTCCAGATTTTCTTTAATCTTAGTCAAATATTTATCAAGATAAACAGTTGAAATGCCTTCATTCAAATGTGGCGAATAGCGATCTGCCATAACAGCAGCTTTATTTTTGCCAATATCTTGTTCGATAAAGTTCTGCCGGATCAAATTTTTGTGCTCAATAACGTCGCCATCAACGAGTGCCAATGTAAAATCTTCAGTAATCAAGTTTTTACGCTTCATATCATTGATGGTTTTTACAAGTTTTGGAATAAGCCAAGAACCAGTGCCACCACAACCAATAACAACGATTGCTTTAACAGGCCAGTTATGAGTGCTTTTTAAATTTCTATTATTAAAAAGACTGACATTCTCTTTTCCAGCGATAATTTGTTCAAATTCAAATTCTTTCCATGCCTCGAAGAAACGGTCAGTAACTGGTTTAACCTTTTCTTTAAATTCTTTATTTAAAATATCTAATGAAAGATTTTTGAATTTTAAAGTATCAATATGTTCCATTTATTTTATTCCTTTAAGAATTCCAGAACATTGATTTAGCAGATTCCTCAATAGTGGGAATACCTTCATCAATTGGATTTATTAAATTGGTATCGGCATAAATATTTGCAAAAGCATGATGCATAGCATATAATCCTGCGCCAGATAAATATTCAATAGTTGCATCGTACTGACCAGAAGAATCTTCTGAAAACTCTTCTTCTAAGCTAAAAGAAGGAGCTTCATTTTTGGCAAAATAATTCAATAAGCCTTCAAACATATGTGTAATAGCTTCATTAATAATGAAATTATCCATATTAGTATATTTACTTAATGCATATTGAAAGTTTTCAAATGCTTTTGCAATATGTTCTTCTACTTTATTGGGTTCCCAAACTGGTTCAGTTGTAACATCAGAATGACTATGTTCAAAGGCTTTTTGAAAGAATGGCTGAACAATTTCTACATCTGTAGTTTTTAAATTTAAACCAGGATATTTAACATTAATGTCCGCAGCTACATCTTCAATTTTTGTGAATATTAAACCCAAATCAATAGCGGTATTTGTAGAGTATTTACCGCCGCCATAATTGCTACTATAGTTCCGTCCATTTCCTACTTGATCATATACATTATCATATCCAGAATATGCATTATAATAATCAGAATAATCATCATAATAAGGATAACCACCAGATCCTGTATTAATCCAAGGTTTAGCCTTAGAAGAACCAGTAGAAGAAGTTCCAGTATAATAATTGCTCGCAGGATAACTTTTAGTTGTGGTGACAACAGTGGGCGCGCGTTCTGTAATATTCAAATACAATTCTTCTGGAATTTCATAATGACCTTCAGCAGAAAAGTCAAAGATATCATCAATATTCAAATTGATAAATGTATCCTTATAACAAACACGCTGAACAGTTGTATAATTAAATGTTCCGTCGCCGTTTTCTTTTAATCCGCCGAATACAAATGAATACTGTCCATCACGACCTTTTTCATCTGCATTGTCAGTGCCGCTGTAAAATGCCAAATATCTTTAAGAATGTTCGTTAATCATTCTTCGAATAAAAATATTCGCTCTACGCTTTCCGTAGATGTCGAGACTATATCTTCACTCTAATAAAATTAGAGGCTACCCATTTCCATTTAAGCTAATGTTAATAGCACCACTTGGCTGTACTTCTGAATCAAAGATTCAATCCTAGTCGTTGAACGTTCTACCTTATAGGAAAATAAGATAGCTTCGCTGCTGATTACCCAATCCTTAAGATTGTTACACTTTGGTACTTAAGGCTCTAAGCGGCTTCCAGCAATTAGAGTAGTTTTAAATGAGCACAATAATTATATTTACGATCAAGAAAAATTGTTGCATTTTCATAAATTTTTTCAATGAAATCTTTTATATATGTCTTATTTGAAATTCTCCAATAATACATATTGCAAGATTTATATTTACCAATTTTATTATTGGTTTGAAAATATTCATTAAAAGAAGTTTCTAAAAATTTCTTTGTTCCGATTATTGTTATAGCATATTTCTTTCCCGTACTGTATTCACCATAATGAATACATCCGTCACCATCGAAATAGCCTCTCATAAAATGAAAAACCAAATCTTTTGGAATATACTTTATAATATTTTTCATTGTTAAAGATTTTGGAGATAATAATCCATACTCAGCTAATTTTGAACAAAGTTTCACAGAATTAATCGACAATTTAGAATGCAAATATTTATCATCTTTAATAAAATCAACTATAAGATGAGTAGAATTTATTTCATATTTAATTTTTTCTAAGATATTTTTATCTTGAGAATTTATAGAAATAATAAATCTATTATGAACTACATATCCATCGGCAGCTATAAATCCTAAAATATAGGCTTTTGCTTCTGAATAAATATTATCAAAATATTTTTCATCAACACTATATTTTTTAAAATAATTAAATTCATTCAGGTTTTTAGGTATAAAAACACCATTACGTTTTAATAAATTATAAATAGGTTGATGATATTTGTATCCCAATTTTTCAGAAATTTCTTTCGCAACTAAACCATTTTTATATAACTCTAAAATAGTTTTTTCATCTTTCTTTAATCTACTTCTGATACTTTCAGTCATTTTTAAAATCCAAAATAAACTGAAATAAAATTATTTTTATTTACCCATTGTATGATGTGAATGACTTGTCAATACACAAGTCAAATCGGGATTAATATAAAACGCACCTTCTTTGTCATATGAAATGGACGCACCAGATACACGTTGAACTGGAACCTCAACAAGATATTCTTGCTTAGAATTATCCCACCAAATTTGTGCCATCACTTCATTCTTATTGGTTTTATAAATATTACGATAAAAACGAATAATGCCTTGAAATAAATATCCAGGAATCTTTGGCAAATCTGGATTAGAAACAAATTTTGCATCAATTTCAGGCATCAATGGAATAGGATCTTTAAATTTTTCTTTTAAAGACCAAAAATTACCAATAACTTTTTTCTTAAATTCATAAATGCCATCTCGCGCAACAAAAAGATCGCCATCCTCAATGTTATCTTCATCAATAGATAACACAGTACGGGGAGGCTTAGCCTCTGGAATCATAAAAGACATGAGGCTATCCAAATCCATACCAGGTTCTTGAACCTGTTTATTAACATAATTAACAGTCATTTTAAACTCCTAATTGGCGAACATTAAAAGTATTAATAAAAGAAGAAATTGTATCTGATTTCTTATACTGCTTAGCATTTTTTAAATACATACTAAAATCAGAACTCATTTCAGGATGTGCTCCAAGATATTTAAACATCAGATAAGTTGGAACATAGTAATAATCATTATCAGGTGTACTACCACGAATTGAACTAAATTTGGACCAATTTTTAAGATGATTTTCAAAAAAATCATCATCATATTTATAACAGTTGTTTAAATCACCATTAAAATTAGAGTTCAAAAATAAGTACGGCAAAGAAGCTAGTTTATTAATATCTTGGGTAGATATAATATCTCTTACAGTTCGACTATTCTCGCCCCAACAAATACCATAACTATCAGAATAGTTGTTATAATTTAATTTATATAGCGGCGCGTCAAAGTGAAAACTCTCACTACCAATCAAATTAATTTCACCAATTAAACTACTTCCAGAAAGAGAAAAACTAAACAGCATATGCGGATAACGAACAACCTGAAATTCTTCATCTCTGAATTTAACATCATACATATGGAGAATTTTAGTTGCAAAAGACGGCACATAAACATGCACACATTTTTTATTGCCAAACGCCGAATAATTGACAACATTCGGCGCGATCATTCCTGTGTCAAAACGTTCAACATTAGACGATAACGCAGATACAATTCCTTGTATTGATGTCATTTTACTTGTAGATGAAACACCGTTATTAACGGTAATCTTACCTATTTGATCATCTAAAAGTTCGATCAAAATTTTTCTATTGTCCATTCGAAACCTCGTTTCTAAAAATTTCATTAACAACACCAGATAATTCTGTAGTAAAAGCTATGAGCTTATCGGGATCAATAATTTCTTTTACACCTACTTTAAAAAACATTTTTTTACTATCGTAAATTTGAATACTAAAAGAATTTAATAACCCTTCAAAAAACCCAATAGTAAGCATCTGTCCACCTTCAAAGGGGATAGCAACAGAAAATCCATTAAATATATTTCTAATATAAGAATAAAAGAAGCTTTCTAAATGTGAATCATCTAAATCTAAAAGATTTTTCAAAAATTCAATAGTTTTGTTTTTAGCGCCAATAAATTCCAATTGATCGATAAGTGCAGTAGTCCATGCCTTACAAATGTACATAGTATCAATAGTATTGTTATTATAAACAATATCTTTTAATTTATATTCATCTATAACAGTTGGCGGAGTATATGAGTCACAATCAAGCTTCACTACACAAAATTGATATGAAGAGTACGCCAAAGTAAAATAATCAAGCCCATAATAATTAGAATATCTAGGATCACGGAAATCGTATTTTACAAGTCGAGAAACATCATAAACGCCATTTCCATCTAAAGCTGAATCATTTTTATTCGATAAACTTGCAACAGGTCCAATTCCTGAAAAGAATCTAAAACTACTTCTGTCATTAGGATTATATGATTTCCAAATTGTTGTAATTTGGGCTTCATTTCCGAATTTTTCATTTAAAAAATCATAAGCAGCATCAGAATTTGGAAAAATTCCAGTATCATAAAAGGCAACATCATTTGCACGATTTTGTGCAGCAAAGAGCATAAAACAATACATGATAAAATCATCACTGTATTCAAGTTTAAAATACTCTTTTACATAAGGAACAAATCTATTAACATTAAGATTAGTTAATGCTACATATGTTCTTCCAATATCACCAAATCCAGACTGAAATTTAATATCATTCAATTCATCATGAAAACCTGTATTGTAATATAAATCAGCAGCAACTTTGGCAAAAGCGCGAATAGGATCCAAAAGGAATGTAAGATTTAACAAATCTTTTGAATTAATTTCAATAAACCTTACGTCTGCAATTTTATCAGAAATGTCGATAAATTCAGATTTAAGTGTATAGTTAGAAAAATTACGTCCACCAACTGATGTATTATATCTTCCGGGATGAACTTTATCAGACAAATATTCATTAAAATATCTAATAAATGTTGAAGGAATTCGTCCTTGATTACCATCAAATCTAAATTTACGAGGTGTTAAATTTTCCTCTTCTTTAGCAATACTCAAGGATGTTGCCAAGGCTTTATAAATATACAACTCTTTTTCATTCATTTAAAAATACTCCGCGCTGATGCAAACAGATGGAATGGCTTTTAAAGTAGATGCAATTCTATTTACAAAATAATTAGAAAAACTAAATTCTTTAGCATTAACAATCATTTCAAAATCATTAGCTAAAAATGCTTTCAAGTCTTCTTTAGATAAAAACTTAGAAGTTTTTGCTTCTTTAAGTTTTTTAACATAAAGAGATTCTTGATATATAGGCGTCGCTACATTTTCAAATAAATAATCAAATCTTTCTTGCCATGTTTCCCCAGATTTCACAATATCATCTTTAGTAGGCTCTTTTTTATCTTCTTTGGATTCTTCAGAACCTTCGGGGAACAGTAAACTTAATACGGAATCATGATCCATATATTTAACCTCCGAAAAGAAAAGGCTTCCTACTTAATAGGAAGCCTACATATTTTACAGCCTACTATCTAGGCGTTATTGCGGAAATATCCGCCTTTTGCATTTTAATTTATGTGAAAAGCTAATTTAAGCTTTGCTACCAGTACGGTTAGCCAATTGCAGAACGCCGCCTACAACTGTAGCGGTATATTTACTTGGATCAGAGAAAGTCGCATCTTGAGTTTGCAAAACACGCAATACATCAGCCACAGTGGCAGTGCGAGGGAAAGTACGAGTAACACCATTATAAGTGTAGCCAGTTACCAATTCAGTCATTTGAGCAGACATTGTTTTTACCTTTTAAAATTAACGATTGTACACGGCGACGATATCGCCAAAAGCATCTTGGAGTTCGATACGATCGCCCTCTTCGACATTAGCAGAAACCCACAGAGTGAAGTCATTAGACGAATCAAATACAAGATATTCTTCGCCATTTGCAAAATTTGCTACATCCTCTGCGGTCATAGCGGGTGTTCCATTCAGATAGCGTGCCAATGATTCAGCATCCATTCCGGCCGCGGGTTCAGTGATAACCTCACGCTCATAAATGAATGATGAAAGCTCGCCTGTGTCCATTGTGCATGGAACAGGAGTAACTTCGGCGACAGCTTCTGCGGGGAACAACACGAAACTAAGTTCTGCTGCGCTCATAGGTCCCTCTGCTACAATAGGAGGAATAATGGCAGCATCTACAGATCCAATAACAAGATGATTCCCAAACACACGTTTGAGTTCGTTCATATCAAGAACACCATCAATGCGAACTTTTACAGTAGCCATGATTTGTTACCAATTTAAAATTGTTGGAATTGCACTTTCAACCAGTTTGCTGATTGCAAATGCTTCGGGAGCGGAAACAGGTATCGAAACCGATGATTTCTCACCTTTGTTGTTTTGATTAACTGTTAAAAAATATGGAGATTTTCCTTCAGTCCGCTTAAGCTGAATTCCTTTGGTTATACCATTAAATTCATGGAACAAATTACATTCTGATCCACGAGATAGGGCATATCCGATTTCTTGTAAATCAGGCATTCCTATTTTTACACCAATTTTATCAGTTTCCCATTTGTAGCTTTTGGCTTCATTTGTAAACTCTTTAACTGGTGCAATTTCTAAATAGCAAAAACCTTCTTCAAGAAAATCACGATCTCCATTTTTTACAACACGAGGACGAATAAGTTTAATACGCATTGCTGCGGATTTTTTATAAACGCCATAATGTTTTGTATCCGATAAGGGATTGTATTTTACTTCTTCAGACATTTTGTTGTTTTAGCTTTACCAAGGAGCTTTACCAACTGCAGGTTGGACTGCTGGCTCAATATTAATTGACTCTGTTACGTCTTCTGTTTTCTTAGGTGCAGGTTTTGATTCTGTTTTGCTAGTTTGTGTTCTAGCTCGCTGAACTGCATCTAAGATTGCTTCTCTTATTTCTTTATTAACTGGCCCGGCCGTTTCTTGCCATTTGCCATCCTGTTTTTTATAACCAGGATAAGAAATAAAGTAACCACGAGAGTCATCTCCCCATAAAGTGATATTAATCTGGATTGCATCATTTACAATTACATATCCAGCCGCAACATGTTTGTCATTGGGACGTTTATCCCATAAGTGAACTTTAACTGTTAATGCCATTTTATTTTCCTTTCGGATTGTAATCAACTACACGGCGGATAATATTTGCACTTTTTAAGGTTTTGGCAGTTGTGTTATACACGTGTGTAACATCTGTATAAATGCGAGTAATATAGCCTTTTGCAGCCAATTTGGCCATTGTATTAAACATAGTTCCAAATAGATCTACGCCAGCAAAGGTTAAATTATATTCTTCTGGCGGCAAGATAAAATCAAAGTCACCAGCATTCACATCTTTAACGTCACCATCAACCGTATTAAGGTGTAAAACATTATCAACACCTAACCAATTATCAGTTTTAATTTCCCAATTAATTGTTTTAGATTTACCATAGCCATTAATATTATTCCATTTGCTATTGGTTGATCCCATATAATCTACCAATACAAGGGTATCATGTTTAACCTTGCCCTTAACAAGTGAATCTTGAATTTTGTCCAAAGTCACATTAGCATTTTTAATATATCGGCTATGATTTTCATCGGTAGTTTGATCATTTAGCATCGAAACAACTAAAAGCTCTTTTTTCTTATTTCCCATTTCAGGAATCCGTTTCTTTATTATAATTATTATCGAACGGATTTAATTTGGAGATACTCCATCGCATTCAAATATCGTTTTACCATATTCCATCAATTCCCCTATTGTAGGAGGTTTTTCAGAACATGTTGAAAAAGAAAATGCAATATGATTCATTTCTGGAAATGTGTGCCAAGCAAAATGACTTGTGCTTAACAAAAGAACTCCAGTATTTTCAGATTCATCATTAAAAATATGGTGACATTCATTGACGACTTTCATGCCAAGTTTTTCCATTAACAATAATGATCTTGCATTAATATCTTTAAAAGACATTCTTTCTTTTTGATTATCAAAATACCAATATTTAAAATTGTAATTATGTATCTTCATTTCAATCCAACCTTTGTCAAAATCCGATTAAGATCGGAAAGACCGCGAGTTACAAAAGTAATCGCGCTTATCTAGCTAATGCTAGTCATAATATAGAAACGGAACTTATTCCGCAATCCAGTTACTTAAACAGCCAAAGGGAATTTAACAACTCCAATAGGATTATAATCTTCCAATACAAACATCCCTTCATTGAGTTTAGAAACCATTCCTAAGGCTTCTGCAACATTGCATTTGCTTATTTGAGAATCTAATCTCAATTGGGGGTAGCTAATATTAGAAATTAAATGAGCATTGTGAATAACTTCTTTGGCGCCACCTATATGATTACCATAGATGTGAGTATCCCCAGTTACATATACTAGTTCGCCAGGTTTGTAACCACAAACTCTCGCTAAGAAGTGAATCCACAATCCCATTTGTGAAATATTCGATGGAGAACCGATGCAGAAATCTGCACTACGCTGATACAGAAGTCCACTCAATTTTCCATCTTCAACATTAAATTGGTATAACAGGTGACACGGAGGTAACACTGCTCGACCATTTTCAATGTTTTCTTTATGGTTTTTTGTTTCATCAGGAGCTACAGCAGGATTAAGATATGTAAACATATGTCGTCTGCTATTTGGCCTGTTTTGTAAACCATCAATAAGAAGGGCGAGTTGATCTACACCCTGATTATTGAAGTTCCTCAATTGTGCTCCATATACAGGACCGAGTTCACCGGTCTCAGGATGTGCAAACTCTTCCCAATATTTGCAATTCCGTTCTCGAAGCCAATTATTATTTGTGAGGCCATTTAAAAAGAAAATAAATTCATTTACTACTGATTTCCAAGGAACACGACGGGATAATAACATTGGGAATGATTCTGAAATATCAATACGAATCATATTTCCAAAGATTTTCCATATCCCTACTCCGGTCCTATCTTGGATCATAGGTGCTGTTTCAGACTTTTTAACGAGTTCCTCTAGAACTCGACAATATTCAAGATCTAGATTACTCATAATAATTAAGCCGTTTCTTCCAAAACGCGTTTTACAGCAGCTTGTGGAACAACTTTCAAACGGCGTTTAGCAGCAATTTGAATAGGTTCACCAGTGCGAGGATTGCGTCCAGTGCGAGCAGAAGACATTTTAGAGGTTACAGTGAACAAAAGTCCAAAATGAACACGAGAACTTGGATCTTCAGCCAGTGCGCGAGTAGCATTTTCTAACCATACACCACAAATTTCTTCAATGCGACGACCAGCTTCTGCTTTTGTGATCTCAGCTTTTTCAGCATATGCTGCAATAAATTCTTCTTTGTTAAACATTTTTATTTCCTTAAAATAAGAAAGATAGTAGATTGCCGTCTACATTTATTTTGTTTTATCATCTATATGAAATTTATCAAGATGGAAGACATAAACAGGAGATTTAATAGATTCATCAAATTTGTTATGGTAAATTTTAACCACATTCAACAAATCATTTGTTGTTTTTTGATTTTCAGGCGAATGTGCTTGTCTTAACATTTCCAAATTGAGATTATCTAAATCATGAAACTTATGTTCCATTTCATTAATCAATGCGCGGAATGTATAAATTAAAAACACATTAATTACAATTGAGGCAATTAATACAAGTGTTCCCATGTTATTTCCTTTCGGCAACAATTTGGCAAATTAAACCAGCATCATCTGTTAAAGTTTCAAATTTGCTAATGATCTTAAAACCTTCTTCAGGACGGTTATAAAATTTAGTGAACCGTTTTTGAGATTTAACATCCATAAAAACATTTTCAATAAACAGTTCTACTTTTGGATTTTTGAACGCTTCTTCATAAATCCCTTGGCCGCCGCAAATTAAAAGTTTCTTATCTCGTGCCAAAACATAATTGATAGGTTCATCTAGAATATTGAAATCACCATTCCCACTTCTTGAAATAGTAAAGAATTTTTCCTGATATCTTTTAGGCATGGAATTATAAGTATTCTGGCCGCATACTTTCATATAACGATCATCAAAAATAAATTCTTCAAGAAATTTACGATCATGAATAGAGCGCAATGGCAATTCTTTTTCAGGATAACAACCAATACCATGTGTCTTATTATCATAAGCAACAATAGAAACAATCCTATGATCAGAAATGAATTTTGGAATATCATAAATTTTAGACATTATCCAATCCTTTCGATAAGATATTTAATTGTTTCAGACATATCAATACCAGGTGTTTCAAATTCGATATAGAAAAAATTCTGATCAAAAATATTTATCCGCCGGCCATTAATAAATGCTAATGTATTCAAAACGTCGCCCTGAACATAATTTAAAACATCAAGAACACTTCTATTAAATATATCCGTATTGATTCCATTTTCAACAAACGGAACCTCAATAGGAATTGATAGGACAACAGAGTTGTTCTTTGTCAATTTAACATTAACAAAAAGTTTTAAATAATTCAAACCAACAACAGGATGTTCAAAAATAAAAAATGCATCCTCTTCTAAAATACAGATACCATCTTTATTAAGTGCTTTAACTTTTGTTGCTGTATTATCAATAATAGAAAAACACTCTGTCTTATATATATTTAAAACTTCATCAAAAACTTTTAGACGTTTAATCATTTTTGACCTCAAAAATAAATCGGCGAGAATAAAATGATAGAGCGCATAGATACCTAATTATCTACAAACACTATTCAAAATAATAAGTTCATTAATAGTATTTAATGTATAAGTTTTTTAAATACTCTCGCCGCTAAACTTCAAAAATAAGGCTGAGGAACACTGGTAAGATGTGCTGCTACTTCTATATTCGCTATAGACCCGATAATATATCTGTCTATATACACATTTAAACAAAAGCATTCCTCGAAAGACTTTATAAGTGATAAATGGGAAACACGGGACTTGAACCCGTAACCAAAGGTTTATGAGACCTCTGCTCTTACCAATTGAGCTAACCTCCCAATAAAAATGCTTGGCAGAGCAGATTGGACTTGAACCAACAGCCCGCGGAATCAAAATCTGTTGCACTACCATTGTGCTACTGATCGATTATTTTGGTGGACTAAGATGGGTTTGCACCACCGACACCGTACTCTTCAGGCATGTGCTCTACCAACTGAGCTACCTGTCTAAATAAAAAATAAAATAATAGTTTTGAATTTGGAGCGGATATCGAGAATCGAACTCGAAACATCTGCTTGGAAGACAGAGATTTTACCATTAAACTACATCCGCTAAACTTGTTTTAGCGGATTATTTACATCCGCAATTTATTGCAGATTGTTCCAAAGGAACATACATCTGCAATTTTAAGATAGAGAAGGAAACCTCTTCTTAACATGTTAGGGCCCCCGGCGCTAACATGTCACAGCTCATCGCTACGAATCGCAGATTCTGCGTTGAGCTGTGTTCAATACACTGGAAACTTATTTCCATTTATTTTGTTTTTAAAGATAGAAAGTGTAAACTCTCTTTTTGATTCATAAATACATATTTAAGAATCAAATCTGATCTGCAGATCTCTGACGATGACAACCCCAGTTGGAAATCGTCAGAGATCTTTGACCTATACAATAAAACCTTGATTTTATTTTGTTTTACTTCAATTTAATTCTGTTTCGTTTGTTTTGTTTCGTTCAAAAAATTTAATTAAACCTTTTTCTTTGAACATATAAGACTCTTTAAATCCAATACGTTCCAAATATCTTTTGTAAATTTTAAATCTTCTTGGAGTGCTACCAGCGACAAATAATATAAATTTGTCTTCTCTTTTCATCTTTTTAAAAATAACGCTTGGCAATTCTTCTATAAGAAGTTTTGCATATACTAATGCTTCTATATTGCCATATCCAGAGCCTTCATTTAAGTGATAAAGGTTATCTTTATAAGATTTACGCTTATGAACAATACTTAATACAATATTGAAGCATAAAATTCCATTGTAAATGTCAAATACAAATGATTCTAATGTGAGCATATTTTTGCCCACTTTTGTCTTATAAGCAAAATATGCTTCATTTCCAACATATGAATACCATTTATCATATGGAATTTTTTCAACTTCCATTTTTGATCTCTTTTGTTTTAAGATCTCATAGTGATGTAATCTCTCTTCTTTAGATAACATTTTTGTCCAATTAACCTATAGGCTTTTTATCTGTATTAAGAAAAATCACATCTTTATGAGATCTTTTATTCTAAAATATTGCCGTTCAATTTCTTTTTCAATTCAGGTGTCAATCTTGGTAATGGATACCATGCTATATCAAATTCTGAATTGAAAATATCTTTGCGGCCGACACCATATTTTGACACACACCACACCTGTTTGTTTTTGGGTGGTTGATCAATAGAAGGGTCAAGGCAATACACCTTATTTGTTGTTAAAACTTCCATTTTGAAGTCCTTTTAAAAAGAATTTGGCGCGCCCGGCAGGACTCGAACCCGCAACCGTAGAGGTAGAAGCTCTATGCTCGATCCAATTGAGCTACGAGCGCATTTAACTTTTAATACAAATTTTCACTGTATAAATCTTGTCCAGCTAAATCTGTAACATGTTGTGAACCAACAAGACGTTTGATTTGTTTTCTAGCAATAGCTATTTCCATTGCCTCTTTGCGATTAACAAATCTTTCTCTATTGGTATAAAAACCTTGTTCCACATCTTTGAATGTTGCACCAACAATTGAATATGCTTGATTAAAAGCAGCTATTTGTTTTCGCATTATCTTATCATAATGACGAGAGCCCAATACAATTTCTTCAATATTATTAATAGTTCCTTTTACAGCAGAACAAATAATCATTTCTTCCATTTTTACACCTTTTTGTTTTGTTGATCATAAAATCTTATTTAAAAATATTTGCAATCCATTCTTACCTATGCTACAATTAAAAAATAAATAACCGACAAAGGATAAAAATATGGAATATGTAATTAATGAAATAAATAATATTTTAACAGCTATTGTTGAAAATTTTGAAATTGGAAATACAGATAAAGAAGATGCTTTGCTTGAACTTCAAATTATGATTGAAGCTATTAATGAAGCTAAGGAATATATCTTATCTAAAAAATAAAAATATGCCCGACATAATGTCGGGCTTTTAATTTTGATTGCATTTCAAATCTTCAACAATACGCAGATTGTAATAATTTACATCGCCTTTGAATATGTGATAATTTACACATACTTTGTTTTTAATTGCCAAATCAGTTGAAACATATTCACCTTGAGCAAGAACTTCTTTTCCGTTATTTAATTTGATCTGATAAATTATATTATCAGGAGCATTCTTTGAAATATAAATCTTTTCTAATATTCCATATTGATAGTTATCTTTGCTTGCAACTTTTAATGAAAAAACTAAAAATAATAATGCAACCAATAAGGAAATAAGAACAGGTAAGATTGATTCAAAGAAAATATATAAACACTTACTAAGCAAATTCATTTTGCTTTTACAAAATTTTTTAATAGTTTTTAAAACACCAAAAAGATGTAAGAAAACAAAGAAAATAATAATTGATAAAACCATAGAAAAATAAATAATATTCATTTTAAACTTTCAATATTAATCCCGTGTTGATTGTGGCCTCAACCCAATTCTCAAAATCAAAATAAATTTTGATAACTCTTTTCCCATCTTCAATAATAGAATTCATATAAGCTGAAACAATAAATGGATCCCCGTATTGATCATGAAGAGATTCCAAACTATTTTTCAATACATCTTTTTGAAAATCATAACAATCAACAAGTTCGTTTAAAAGTGTCTTATCTAATTCTGATCCATAATTTACTTTTTTAAAATCAAAATATTTAAGATCAATAGAAACATATTTAATATTACCGGCGATCATATATGGATAAAGATTCTTCGCCATCTTTTCTAATTCTAATAATTTGTCTTCTTTAACTGAAGCCTGATAAACATCAACATAACCTTCTTTGGAGCTTATTGCTGCTACCTGTGAATTCGGCAAGTTCATTTTCTTCTCCATAAATTTTTGCTTTATCTTTGATTACCCAAAGCTTCAATCAATTCTTTAATGCCGGCTAATAATACTGTATCAACAGCCAATTCTGCTCCAATGTCAATTACCTTATCTGTGATTGCCCCTTCTTCTGCGCCAAGAATATCTTTCGCTGTATCAGTAAAAAGAGAAATTAATTCATCTAAAAGACCTAACATATCGTTTCCTTTTTTAACTATTCGCAAGAAGAAACAATATAATCGTAACAGATATAATCGTCAGAATTAGTGTTATCATTTTGATAATTTCCTCTATTGTAATTTTGATCATCGTCACTTTTATTTTGATGATATCTTTTTTTGTTTAATCTTTCTCTTGATTCTTAAATTATTTTATCAAGGGCTTCACTAAGATTAGGATTCTCTAACCAATTTTGATATGGATTATTTTCTTTGTTATTCATTTTGTTTTCATTTCTTATAGATACAATTATATCAAGACCCTACCCCTTGGAACCCAATAATTAAATCCCCCGCCGCTTACATGCAATCACTATTCTTTAATTATCTTCTTTATTTATTTAACATCCATTTCATTTAAGATATCAAAACAAATAAGGAATGTTTCCAAGCTAAGAAAAGGACTTCAACTTCCTTTTTAGATAGGCCTCAATAATTATTAACATGTTTCTAAATAACAAAGAAAATAATCTTAGAGAGGACAAGGACACTAGGACAAGATCTCAATTTAGATGGTTTAACATCTTCCTAGTTGATGCTCCTAATCAACACATTGTTATATTAGGTGACACCAGTTGTAAATTATTCTTATCAGGTGACTTGATAACGTTCAAGCCGAGAAACGCCTTGGAGAGCTTAGTCACGTCTATTACCAAGAACAACAAACCTTTTATGAGTTCCACCTCAATCTGTTATTCCTTATTGGTAATCTAAGTATCCGTCTTTTCCTTGCTTAAGGGAGAAGAAATTCCAATTTGGGGTAAACCTATTTAATCTCTGGTCCAATTGTACAGAGCCATCGGTCTTAAAATGGGATAATTTACAACTATGAACTTATTGTTTCTGTCTTCAAGTTTCTTTTTATTATGAGTGACAATTCTCACAACCCAAAATGATTTGTTAAGTCAAAATGGAAAGTTCATACTGGTAATTTTATCACAATTTGATTTCATGTCAAAATATTTTACATTCTTTAACATAATGGATATTTAATTTATTAAAGCTAAAAATGCCCTCAGAATCGTTTTTAAAGCCATTTGGTATCTTAGATAGATAATCATACCAATAAAGGAATAAATTAAATCTGAGAGCATCCTGGAGCCGTTAAACGCTATTGTTTAACGTCTTACATTAATGCGAGAAACTTCACCTTTTGTTTTAGAGTAAACAATAACATTCGCGCCAGATTCTGATGTCCATCCATGTGAACTAGAATAATTATCTATTGGTGCTAATGTTTGATGTTGTTCAACAATAATTCCAAAAGCCTCTTTAACGCGGCGATGATGTTTATCTCCCATATGTGCATAACGATACTTAGTACGTCCCCATGCTTCTGGAAATAAACTTGGTGCAAACTGGTGCATCTTATCAAATTGAACTTTATCGCCATGATGATACATCAACATTGTGTCTCCAAATTCAATGCAGTAAAAAGGATTAGAAGACTTAATAACATTAACATTTTCATCGTTCAAATAGTAATAACTAAACAGCTCTTGTAACCATAGAGATCCTATTGGGTCATGATTACCTTGCGCAATTAACAGAGTCACTATATTTGCTTTTTGTTTGGCTCGCTGTACAAGATAATCAATAGAACGAACGGCTAATCCAATTAAATCTGGATAACGTTTATCTTGCGCTAACACATGGCGCGATGCTGGTGTAACTGGTAACAATGAATCACTATGAAGAAAGTCACCAAGAATATTGATAACGGCATATTCTGTTGCTGGAACCATCATTGTCATTTCATCAATAACTTTAACAAGTTTCTCAACAGCAATATCTGTATTCCATTCTTCTCCGGATTCGTCTTCACTTGCCATCATGCCTAAATGGTAATCAGCAATAGTATATTGAGCTAACAATCCATTTGAACTAATAGGCCGCGCGCCGATAAATGCAGGAGATTGGACACCAGAAGCTTTAAATGCTTCAACAGCACTTTGAATAGTTTTAGCAATTAAATTTGCTTTAACATCTTCTTTAACCCATTGCAATTTAACATTACCTTTAGCATCATAAAGAGTAGAAGTGCCTTTAACTTCATTTACAACTGAAGGCTTATCTTCTATTGGTACTAATTTAACATCTTTACCTCTAGCCTCTTCGATACGGCGCCACACTCTTTTAATAGCACTAGTAATAGTTCCATTGGAACGATTCAATTTACGAGCAGCCTTTCTAATAGACCGCTCTTCAAGAATTGTTTTAAAAATTCTTTTTTCACTGTCGCTGTTGTCAAATGCCAAAAGCTCTTCAAAATCATACTTTGAATTCATATTTATTATTCTTATTCTCTAAAATTCAAACAGTTTAAAAAATAAGGGCCAACAGCCCTCAACACGTTTATTTTCTAAACGCTTCCTTACAAATAGCAATTTCACTTGCAACAGTTGTAACTTTGCAATCTATCTTATAATTGCCCTGAGTCTCTATTGATTTCTTACTATTGTTTAAAGACCAAATATAGAAAGAAGAAGCCAATAATATCAAAACAATAAAAATAACATTTTGTTTCGTACTTCCTGAATTACTCTTCATTTAAAAACTCCAAGAAGAAAATAAGACACAAGTATAACAGCCCAAAGGAAACTGAATAGGAAAATCAAACCTCTTTACCTAAAACCTTTTTACTTGGGATTTTTGTAAATACCTAAAGGGTAAACCCTAATCATCTAACAATAAATAAAGAGTAAATTGTAATCAACTAATTTCTAATCTACTGATACCCTAATAGGAAAAGTGAGAATGCCTTTACCATTTGGCTATTCGCCCGCTAGGACAAAATCGGATTCGAACCGATAATTTTTCTCTTATACCAAATATATCAATATTATGCGAGTTTTCAATTCGCTAATTAGTAATTACAATTTATATCCTTAAATTGTTAAAAGGGATTTGTTCTTCAGTTTTCGTTATACTCGTATCTTATTATTAAAAACTTATTTTACATTTAATTTGTTTTACCATTCATAAGTAATAACAGTACCAACATTAGATGTTGTAATTGCCACATTTAATTCTTCATCAAATGCAGTGATCAATTGGCCTTGTTCGTCAAGGTATTTACGATAATCAAAACCAGCGATAACTTCACGCAATTGACTGCCATTGATACGCATGATTTCAAGATCACGAACATCTTTTGCCATATTGGCAGGAATGTTAGCAATCATGTCCTCAGCTTTTTGTTTGCTATCTTCAACGACCTGCTCAGCAACAGCAACCTGATTTTTGATTGTATTGTACAATGCGCGTTGATTTTCAAGCTGTTTGCGAATCATCACGGCTTCAAATACGGTGTAATCTTTGCCACCAATACGAATTGTTTGCTCCAAATTCGACTTTTGAATTGCGTTTGTCAAGGAAACCAACTCTTTGCTCAATGATTCAAATTCATCAAGATATGCTTTAGAGCGTTTTTCGAATGCAGCAACACCTTCTGATGGTTCGCCTTTTTCATTGCGTTTGCAATTCAATGCCAGATCGGTGCCAACCAATGCAGTATTGCGCAATGTAGACAGATTTGTAAGTTGCTGAATGCGTTTTTCCAAAATCTTTTTACGTCCCAACGCAGCATAAACAGTAATTTTACTTGAATTCATTTTTAACTCCTAAGTTTTAAAATAATCAGACGCAGATATTCTGCGGTTCTCAGCAACAAAAGAATTTGATTTACAAACCATTTTTAAATAATTAAAAACAGATGTTAAAATATTTCCTTCGTCTTCAATGATAACCAGAGAACCTTTATCAGATTCCCACATAAGGTTGTTTTTATTTACATCATATTTAAAGAATTTAGAAATTTTAATAAAACCATCTTTATTAATGACTATATTATTAATTCCTGTATGCTGTATAGCTTTAGCAATCTCTTTTAAAAGATCGTAAATAGGAAGATTAATGGAATCTAAACAAATTTCATTAACCAACTTTTTATGATTAATAGAGAAAGATTCATACCAACCAATATGTAAATAATATTTGCCGCCAAAATAAATTGCTGGTTTAGATAATCTAATACAACTTTTTGAAATAAAAACAAATAAATCAAAAAGAGAATCAAATACAAGTTCGTCCGTATTGTTATCATATTTGAACAATTTATATTTAATATGCGGCAAACTATTATTAGGAATTAAAGAAAAAACATTTAAAAACCAATCAAGCACTTTTGAAATTTTCAACATATTTATCTCCAAATGCTAAATTATAAAGTGCCGGACAAAGATTATCTCTAACCAATTTATATAATCCGTCCAATTTAAATTGATTAGGATCCTCAAGAAAATCTAAATCTGCATCAATCGCCATTTTAACAATGTCAGACCGATTTAGCTTTTCAAAAGGCAAAGATATTTTCAAATTATCAAATTTCAAAAAATCTAAAAGATTCACTTCGCAATTAGTGAACAATTGCAATGCTTTATTCTCAAAGAAGAAATCTTTTGTAATGCCAAAATAAACTTCCTCAATGCCAGTTGGCTTAACAGTTGTTTTAATGGCGTAATTCATAGAATCAAACAAATCTTTGACACCTTCAAATGGTATATCAAAATTAATTGTTTCCAATCGACAATTGCCATATCGATCAACAGATTTTTGTACTGCTTCCCAAATAGATGTTTCAAAAGGCCCATTATCAGTTAAATATACAACAAGAATAAATTCATACATTGGAGACAAATGATCCAATAAATAAGCAGATGCAGGTCCACCAGAATGCATAACAACACATCGGCGAGACTTTATTACAGATCGAACAGGATCTTTAACAGCCCGTATTGGTTTATGCTTAGGTTTAATTCTCGCATTCATTTTTATATGACTCCAAAATTTTATTTAACAACTCTATTTTTAAAGAAGTTTCAGAATACATAGTGACATCTTTTCCAATATAACGAGCTTTATCCCAACTCAAATTAAAAACAGTTTCATTTAAAAAATACTTAATTTGAATATCAGAAACATTTTCTCCAAAAATGGAATCAATTTCAGAAATCAATTTGAAGAGAAAGTATTTATATAAAAAACAATCTTTCTCTTCTTGTGTTTTTAATTCCTGCTTTAATATCTCATAAAGAGACATTTTAAACTCCAAACATAGAAATAGGAAGTCGATCAGAAATGAAAGCAAGCTGTTCAGCGGGAAGTTGATTTAAAGAATCTTTTAATTCTTCAATAGCAATAAATGGAGGTTTCATTGACACCAATTCTTCCTGATCTTGGCCACAAATATGAATAAGACCTTCAACCTGCATTAACGAAATTTTGCGATTACGTTTGCCATCTTTACCAAATGCTAATTCACACACTTCAAAATCATTCTTAACACCTGATGCAATCAAGTTAAATAAAGCAGGATCATTATTCGCTTTATGTAAAGCAAAACGATATTCAGTTTTAGTAAACAAATAAACAGATGCAATTTTGAAAAGTTTAGCTTTCACAAAAGCACGTTTACGACGCATTTTTAGATTATTCATAATTTAAATCTCCTAATAAAAATAATGGTAAAAATCAACACAGAAAATGAATATTGTTAGTCATCTTTTGCTAAGAATTTAATTGAAACAGGATTTCCCTTAGTATTAAGTAAAACACCATATGCAAGAGCGCCAAATCGATGATCATTATCGCGCACTTCTTTATATTTTCCAAAAATAGAATATAGCTTAACACCATTTGCTAGTGCCATTTTACAATACAGCGGCACACAAAGCAGCATATTGCCATCATTATCTTCTTTCCATACTTGCCAGCCAAGCAATTTAAGCAAACTTACATCATCGGCAGTAATACTATCAAGCATTTCTTGTGCAATACCCTGATGACATCATTTACGAATTGAACATAATTGCTCACGACAAAATTCATCTGACCAAGTATCATATTCAATTGCGCTAGCTGCTTCAGTTGCAATTGCTTTTAATAGATTAGAACAATATCCAATAATAGGTTTTATAATAAATCTCCATTAAGTTTATTGATTATATTCAATTATTTTATAAATCACATGTCCTATTGATCATATCGCAATGTTCAGCAGCAGATGTATAAGACATATGACAAACGCCGCGACGCATTCTACAAAAGTCTACATCACGACCATCCCATACAGAATTTCTTACACTAAAATAATTTGAATAATCATCAGCATGAACATAATAATATACACTACCAAGAATAGGTTTAAAATTGCGTTTATTCATCATTCAATTCCGTAAACAGATTAGTTACAAAATCATAGTGCTCTTTATTGACGACCACACCATCAGAACAGCTACACAAATAACATTGACACTTACCAACCTGTATTAATTTCAGATGGAGTTGTCGCCGCGCCAGATGCTAATTTATCGACATATTCATTCCATTGATCACGATTATGTGCCTTAACATACACAAATGAAGCAGAATGTATTTCAAGAAGCTTATCTAATTCTTTCCACAAATCAGCATTAAGAACTTCTTTTTTATTGGAACCTTTCCAACCATTCTTTTTCCAATTTGTCATCCATGATTCACAACCATTCTTAACATATTGACTATCCGTATGAAGAGTCACTTTACATGATTTCTTCAACTTTTTTAGAGCCATAATAACGGCCATAAGTTCCATACGATTGTTAGTTGTATCAGGAATATGCCCGCTATCTTCAACTTTTACAGATGGATCAGATTTAATAAAAAGATAATATGCCCAACCACCAGGGCCGGGATTACCTTTACATGCACCATCTGTATAAATTACAACTTCATTGTTCATTTTAATCTCCTATTTGAGAACAATATCATGCTGTTTCAAATTATTGGTAATAAATGACTCGGCCTTTTTAAACATTTTTACAAAATCATTTTCAAAAAGACTGTAATATTCTCCATAAACTAAATAACGATATTTCCTAAATACATTAAAAGAACCATTGATAGAAAAATCTCTAACAGACAGAGATTTATCATTACTGACAATTTTAAAAGAATCGTTATAATTTTCTGGATATGAATATTTATAGAAAGAGTTACCTTCAAATATTAGCACATGAACATAGTCTCCATATAAATACATCAATAAAGATGTTTCATGATCATTATCCAGTATTGAATGAAAAAACCGAAACACTGTTATCAAAAAGAAATTGTTCAATCTCATTTTGATTTTTATTTATTTCTCTGAATTTTTCAAAATTAATAAAACTAACAATTAAACAAGCAAAAACAATTGCAAAAATAAAACATAAGGCTTTTAATGTATAAATGCCGGAAATAATAAGGAAGCTAAGAATAAAAATTGTTAACAAAATTCTAGGCAAATAATCATATTTTTTATAAAGAATATGCTTAGAATCATTATAAAAACAATGATCATAAGTCTTCCCACTATTTCTATTGACTTTAAAATGAAATATCATCCTGATCTCCTATTTTAAAATAATAAAATATTTCTTTAATTCAGAAACGACTTCCTTTTCAGCTTGATTGAAGATCTTTTTGAAATCTTTGCGATAAAGAAATGCTTCATAGAAATTTCTTAATGTATAAAGGTTATAAAAAATTGTATTTGATATATTACATTCAAAATCTCTGACAAATACAATTTTCTTGCAACTCTTAATATAAAAGCCTTTTCTTTTTTGTTGCACAAAATTCTTATATTCATTAAAACTAATAAAGGCTTTGGCTATAACAAAAACATCTATATAATTTTCGTACAAATGAATAATTAAAAATTCATCACAATCTTTATTTTTAATTGCAAAATAAATAGGAACATTATCTTTAAAGAAGCTTTCAAAGGTTTTGCAATTATTTATTTTAACATTCTTAAATATTTTAAATTTAAACAATGCAAAAGAAAAATAGCAAATGAAATCAGAAAAATAGAACTAAGTACAAAGATGTTTATAAGACTGAATAGAGCTATTAAAATAAAAAATGCAATAATAGCAAAAACAATAAAAGGATTAAATGATTCTTTGTATACACCAAAGCCTGTTATACTCTTTGCAATATGACGTTGAATAACTTTACCATCACTTCTATTTATACGAAAATGAATAAGCATTTGTAATCTCCTTAAAAAGCGGAGACTAGCTCCGCTTCATTTATTTAACTTCATTTAAAACTGCTTGAATTTCTTCTTCAGAAATACTATTTTGATTATCAATAGTATCCATGTATTTTGTCATACCATTGACATAATCTTGATGTGGGCCAATGATTTTATTCAAATCAATAGAGAACCCGCGAACATTTACCGATGTCAAACCAATGTCAATTTGATCACGTATCAATTTTGCATTTTCAATTTCTGATTCGATTGTTGAACAAATGAACCGCAAATTCATAACGTTTTCATTTGTTTTCAAAACAATATCATTCATTCGATCTTTAGTCCGACGATTACCAATCAGAACTTGAGCTAAAAGACGAGATTCAATTTCGTTTTTACAACTTTTAAGATCATCTTCGTTATGCCTGATTTGTCTTTCTTTAACATGAATTTTATCTTTTAATTCGTCTATACTGCGCAACATTTGTGCTTCAAGAACAAATAACTGACCAAGTTTAACAGAAGCTTTTTCAATCTCACGATTGATTTCTTCTTTTACAATATCTTGATTATTGGAAAACTGACCATTGAAAATATGATCAAATTTTGTTTTTAAAAATGTTAAAAACTTCATTTTATTTCCTTTTTTAATTTGATTTGTTGATCAATTTGGTTACGAAACCGATTTGAAAACATCCAAGGAGCAATGTAATAAATAATTATTAGTACAATAGCAAATCCAAAGATAATAACAAAAGGAAGCCAAAATGGTGCAATGATCCAATACCAAGCAATATCAATCGCGCCGGATAAATCAAGTGTAAGCAACAGAATTGTCAAAAACAATGGAATAGACATTTCTATTTTCATGTTTAAACTCCTTAAATAAAACAATTGCCGGAGCTCCTATTGGAACCCCGGCTCAACAATCAATTAAAGAACATCACTAACTTCAATCTCGCTAACATTGCTTTCATTGCCGTTAATATCAATTAAGCCTTCAGCAATTTTATGGATTTCAAATACAGGCTTAATCATCCTTCCAAAGAAAGAATGCTCTACAAGCAATTCAAACCATTTAAATGTTTCAGGATTATTTAAATCAACAGCATCAACTTCACCTTTGTTATGCATCTTTAAAAACGCACTAGCTAAATCAATTAATTCATTCGTATTAGCCCAAATAGCCAATGTGATAATTGTCATAGCTTCACGTTTTGTATAATGCATTTCATTAGTGATAGTCTTAACAACATTTTGAAGATTCCCTTTATTTTCACCCAAATTCTTAAGCAAAAACTTCTCATGCTGCATCGCGCCGCCCATAATATGTTTGATCGCATTAATAACATAACGTTCAACCGTTTCTGTATAAATATGATCAGCAGCTTGAAATTCAGCGTCAGTTAGAGACAAGAACTTCCCATCTCTAAAAGGAAGACGAGCATCTTCGCTTTGTTGTTTTCGCAATCCATTATAAAGTTCAGCAATCATGCCGAATACCCACGCCTGGTTTGTGCCTGGCAAATGTTATCGCAAAGGTTTTTTATCCTTTACTTCAGGGACTTTCGTCGCATAACAGAATGTCAATTCATTCTCTGCTCAGCATATATTTTCATCTCTAAATAGAGGTGTCGAGAGCTCGTGGATTCATTATATTCTTTTTGAAATTCAAAAAGGTTCAGAATCTATGCGTTACAAACATTTATAGTTTTTAAATTATAAATGCTCTCGGTATTTCCATATCTAAAAGATTTAGGATTCACCGATACATCTCGATTCATCCAGAATGTCACCATTCTGGCGGGCCCTAAATATCGGAACAGGAATATAAATATCTAGACCAGAACTAGATTCTTTAAAAGTTTTTAAATCAATCTTTTTAAAAGAATTTTTAAAATCAAGCACATCATTTTTTAAATAATCATTTACAATAGATTTAAAATCAATCCCATTATAAATGTCAAAATCAAATATATGAATCAATTTGATTCCATTTGCTAAACAGAGCGTACTTTTATTAATATGATAATCTTCACTTTTAGCAGTTTTATTTAAAAAATTTCTTACATCATCAGTTTTTGAACTGTGATGATATGCAATTCCATTGCATTCAATACCTAATTTCAAATTTGGAAAATAAATATCAATAGATTTATTATTAAGAAATTTATATCTTTTACCAAATTCCACTTTTTCATTAGGAAACATATTTAAAACTATTTCTCTAACGCAAAGCTCAAGAGAGCTAGTGGATTTTCTTGATAAATCCTTTGGAACAGAACCTTTAAGATGATGATTTGCATTCTGGATATATTTAATACCAGTTTTAATATCAATTACATCAACCTTCTTAGTTATTCCATTATAATTTTCATACTTAAACCTATTATTATGAATCTTAGAACAATATGAAATAAAATTTTCTTCATTCCATATAATTTGCTTTTGCCTTGGCAAATTGCCAGCGGCAACATGTGCAGGCCATTGCCAATATTCTACTCCAGTTTTTACATCTGTAAGCTTCATTTTATGCCTATAGCCTTTGTAATCAGAATAAATATATTCACCGGGATACATTTCTTGATGTTTCTTAATAACACCGTCAAAAGCAGTATCCATTCTTTCTTGAATAGTTATAAATCCTTTTAAATGTTCAAAAATTAATTGAGTATAAACCCTTTTAGTTTCAATCATTTTAAAGGTAACTTTTCTTTTATTCCAATCATATTCTAAATATTCATATTTATTTCCGAATACTTTTCTGGCATACAATTTGAAAGTTTCAAAATCTTTACATCCCTCAAATTGCTTTTTATTTTTTAAATGTTTATACTCGATATCAAATCCTTAATTGTTTTTTAAATTATACAATTAAAAATTTGATTTTCAAATATTTACTTACTGACCAACGGCATTCTTAGCCATAGCGCTATTGGTTAACAAATCTGGATATGAACAATCACCAGGTTTGTTAAATTCGGCATTGCAATAGTAAACTTTATAAGGAGTTTTCCAATTCAGATTTTCAATACTACTCCATTCATCATGAAGGAAATTTTCATCCCATGCCAACATTCTTTCTGTAACATTGGATAATTTAAATTCTTTCATAAGTTTTTGGAGATATGCGCCAGGAAGTGTAGTGAGCTGCACAAGATCACCATCACCATCTGAGTGCGATTGCATATTCAATGATTTTGAATGCAAAATACAATAACGATTTGATTGAACATCAAGATAATCTTTTAGTTCGAAACCATATGTATCTATTAGATACTGGTTAAATCGTTTTTCATCCCAAACTTGGGATATCACTGTTTGCGTTTTCCATACGTTTTCTTCAACATGATTCGCTAATTCATGCTCGGGATGAACCCAGCTTTATGTTTCCATAAAGACGAGACTATATTACAACTTCTATTGAATAATATTTCAAAATAATATTTGTGAATTTATTATTTTATTAAACAATAAAAGCCAGAGATCTTTCACAATCGCTAGATTGCTACTCCCATTTCAGGGATAGTCGTTGAGGATCAATTCCGCTTGGGATTTAACCCTACTGATTACCTATTGTAACATCATAACACAATATCACATTATCATTTGTGTATGAATATCTATCTTATTCTTAAACCATTCCATTCTGCCTTACGACACCTGTTTTGGTTAAGATAGCTTTAAGGAGTTCCAGTATTTAATCTCTGTACGCACCAATGCATGATTTCACTGGTGTCCTAAATTACTTAAGAATGGATTTCTCAATGTAAACGCAACAATACTCGCATCCTTATATTCTCCGTTACCTCCGTAAACATATTTATGAAGTTGATTATAAATACTGTGATCAAGAATTACAGTTACGCCTTCTGGTACATACATATCATGAACCTGTTTAAGGTTTACACCCTTTAAGCGCGGCACAATCATTGTTTGAATTAATGTTTGACCGCCAAGTTCAGTTTTATACAACATCGCTTTTAATGCGATTTTATAATGTTTATATGCACATGGACGTTCCTGATTTCTTTCGCTTCGTTTTGGAATAATTTGATAGTAAGAATCTTGTCCTTCAATTGCGGCGCGGATAATTTTTGATATCTCTACTACAATGCCAGGATAAACATATTTACCATCTGTTTGTTTTCCACAAAAACGATTAATAATCTTTGCCGGCGGAACCCTTACATATTTTCCTTGACGTTGTGCACCTAAATTAATATAGAACCCTTTATTGAATTCTTCATCCAATAAGCGACTCATATGTGGTAACAAGGTGCTATGATCAAGAATAAGGTCCGATGTTTTGAACATCTTTCCAATTTCTTTAAGAGTGTAAACTTCTTTTTTCTCCGGCGCGGCGAAAGTTGTATTCTTATCATGCAAACATTTAGCAATCTCCATAACAGCCTCTTTATCTTCTTCATCAATAAAGTTATTTAAGATGATTTCAGATAAAGGAGACTCTTTGGTTTGATCAATATATCGCAAAGCATTAAAGCTCAATTTCTGATCTTTAATATAAGCGAAATGACTTCCTAATTCGGTATACTGAATTTGAACAATGCCATACAATTTGGTTTCACGAATTTCAATCTTATCGGCGCAGTTAACCTTGTACTTAATCTTAGGAATTGAAGCTGCCGCTGTATTGATTTCTTCTTCATCAAGAGAATCAAGATGAGTTCCATTTTTAGGAACATAGAAACCATATTTAACAGCAAAAGCAGCTTGCGCAAGACGAACAGTGTTCTCTTTGGCTTTAATAGAATTAACGCCACAAACAATATCAACACGTTCAAAGCGGATATTACCGTCTTTATCAACAAATTCGATATCTCCACAATCTTGCATAACCTTAGTGACACCCTTCAAACCAGTATGACTGGTAATACGAGCATTTCCAGCTTTGTAATAAGCAGTGTAATCAATACGAATAGCTTCAGAAAAGCCAACTTCTTTGATTTCCTTAATAAGGATTTTATAAACACCATCCACAATAACTGGAACGCCGTTATAAGTACCAAGTTTAACAACGCCGCCCTTAGAAAAATATTCTTTTCCTTCTTTAACTAACAAAGATTCTGGACCATCAAATTCTGTTTCAATATGACGATCCTGAAGAACAATCTCCCTACCAATACGGGGACTAACTTCAATATCCCCTGCAACCATTCGATAACTGTCTTCATCAATCTTTTCATAAACCATCAAGGCATTACGAAAAGTTGAATCTTTAGTAACCAATTGATTGTCTTCATCACGAATCAAGTCTTGCAAGAAGATAGCTTCATCAGGTTTCTCAAGGCGGAATGCATCGCCATTAAGATGAGTCTTCAATCGCGCAGGCAAAGCTGATTTAACAGGAAAAATAGTATAATAACCATTTACATCGCCTTCTTCATTGTAAACCAATTCAAAACCAGTTGCAGTTGGTTCACGACTGAATTCGTCAACAGCTGCAACAAGCTTATTGCTTTTAGAGAGCATTGTTTCAGAACCAGGATACAAATTAAAAAATTTAGCATTCTCAACAATAACCTCTTTAGAAATACTCATAATGGCTTTGGAATATAAAGCATCACCAAGTGGACGATTTGCAATCTCTTTACGGAATTCGATCACCCCGCCTGTATTGCTGCGATATGGATTCAGCAACACAACAACATTAGATGCCTTTAATTCTGCATTATAAGCACATTTATGAGTGTATTCTACAAAATCTTTAATAGCCTCAATGTCACGGCGAATATAAGTAGAAAACACTTCAGGATGCTTAACAGCATCATCCAAACGTTCTTTAAATGCAATGAAAAGTAATTCTAAATGAGAGAGCATTTCCAATGGTATATTCTTATTGATATGACGTGTACAATACACAAAACTTGGCCAACGACAATTTGGATCGAAAAATGAAGATGGAATTTCAACTTCAAAATCCAGTGCCGGAGAATCTGGATTTGATACACACATACGCAATAAACCATTGTGCATATCCCATTTCACACGATCAGGATAAGCCAAATCATTTGAGAAAATAGAAAACACATCAGCTAAAGATGCGTATTTACTGATAACTGGCACTTTACCAGAGTTGGGGCGAATGTTCATAACCCAGTCCTTTCAAGACGGATAAAAACAAAACGCTCTGCAAAAGCAGAGCGTCAACAAAAAACATTAAACCTTTATTGTGTAAAAGTAATGTCTACCAAGTTTATGAGAAAGTGCAACTCGTCTCGTTGCAGGTTTCCCAGTTGTATTAAAAAACAAGCTGCCGCGAGTACTATCTCTCCATGCGCCAATATGATACAAAACATATTCTCTAGCAACTTGCTTTTGAATCTTATTATACAAATCCATATTCTTACGGCGATTAACATATTTAGAACCTTCGTATTGGTTCTTCATGTAAAAATTACCACAAACAGTATTTTTAAATGCTTTGTGTTCAAGTCTGTTAAACATAACATCTACAACAGCCTTAACACCTCTCTCGCCTTCTATACCAGCTTCAGTATATGCCATATCAACCAAACATTTCAATTCAGCTTTATGGTTCACTTTTTCAACTGTTCTTGCCATAGCAGGCATAGAAAATAAAAGAAATAATGACATCAATGTTACAATAATCTTATTCATAAAATTCCTTTCACTAAAAAGAAATGAGCCGTATCACACGGCTCTTTTGGTATTAACGTTCCAAATAACGCTTAAGGAGACTACCATGCGCTTTATATTCTCTTCGTCACGCTGGAAGACGAAGTAGGAGAATCAATCAACACTCCATTACCACAACCCGTACCACTTTCATCAAACATATTATTAATAAGGTCTTTGCAACAACCACAACAAGTAGTTGCACCAGTTTTGCAGACTAAGTCTTCAAATGTACCATTATCATTAATATGGTTAATAATAGTTTTATGATTAATATTATTACAAATACAAACAACCATCGTTTAAACCCTTTCAATTTAATCTTCGCAAGAAGCTTTAGTTATAGGATATCGGGACAGATTTTTCAACCTGTCCCTTATCCAAATGCAGTCATGCATCATTACAACAAGGAGTTTTCAAAATGAATAATCAATACGGCGTTGCTGTCTTTCCACTACTGCCGCCATAGGTTCTTATTTCTAAGAACACTGTCAGAAAGGACTTTACGTCAATAGAATTTGCTATTAGGTTTCCCATTGGTAAAAATAGAGCAACCAGAAATCTCAACTTTTCTGTTTAAAAAACGAAACCTAAATAGCAAAACTTTTGTCAGTGCTGCGAATAAACAACACGTTGATTTGGAACAGGTTGCCAATAATCATCTTTTGGCATCACTTTCCAAACTTCACCGGCGCTATCTTTTACAGTGCCATCACGATACACAAGAGCAATAGTACGCTCAATTTGTTCAGATTTCTTGCACAAAACAGATTTACCAGTAAACAAATTTTGTTTTTTGTCAAATTCAGGAAGAACGTTAATCAACAAACGGTCTCCAGCTTTAGGAAGTTTACGCATAATATTTATCTCCATTAAGAAATTTGTAAATTATACTACATTTTGATTGTTTTTTATAACACCAATTATTTATAGGTGCTATAAAAATGAATTTTACCTACGCGAACAGTTTTGAACATACGCTGTGAAGGCAATTCGCCAGTGAAATTGTATTCCAATCCACCACCAGTGTGATATTCAAAAATACCCATCTTATAGAATGTATACAACTTGCGCGCGATAGTTTTTTCACGAGCATAAGAAGTAGCTGTCCATCCAGATGAGATTTTATGAACATAAGTTTTATTCCAAGGCTTAACAGCACGATCATCACGAATAGCGCATAAGGTATTTGCATATCCGTTAGCTGTCAAACGATTAATAAACATCTCGCCAAGGGCCTCTAATTGCGTATTGGTAAACTTTTCATTGCGCTGTTCCAATACAAGGGTCTGTGCAAGACATTCAGACTCCTTTGGATTTACATAGGGAGCCTGTTGGGCAAATGCGCTACTAATACAAGTAGCCAACGCCAAAGTTGTAAAACATTTAGTTAAGTTCATTTTAATACCTTTCACATAAGATTGATTCATAGGGTGATAACCCGGCTTTAATGTCGGTGTCGATTTTGAGCTTTATTTTACAAACTGTCGGATAAAAATAAAATTTATTCTATTTGTTTGTTTTAATTTCTCAAAAAGAAACCGACATATTATCTATATCGGCATTTTTCTACTGTCGTTTAAAAAGATTCTTCACAATGGTACTTCTAACCAATTCTGAATCATCATTTTCATAGATATCATCTAAAAGCTCTTTGGATAAATTGCGGTTATGTTCAAGATGTCCAATTATAATATAAGCATCATCAACATCACAAATAATATTGCCAAAGTTTTTAGTTTTATAAATGCCTTTAGATTTATTGCGGCTGAAGAAATTAAAAGATTCTAATGAAAAAGCTTCAAGAAACTCTTTTTCAGAAAGATTATGATCATTCAAATAGTTAGCATGCCACAGCATAGCATTATGCAGGCCATAATCTTTCAAATTCTTAATAAAAGCATCTTGTATATTCATTTTACTTACCCCCAGCGATATATTTACCAATATCAGTTTCATTTTGTTTCTGATAATCAGTATTATGGATTTTATCATCCAAAGTTTTAATTATATATTGAACCAATTCAGATTTACCATTGGCAGAAATATATAATTCTTTCTTTTCGGCCATGTTAATAAGATTAAGTTCATAATAATTTTCAAATTTAGATGGACTACGCTTGTAAATTGTCAAATTCAAATTTACCCGCGGCGATTGTGATTTATATTCCAAATATTTATAACCATCTGACATTTCAAGACCGGCTAATGTAACCTTTGTATCTGCTTTATTGATTTCATTTAAAATCTGTCCAAATAAAACGTTTTCAGATGCAGACAATTTACTTGGTGTAACCTGAGAAGGACTACATCCAGTTAAAGCAATTCCAATAATGCCAATGTATAAAAGCTTTTTCATAATAATCTCCAAATTATTTTAACTAAATTCAACAAATTCTACTCTTGGATCATCTAAAGTAGTCCCAATAGATGTCATTCCTTCAGTAAAATATACATCCATATGTTTCATCGAATAAGAACCACCGCAATTATCATATATAAGAACTTCTGCATCCTTATTGGCAATTTTACCCAATTGTTCAATCAATTCTTTAACAGTCATTTTAATCTCCTTAAAAGTTGACTTTTGTCTCAAAAAATCTACAAAGTAGTTTTTGATTTATCAAAAAGATACCGACACGTTTTTGCTATTTAACGCGCCGGCATTCTTTTTATTTTTCCAATTCGACTTTACCTGTAACATCAGAAGCTTCTTCAAGTTTACCATCAATAAAGGCTTTAATAACTGGATATATTACCCAACCTACTAATGCAAGAATAGCTAATTCAGCTATGAAGATAAGTGCTTTTGGGACAAAGAAAACAATAAAACCAATAACAGAAACAACTGTTACTGCTTTAGGAAGTGAAATACTTCCATTTTTATTATAAAACAAACGGGCACAAATAATATTAAACGCGCCGGTCATTTTCTTTTGAACTGCCTCTTTCATTTTAATTCCCTTCCTATTGAAATCTAAATCATCAGGATTAAACTTTTCAGAAGATAGTATAAACAAATAAGCATTATGCTAAGCTCCCCATTTTGGGATTATTAAAGCAACTCAATTTTTCTTGAATTGCGCTTTTTCCTTCAGTAGAAGCTTTATCTTTTAATGCTTTCAAAGTCCATTTAGCTGGATAATCAATCCATTTACCATCTTCGAATTTTTGATAACCATACATTTTAGATAGCACAAATAATGTACAACCAAAGATTAAACCAGTAGCGGCACCAATAACAAATCCAGACATAGTTCCAGATATACCACAAGCAAAACCAATAAGCAATGAGAATACAAGGTCTACATACGCTTCATATCCTAAAACACGTTTCAGGAATGTTGGAGATGCTTTAGCCATAACAGAAATAATTGCTAGACTAGTTACAAGCGAACCAAACACAATCATAGAAATCATTTTGATTTATCCTTATTTATTGAGTTTGAACTCTTCATGTTCATAATCATAAAGTTCTTTGAATGAAGTAGTTTTAGATTCAAGAACTTCTTGACGTTGTTTTTTAATTTTTTCAGCTTTACGAAGAATTTCTTCTTCGTGTTCTTTTTTCTGCTCTTCAGAATATTCTTTCATATCGGCACTTACATGTTTACAAAGCAAATAAAAAGAACGAATAATTTTTCCAGAATTAAGAAAACCCCAAAGAATCAAAAAAGTAATTGCAGTAGCTAACACAGTAAGCTCCTTTAAAAATTATGATTTTGACGTTGGCATAAATACTTTAAGCCCATTAAAAATGAAGAAACAAATCAATCCAAACAAGATAATCTTGAATGAAAATCCAAAAATAATAAATGAAGTGTAAGTTTCCATTTAACATTCCTTTCTTTTATTTAAAGAATTTGAGAACTAAGCTTCCAGTTTCATTTGGAAATAAGATAAAAGCCCAAAAGATGCCTGTTACAATGAAATCAAAAGCAATCCAACTTTTACGAACATTCACTCTTTTTTCTCCTATAATATAAGTGATAAAGATAACAATAGGAATCAGTGCACCAAACAAATAGAGAAAGTAAATCCACGGCGCGGCAAAGATATTAATATCCATATTAAAATGAACCTCCAATTTAAAATTGTTTAAAAAAGTTGATAAACAAATAAAAAGAATTGTCTTAAATTAATAAACAACAATACAAAAACAACAATACAAAAAGAAACAACAACAGACCATATTGAAATTTAAAATTAAAAACAAAATTCCTCTTATTGGTTTATAACCTTTAATTAAAAAATAATAAAAGAGAGAACCATATCAAATAAGATATGAAATCCTCTCCTTCATGAACTGTATTTCTAATTTGTTAAAGAGCAAAACTGATATCCATGTAACCTATAAGCCGTAGCTAAAGCTGCTCACGCAGATACAATAGGAAAATAAAAATGCTAAACAGCAAAAGTTTTGCGAACTGCTATTTAAAAAAGAAAAGAACAACATTACACATGGTTATCAAAAAGATTGAAGAGAGCCCCTATCAATAAGGAGCTCTCCATTCAGATGTTATTCATCTTCAAACAGGTCATTATCGTCAACAGATGCCAAAGGTTCAGTTTCTGCTTTAGATTCAACTTTACGATTCAAAGACTCCCGGCGGCGCTCTGATTCTTTACGAACACGTTGAACAGGACCATTGTCTTTCTTATTGGTAGAAACACCAACAACAGGAGCAACATCTTTAGTCAACACACTCAGATCAAAATCATTAGCATCATCAGCACCAACAACATCAACGGCGCCAAATTCAACACTGCTATCTTCTTCAGAAATAGAAGAAGCCAATGTACCAAGTTCAAAACCAGCAGAACGAGACAAACTATAATTTTGAACATTAATACGAGCAGTAACACACCAAGGAGCAGGAACAGCATTATCATCAGGTTCAAAACGAGATTCAAACCCAACAAGATTGCCATTCTCAAAATGAATCAAATCATTACGAGAAATTGCTTCTTCAAAAATTTCCGCGCGGGATAATCCATTGCGAACAGAAGCATTACCAATAGAAAACATAACAACACGAGCAAACGTTTCTTTACCATTCAAAGTATCAAAAGATACTTCACGACGACTAAACTGAGTACCAGTATATTCATCATCAGATACAGAACCGGCCGCGCCGGTATTACTAATACCATAAGTATAAGCAGGATACAAAGTATCACACTCTTTATTGATATTAATAACACCTTTACCAATAATACGTAAAGAAGTATCAACAGCTAAACGAGAAAAAGCTTTAGGAGCTTTTCTAACATCAACTTGTTTAACAGTACCATTAATAACAGCAGGAACAGTATCAAGTTTAAAAGAAGCTGTATCAACAACAATAGCATTACAAGCATTGGCGGGAATGTATAAGACAGCAGAATCAATCAGGGCACCAGAAGCAATAAGACGAGCATATTCATCCAAATAATTTTTCAGATACGCTTTAAATGTAGCAATAGTGCCATTATTTCCCAATGCTTTAGGTAAACGCTTGATTTCGTTGTTATTAAGCGATATAAACAAATCGCCAGAAGAAATTTCTTCAAAATACTTCCATGCAGTAAAGACATTTAAAGCTTCACGATTTAAGATTGCATAATCAGACTGCGGGAAATCAGCTGAAGGACAAACAGGAAAAGTGGATAAGCGAGATTCACTGATAGAGAGAGCATTAAACACAGGTTGCGTCTCTAACATATTGAAATTAAAGGCATTATTGTTACGAACTTTAGCAGCACGTTCAGAATTTGTGTCATTTACACTGAAATGATAGCCATCATCAGCATTTACCGCAGCCCAGCAAGTTCTTTGGCGCTTTTGCTTGCTAAAAAGATTGTTTGAAATAAAATTCTTGATTGCAAAAAGGCTCACTTGAAAACCGCTAGGATGCTCAGAATCTTCTTTCACAGACAATTGATACAAAAGACGCGCATTTTCTTTCGATGGTAAATGCACAATTCCAGAAATGTTATGAAAAGTGTTCACTGTGTTTTGTTGTTCAAGATTCAAATTTTGGTCCAAATTTAAGTTCAAATCGTTCATTTTTCGATTCCTTCTAAAAAGAGTTTACATTTGTGCGATAGCACGTTCATTGAAGATCGCCATTTTATTGGTTTCACTTCAAAAAATAACCGACATTTAGTTTACTTTAGTTCACTTCTTTCACTATTGAGCACTCTTATTCTTATTAAGGTTCGCTTCTATTGGTTTACTTCTATCTCGCTTAGGGAACTTTTTCGTCTTTTTCTCTATTACCAATAGGAAAATATAGATTATGCGCGCCAGCGCTATCTTTTTCAGATTTCTTGTTTACTTTTAATCGGTTTGTTTTCACTCTCTAAATTGATGTTTTCTGCGTTAGCAGCCTTTAGGCTATCTTTCTTAGGGAGATTTTAACACTTCACTTATGAACCGATATCTTGTTTGTTCACAATCCGCATGTTTATTAGGCTTTTCAGCACTATATTAATAAAAGTGAAGACTTTTCATTATGCCAAATATACTTTTTCTAATGGCGGCAAAGGGAGCAAAGGTTATATTTTCAAGATTCCTTATTCAATTAAACTGTATTCTTATGTTTCAGTTTTTTATTAAACAGATTTACATCCTTCTCTAAGCAAGTGATACCAATGCTTTGTATGAAGTCTCAAATATAATATTTTGTGCTTCAATTAAAGACCGACACAGTTTACTCGATAGAGATGTTTATTTTCTCTAGGGAGAAAATCGTCTTTCATATAAGAACCGATACAATAAGATTAGAATCCTACGTATTTATTGGACTTTTCCTCATTATGTTAGTAAGTTCACATATTTTTCATTATACGGTATACACTTTTTCTAATGCTGGCTTCCGAGCAATGATAATCAAAACCTATAATCCTGTGTATGTTTGGTATTCAATTTTTGTTTATTTCTATTTATTTGGATTTATATGGTTTTCTCAATCCCGCATGAATACTGGATTCTTCAATTTGAGAATTTAATAGTCGTTCGTGTTCACTCACTCCATATTAAAATGATGTAGATACTTTTCTAGGGAGAATTAGAGAACCTACTCTAAGATGTGCTATCTTTCTTAGTAAGATATCTATTCTTTATCAATAAGGAACAGACATCTATTAATAAGAGGTGTATTTCTAATATGTGAATTACTTCTCTAACCAATAGGGAACAGATAAGTATAGTCCCGCGCCATGTGTAAAAATATTATTAATGAACAGTATATCCTTTATTAAGAACTTAAAGCCCTTAATTAAGGTAGTTCACAATAACATCGCCGCCGGTATTTTTCATATTCACTTAAAGCATGCGTTCGCTTGTTCACTTCTAATGCGCTCGTGTATCTAACTAAAGTTACTAAAGTAGAAAGCTGCTCACGTTCGCTCGCAGACATTTGCTATGTACTGTTGCTTGTTCTCTTAACGCGCTCGTCTTCACTCGCGCTATTGGTTCTTATCTCTTAACAACTGGACCTCGGTAAGAGTTGGGTTGTTATTTCTCAATAAATAGCCGACATATTTTTGCCAAAGAATGCTTCTTTTTCTTATTAGAAATACAGTTGTCATAAAAGAGCCGACACATTTGTATCGACTCTTCCTGTTCTATTTGTAATACTTGTTCATGCGTAAATAGATGTCGCATTGGTTTTGTTCTCTTGGGATGTGTTTTACTTTTTCATTATCAATACGAGATACAGTGTATTGTGAATCTGTATAAATAACATCCGCGCCGGGATATTTTTCTAATGCTAACTGAACTGCTTTCAATTCAGCTTCATTATTATCCCCATTGAACATCTCTACATGACCTTCAAACATGAGTTCATCACAATATCCAATCAAGTAGAGATTGTATCCAATACGTTTAGCATCACAATAGATGATAGACATCAGGCAGCATCTAATTCACCGGCGAGACCTTTAGCAATCAAGCCTTTTTCACCAGAACGGCCAAAGTCTTTTGTTGTAGCTGCATCAACAATACCAAGTACAGTGCGGAACACAGTGAACACCAAAGCAACAGCTGCTTTGACAATGTACCAAACGCCATTAACAAGATAAGAGAATGCGCCTTTAGTAAAGTCCCAGCACAAACCAACTGTGTTTTTGAAGCCAACAGTGATTTTATGAGTCCAAGTTTCTTTCTCTTCTTCGGGAGTGTTTTGCACAGCCGATGTCAACACTTCCATTGCTTGTACAGCTTCTTCTTCGGTTGCATGTGTTTGTTCCAATGCACCATAATAAGATTTAGCTGCGGCGTCTACAATTTCAATACCGGTTGCTTGTGTCAAAACATTATTAGGATCAACTTTAACTTTGTATCCTTCCATTGCCAAGATATAACGGCGAACAGTAGAGAGCACATTGCCAAATGATTCAGTTGAACCATCATAAGCATCAGCTGCTTCTTCGATTTGTTCAAACAGTTTAGCTTGAGCTTTGCCAGGTTTAACAGCTTTAACAATTTTAGCTGCTTCAGCTTTGTCTAGAGCAACAGATTCAGGAGTAAGATAGTTCACGCCAGGAACTTGTGCTTCAGGGAAAACGAATTGAATTTGTTTAGTAGGAGTAGTCATGGTATTTACCTCTTCAGTTGGTTGGTTATCAGATTGGTTTTTGGTTTCTTCAACAATAGAAGAAAAGAACGCGGCCGCTAATGGACCGATGTCATTCAGAGACGTAATCACATAATCTCCGACACAACATTCGTTGCCAATATTGGCAATAATTTCCTTATTTGTATAATAACCAACAAGAGATGCATATTCAGCACAAAGCTGAGAATGTTTTTGTTCAGCAACTTTTAATTGATTTGCAAACAAAGGTCCCTTCTTTTTAAAAGAAGGAATCTGTTGTTCTAAACGTTTTAATTCTGTTCGCACAATATTAAGACGTCTTTTCAATTTAGCCGGCGACAATGTTTTATCAATTTGAACAGTTTGCATATTAACCTCCAATAGGTTGTTATTTCAAAATCAAGTGGAGTTTTGATAACTCGTTTATCAAAAGAGAACCGACACATTTTGTATCAGTTCCTTTATTGGCTAAACTAATCCTAAATGTCGTGCCAGTCCATCGCCACAATTGAAACTAACAGTCCAAGTATTAGGGTCGTATTTAATATTGCTAATAGAGTCACGACAAGTTACCCCACGATGATTTTTAAAGATAAAGTTCATAGAACCAGCCATAGTTTCAGGTTGGAAACCTGTTTTGTCCATAAATGTACGGACATCAATTTGTAGTAACACGGCATTCTCCTTTTAATAGAGATTCAACATTACCATTGGTATCCAGTATTTCAACATCAACTTCTTTTGTAACTGGTGTAAACCAACGACTCTTTTCTAATTTGTTTGGAATATCTTCTAAATAAGAATCCAATACAAAACGAACATAACGATTGTTCATTGGATTTGCTAACCAACGGAGTATTAGCATAGAAATGAGATGCCCAATAGGTAAAGCAATCAATACAAGGATAATCATAACAGTTGTAGGTAAAATCATTTTTAAATCTCCTGATTTAGTTTGTTTCATTAAGATACAGACACAAAAGGAATAGTATGCCCGCCGACACAATGTTCCTTTTATAAAAATAGTTAATCTCAGAATCTGCGAAGCAGTTAGGAATCTTGCTTCATATAGATGCCGACAAGAGTTTTTACACTCCCGCCGGCACTTTCTCATCTATTTATTATCAAACAGTGAATAACGAACAGCACCAGAACCAACAAGGCGTTCAACAGTTGATTTAGTTAAATCACTTGCACGTGGATCACGAACTTCTCTTATGAGGAGAGTAATAGGTTCACCATTTTTATACATAGTATACATATCAGTGCTAACAACGCCGGCGATTATATTATTCCCTTTTTCGACAATAACATGAGTAAACCCATCTTCAGTTGAGTATTCACTACGAATAGAGTCAACCTTTTCAGGACGTACAACAACGTTCTGTCCTCTGTATTGTTCAATAAGTGTAAAGCCTTCATACGGAGTGGAGAAGTCAACTTCAACACGAGAAACTACTGGCATTGGTGAGCCATCCGAATAAACAGTTGGACGAACGCGAACAGCTTCTTTGTCCAGAGAGTGTGCTTCTTCCATCAATGGGAACATTTTAGCAGCGAACATCCCAAATGCAGGAACAACTTTTTCAAACAGCCCAATGTATGTATCAAACATACGATTGAACAGATCAATAGAGCGGATAGTATAAGTTTCAGCAAAAGAGAGCTCAATCTCATAATTGCCATTCACTTCGCCTTCTTCAACGTTGAACACAGCTTCGTTACGAATTGCCTCAAATTCTTTTGCATGTGAAGTCTTACCAAATTTGCCAGCAAGAGCACTGAAGGCATTTTTCACAGTGTTAACTTTTGTTTTAACAAAATGAATAGAAGCTTTAACAGCAGACAGTTCAGCAGGAGTTAAAGTAAATTTGATTTTCATGATTTTGTCCTTTCAAGACAGTTGATTAAAAATAGGTGATAGATTTTTCTATCAAAAGAGAGCCGACACAAGATATGTAAATATCCCGGCGGCCCATAAAATCAAGGAGAGATATCGGGAGTAGGAGAACTCCCAAACCAAAATCCAAAAACAGATTTTGGAAAAACATGAAATGTCTTCATAAGAGAACCGACACAAACGTATCAGTTCCCGATTGGTTATTCATAAAAGAATGAATTAATATCCATAACAACAAAGTCTTTATCATACATAATAATGTATTCATTATCGCCAGTACAAATATTTAATTGCCTCCAGTTGTTATAGGTAGGCTTAGCAGACAACAGGAATTCTCTTATTGATTCTTCATCAAACGGAGTTACTTCAACAACCAATCCATGTCTGCATTTGTAGTAATTGCCACTACTATATTTCTCTGCTTGTTCGTAAAAATTGAAACCATCCAGAATATCCGGATTAATAAACTCTTCATCCTGATCAACAAGATAAGGAGACGGGAACTCACCATCAAACTGGAACTTTGATTTAGCTAAGAACTGAATCAAATCATCTCCGATTTTAAGATTAAAAGGCGTTAATAACATTTTGAACTCCTTATAAAGACATTATTGCAGAAACAGGATACCAATCATCTGTATTAGACATATACATAGGAACAATAGAGCCATTTTCCAATGTGTCCATACGAATAGGGCAATATGGATACTCTTTCTTGAATTTCCAATATAGGCCCCATGCTCTTTTAGTTGGATTATTAGTTCCTTTAAATTTGGAATCACGATATATAGCCGCGCGTGAAGTTTTCTTTTCTTCCTTAACTTGAGCGTTGCGCAAATCTGATTCTAATCTTCCTATTGTTTGATTCGCTAATCCCAATTCAACAGATAGCTTTTCAGCCATAGAAACCAATTCAGCTTTAGTCTTTTTATTCAGATTCATTTTCGAACCCCTTTCAAATCAAATTCAAAATCACGATCATAAACAGCAGGACCATCTTTATACCACATACCATTAGGTAATAAACGATAAATAGTAACAATTTGACCGGGCTTCCAACTGTGACAACGATACACATAAACAGTATCAATACCAAGGGCACACAGTTCTTCAGCATATTGTGGATCCCGCGCATGGTACATCAAATCGTCCAATGTTCCTTCTAAACGGAATTCAGGAAAAGAAGAACAAACAAATGCAACTTGGTCTGCATAACGAGCCCATTGAATTAATGGAAAAACATTTTTCAAAGTTAGTTTAGCCATGACAAATCTCCTTGAGTTGGCTGTTGTAGAAAAATAAAACTATTTCAAAAAGGGACCGACATAAACGGTCCGAAATTAAGGAGAGATAGAACAATGAAAACGAAATTCTTTCATAAAAGTGCCGACACAAAACGGTTAGCTTAACAGTAGCACTAACTACAGAGAGCGAACAGTCTTGACACGGAGTGTAGATGATAAGTTCATAACGAATGGCGATGCGAGAAAGGAAAAGGATGCGCACCGACAAGGACATCTAGAATAACCATCTTGGTTGTTTATCCTTTCAAAAAGAAACCGACACGAACAAATGCACAACTGCTATGTTGAACAGATGCACAAATATCCGCGCCGGAGGTATAAACAGATAAACTGCTTAACTGCTTCGCAGATTCTTATTCCTCTATTGGTCAATAAAGATCCAAATAAGGATCACGAGCAATTTCATCAGAAAGCAAATCAATTTCCTCTTGATACCATTTTAAAGAACGAGGAACAATAAATTTACCAAGTGCCTCAACAATAAAAAGATAATCATCTTTAAGAACGGGAAAAGAAATAAAATTCTGACCAACAATACAACGAGTGTTAATATCAATACAATTAGCAATATTAAGACGAACCTCATTCAGATAAACAGTGAAAGGTCGTCCAGCCATTTCAACAGCAAAATCTGCACGCTCAGAAATAATACGATAGTCCACATCAACAAAGTTTGAGAATATCTCATAAGCAGAGGAAAGCGGAACACGAACCAAGAGTAATTTGTTAGACATTTTAAGTCTCCTTATAAAAGTTAAAGGTTTCACAAAAATCTGCGAAGCAGTTATGTGATTTATCACAGAATATCCGACACAAAACGGTTAATGTTCTGCATTGGTGGGAAAAATGGTGAATGGTTGATGTTTGGAAACCCTCGAGCCGCAAGGCGAGAGGGCCGAAGGGGCGAAGCCCCGGAGGGCCTCACTTGTCCTTCTTCCAGTTGATGTGATAACCATAAAGATATCTCCAACAACCATCTCTGCTCTCATCAAAGAGTCTCGGCAACAACAACTTCAACAGCCACTTCATCTTTTTTAGCAGAAGCCATTGCTTTAACAACAGCAGCTTCTACAAGAGTTTTCTCAGCAGCTACTTTCAGGATAGAACCCATAGCCCCAATAGGAGCTTTAGCAAACTGAGCAGGTTTCACTTTAGCAAGCATTTTACCAAACACATTAACCATAGTGTTACGTTCAACATAAGAAACAAGATTGCCATTTATGCGAGTTGCAAATGTAGCGCTGTGGATTTTGTTCCAGAATGAACGTTGGTTTACATTCACAATGTTAAACAGATTGAAGCTGTCAGTATGAACGTCATAACCTTCACCATTGTAATGATTTACTTGTCCAATACGAGACAAGCCATAAGTGTCTGCCATTGCATAGATGTTAGAAGCAACCAGCTCAGCTAAGTCAGAAGCACGGCTCAATTCAAAATCACCTTTCATGATTAAAGCTTTCCATGCTTCAACACGGTTAATTTGTTCACCATGTTGAGCTTCACCCATCATGTAAACGTTTTCAACCACGTTAACTTCGCCTTTGCTATGTTTCATATTTGTAACAGCATCAGATTGAACAGCTAAGCCATACGCGGCGATGATGTCATTAACAGTTTCTTCGGTCAAAACTTCACCGTCAAATGTTTTCTTGCCAGCCAAACCTTTCAAGAAAGGAATAGCAACAATCAAAGCATTTGTGTGTTTGCCTGTCATTTCTTTAGCAAGTGCAATTACTTTAACTGCATCTTGGAAATCATCACGGCTATAAGATTTAACACTTTCGCTATTGATCCATTTAGTTTTAACAACGCTAGAAACTTCATCTAATAGGTATGCATATTGAGTGCCCCAACTAACAGATTTTTTAACTGAATCCAAAGTGAAGTTGGGTTGATTGTTCATACCAACCATTTCAAACACTGTAGCACGGTCGCCATCAGTATCGTCTTGGTTTAGGATGTGAACAATAGGATCCACATAGATAGCAGATGCTTCAACAATCGCGTTCAACTCTTTCTCAGCTTGAGACTCATAGCTCATAACTGATTTAGCTTTAGCAGCCAATTTACGAACGTTGTTTTCCATCAATACAGGGAATTTAATGAAGCCAACTGCGCCGTTGTTTTTGATCACTTTAGCAACTTTACGATCATTGCACCATACAGTGAAGTCGTCCTCTAGTTGGAATACAGTTACCAAGTTACGGCTGTTAACCAATTCAAATTGGAATGCCTCATTTGCAACAAACAGCTCTTCCAGCGCTAAAGTGTGTTTAGCAAAAGTTTTGTGTTCATCTTTGGCAAATGCTTTATTGCGGATCATCATTGCAATAGAAGCGAATGTTTTAAACATATCGCCGCCGAGGAATTTCTTAACACCTTCGCTATCGACAATAACACGGTTAACATCATTCCAGTATTGAGAACCTGGGAATACATATTCACGGCCTTTGAAAGTCAAAGCGAAACCTTCTTCGAGATTGAATAAACCAGTCCAAGAGCCAATACCATAGTACAGGTTGTTAATAAATTGGTTCATAGTTTCAGCAATAGTCAAACCGCCGCGATCATCTTTTTTCAAAGATACGCATACAGATGAAACTGTACCGTTATTGATAAACAAACGACGCAAAGCAGAGGTGAATACTTGATTCATAATCACTTTAGTTTGAGCCTCATCAAATTTGGCAAGACGAGAACCTGCTTTCAGATTAGGAAGTTGAACCAAAGCATTATTATCCATAGCAGCATGAAGATAAGTTTCCAAAGCTTCTTTACCAAATTGAGCTTCGATTTGATGAGCTACTAACAAACCACCAAAGCCTTTTTTGTTAGCTTTAACAACTTCGCCGTTATCAATCATGACTTTCAATGCTGCAACAGGAGAGTAGGTCATATCACCAGCAACAACAGGAGCCAACAACTCACGAATGAGAGTAATCTCCTCAGCTTCAACAGCCTCTTCTTCAGTTTCTGTAACAAACCCTTGGAAGAAATCAAACTCTTCTGTATCAACAGTATCAGCGCCATTTACAACTGGAGCATCAATTTTCTCTTTAAGAGTTTCAACACCTTGGTTACGAACATAACCTTGCAGACTGTAGAAATCAGAAACAAACAATTCTTCTTCAACGCAAGAGAAACTGTATTTCAAGCCATCAACTTCAACGTACTCCAAGTTATCTTGAATCATTTTGTTCAGATCAGAAACAAGTTTTTCATCTTTTGAAATGTTCACAATGAATTCATTGATGTCAACTTCTTTACCTTGGGTTTCCAATACAGCATGGGCTAAACCTACCATACCAGATTTGAACATAGGCACAACAACTTCCGCGCCAAGTGCAGAAAGGATGCCATCAACAACACTGCTACCAGAATTGTATGCAACACCTTTAGCATGGTGTTTAGAAACAAAACGGAAGAAACCGTATTGTTGTACCAACTCTTTAGTAGCTTGAGACATACCGCCGGCAAATGCTGCCAACAATTTGTTATTCATAGCAACTTCAGGAGCAACAGCAGAACCATCAACATTAGTAACAGTAGTCAATACAGCTAAACGACGTTTGCCAATAGAGACTTTATTACCTCTATTGGTTTCCAACACCATACGGGCAATAGCTTTTTTAGCATCATAAACGCTCAGTACGGTATCACCAAGATAAGAGGCAACCATAGATGATTCATGTTCCCATGTTGCCAAATTGCGGTTCATCAATTTGTGGCTGATATCTGCTGAAGTGTTAACCAAGAATGCAGAGATAGTTTCTTCGCCTTTGAAATACTCTTTCAGTTTGAACAAGATTTCTTTATCAAAGCAAATCGCCTCACGAGTAGCAACATCTTCTGCTACATCAGATTGCATACCAGCAAACAATTGAGAATTCACTTCCAAGTTAGTTGGAATGAAGTATTGCAAACCAGCACGTTCTTGCATTGCTTTAAAGTTATCTTTAGCATGTGCATCTTTGGCTAAAGAAACCAATGCAGCCAGTAATAGGTTGCCGTTAGTAATACGAACACCATAGATTGTTTTACGAGTCAACTCTTTGCCATTAACAGATTCTTTAGCAGTATGAGTCACTGTTAAGAAGCAGCGAGACAACAATGTATTCATATTCTCACGAGTGGCAATTGCCCAAGTTGCCAATTTGAAGCTTTGACTAACATTGAAGATTTTTCCAAAGTTTTCTGCATCAGCAGGAAGCTGGCCATTCACTTTTGAGAAATAAACTTCAAGTGATTTAGCAATAACTTCACCACCTTTAACGTCTGCTACTACATCAGCAGCAGTTGTTTTGAACTCACCAAATGAGGTTTTCAAGAATACAACACCGCCTTGTTTTGCAGTGCGCAATGTAGAAGATACAGCTTGAATAGATTGTTTATCTTCAGTGCTGAGGTTTACTTTACGGATGATTTCGATATCAGTTTTCATGGTAGTCTCTCCAGATTTTTGTGAAACTTCTGCTTCACGAGTTGTTAAAATAAAGTCAGAAGAAGCTTTTTCTTCTGTTTGTTTTACTACTTTTTTAGCCCATTTCAGACGAGCTTTTGATGCAACCTCTTTGGCTTTAAAACCACGGAAGTCTTCTTTGTTAATAACTGCTACAACCATTTCTTCTTCATATTGTGCTTCATTACGAACACATACAATAATTGCATCAGTGTGCAACTGTGGAATAGATTTGTTAGTAGCATAGTAAACAACTACTTCATAATCGCCGCCGGTAATTTCTTCTTCAAAGCGAACTTCTTTGATAGCAGCGAATTGAGAAGCAACAGTGCCTAAAGTGCCAATAGTAGATACTTCTAATTTACGAGCAGCTTCAACAACAGTTGCAACAGTTTGGTTTACAGTATTAAATTTAGTCATGATAACTCTCCTTAATGAGTTGCGCTTGGGTCCTAGGACGACTAATCCTAGATAGCATTTATAATAAAAGTTTGAGAGACCCTATTCTCTATTTGATGCCCATTATTTTTAGGGCGCTATGTTTAAATATATCCTATATACGTGTAAAGGCATATTAATAATGAAAGCCTAAACAAATATATCTAATATTAATGGATACATTTATTTTTTGTTTTCTTCTATTGGCGCTTAATTTATTTATCAATCGATAGAAGAATAACTTCATCATCTGTATTGATTGCTTTTTATACATTTAAACAATCAGTTAATATATGTATGCGCGATGATGTAGTAACATGCATATAGATGAGAAAGAGATCTTAGTTATTAATCACTCTCTCAATTTTAGTGTGCTGTTGTTCAATACTATGTTTAGCAGCTTTAAGGCAAGATACAGCAGCAAAGGTTGCAACTGTTACAGTACCAATAACAAGTGCAATACGAGCAGCACTACGAATTTCTTCAGAGTAAGAAGAAACAAAAGTTACGAAACGATTGAAAACAGTTTGTTGGTTACGTTTAGCCATGATATTACTCCTTCATATTGAGTAGTTAAATAAAAAGAACACATATGAATGGCTGTTCACATGTGTCCATAAAAGTCTTTTATAAGTAGTAGTTAAAAGAGAGCTACTTAATGATTTGCACTAATATCAGCGCGGGATGATTAATATATTTTTAGATGTCATTAATCACAACATCTGATGTATTATGTTTACAAGCTACATCATCGCTTAGAGCTCTATTTATTAAATAGGTTCACAGAATGCCCAATAGCAATGATACACACTAGCACCATCTGTATCATTCATACAAACAGCATCAACAGGTGTAACAACTCTAAGTATGATAGGATTTCCTCCTATTGATCTGGCTGCTCTACCGGCATAGATACGAGCTAAACCAAGATCATGAGTATAAAAAACACGATCAAGATTTTTCTTTCTTCCTTTTTCTGAAATAGTTTCAGTTGCAACAGGCGGAAGAAGAATAAAATTAATTCCATTAGCATCTGTTGTTCCATGATAGTAAATCCTATTCATGATGTTCTCCAATTAAAAAATAAAAAATGATTAACACTTCCCCAATGAATAAGATTCAAATGCATATATATGAATTCATATTCTATTGGTTTATTCAACCCAGGGGGCAAATCCCGGATACACCCCCATGTTGCAGAGGAGCTATAATACACACCAGATCCCTGCGCGTAAAATGTTGTATATGAAACTCTATTTAAGAACTGCAAGCAGGAGATCTGGTGTTAAGCAAATTGCAGAGCAATTTGACACACCAGGTGCTCAGCTGTGAAACCTATCATACAATTGATGTGAATCAATTCTGACGTGAGTCAGGTATATCTCTCCCTACATCTCACCCAGGGGGCTCTTATCCATCTCTCTACTTTCTCTCTTATATCTCTCGTCTCATTTTTATTTTTATCTGTTTTTACTCTCTAATTAAGGAAACTAATTAGTAGACAATCAATTGTTTTTGTGTTAGTTGATACATGGTAAGATGTTCTATCAGGCTTTGTGCTTGAAACTTTTGCAAAAGATTGATTTATGTATACGTATATATGAAAGGAGTTATTACTTATGAGTCTTGCTCAAAGTATTTATACTCAAACTAGAAAGTTTTTATATGATAGTGCTAAAGAAGCTCAGTATGCTAGAGGTGCTGCTATTTTAGGTGCAGGTGGTGCTGCTTATGGTGCTGTTAGAGGTGTTACTTCTGATAATACTACTGTTATGGGTGGTAGTGTTGGTGGTGGTACTTTTGGTGCTGCTTTAGGTGTTGGTGCTGCATATGCTTTACACAAAAATGCAGGCGCGAGGTCTTTTCTTAAAGATATTCATGCTTCTGCTTTTGGTGTTAACACTCGAGCTAAGAATTTAGCTGAAAGAATGGAAAACACTGGTGTTCCTCTTGGTGGTATTAGTCCTCACAATAGATATAATAATGCTGAAGCATATGTAAATAGTTTTGAAGGATTTGCTGGTAAGAATGCAAATGAGAGTCAAGGGATTCTTGGTGGATTAGGATCTGTTGTTCATGAGAAAGAAGATGTCACTCGCGCTTTCAATAGAAACAAAGGTTTCTTTGATGAATCTGATTCTAGACTCACTGATGATGTCAGAGCTAAAAGAGATGCTTTCTTTTCTAAGGAGATTGAATGATGGCTGGAATAGGCGAATTTTTAACTAGAGGAGCTAGGAAACTTGGTGAAGCTGGTTTGACTGATGCAGATAGGGCCGCGGCGAGGGCTCTTCATTCTAATATGGACAATTCAACCAGATTAGAAAGAATGATGCATAACAATGGTGTTTTAACTGCCGGCGATGTGAAATCTCGTTTGTTTTCCTCTGCTATGACTGGTGGTGCTGTTGCTGCTCCGTTTGGTTTGGCTGTTACCTCTGGGACCGGATCTGACACAACTTTTTCCGACACTATGCAGTTTGCTGCTGCTGGTGCTGCTATTGGTGGACTGATTTCTGCTGGTATCAATGCAAGAAGGGGAAGACTTGGTAGAATTGTCACTGATACTAAATCATTTGCGCATGGAGTGAATACCAAACAAGACGCTATGAAAGTGAATTTTGCTAAAGCATTATTCACTGATGAGTCTACTCTTCAACAAGAGGCTAAAGCTGCGTTCTCAAATCAAAAAGGTTATGATGATGCTGTTCGTAAGTTCAATCGTAACTTTGCTAGACAAGCTGACAGTGCTCAAGGTGGCGCAGGTTTCAGTTTTAATGACAGCATTAGAAATGCGGCGAATCAAATGAAAGAGGCTGTGTTAGGTACTGCTAATACAAATGCATCTAAATTGTCTGGATTCAATGCCGGCAAATTGAGAGTTGGGCCAGAGGTCACTCCCAAAATACCCCCTGCTGCGCAGAGAGAATCATTGAGTAAAAAGGCGATGCAGTCTGCTATTGATAGATCTGAACAGAATCGCAAACAAGCAATGCTTGTCGGTTTGAACAATCGTGTTGCTAACGCTTATGAAGGAACCTCTTGGGCTCAGGCTGAATCTAAACTTGCTCAGAAAGGTTTAAATACAAGACTGATGGACGCAGTGAATTCTCAAAATGTTTCTGCTAGAGCTATTAATGATGCATTTGATAGACGACAAGGGATTTCTGCTTCTGCTACATCAAGACTGAAAGCTGGAAGATCAATGTCAACTGAATCTGTCTTTGCTGGAGGTACAACTTACTCTGGTTTGAATAGTGCTGGTTCTAGCTGGGCTAGCGCAAACAGTTCTAAATTTTCTGGAGGATATAGCAACAAAAGAATTAGCAGATACGGTTAAATATATTTTCAGGGAAGAAGAATTGGCAACTCTTCTTAAGGTTTTACAAATGGAAAACAACACAAATCAAAATGTTGGCGCGGGAAGTAGTAGATCCCGTCCAAAACGAGATCATAAACAACAAAATCCTCAACAAAGGCAACAGCAAATGGCTCAACCAAGAGATATGATGTTCGGGATTACAATTCCACGAACGATAGGAGTCTCGGCACTCTTATCTGCTTTTTCAATGGTCCTATACATTGCATGGGTTGTGGCAGGAATCAACAGTAAAATTGATAACTCTGTCGATCAGATTGAACAAACAAAAAGAGAGCTTCAACAACTTAAAAGTGAAATCGTGACTCGTTCTGAATTGGCAATCCAATTGCAATCAATGCAAAGGGATATAGATCGCGTTAATAACCAGATGCATGAAACACGCTCTAGTGTGAATGATTTAGACAAAGAGTTGAAATCTCTTATTAGGGAAACTAGCAAAAGATGATAGAAATTATAAAGAGAAATTTGGCACTGTTCGTTTCTAGAAAACTGTTCTTTTCTCTTTTTATCTTTCTGTCTTGTTGTGTTTTATTGGACCGCGGGAAACTTGTATCTACATCATTTGAGATGATTACTATCTCTATTGTTGCTGCTTATTTAACATCTAATGTGGCAACTAGATACACTGTTGGCAGAGATGGGTTCACCGCAGATTCATATGGGCAAAAAAGAAAGGTCCTCCCTTCTCCAGATGAGGAGACTGAGGAGGAGTCTGAAGAAGAGTCACCAATGGAGGAAAGAGGGTTCATGTCTAAGGTTAAGGTGATCAAATGATCCTTGAAAGACTTAAACAAAATTCATCTATTAAACGTAAGTTTGGTGTTCACGGCCGGATTAAATTGAAACTTAAAGATGGCTCTGAAAAGATGATATACACCCTTGAATCTCCTTGGGACTTCAATGAAGATGAAAAGAATGGAATAGTTGGCCTATCATGTGTCAATGAAGGCAGCTATGATATTATTATAGAAGAATCTCCAGTGATGGGAATTAAAGTTCCTTTTATTGTTAATCCAAGTTTGAATGTTCAATTAAGACAGAAAGATAATGCGATTGATAGAACGGGGCACGCTTTAGTTCCTAAAAATGATATAGATGTGTTTCATATCTATGGTAGATATATTCTTATTGGGTCTGATATTCTTCGTCATAATGAGGGATTTTATGAGCCTACTGATGGTACAATTGCTTTAAGCTACCTCATGGAGCACATTAAAGAAAACGGAGATAATAAATTGGTGATAAAATGGCTATAATTAAATATGAAAAACTTTCCAAAGCTGGAGAAGACCTAATCAAAGGTTTTGAAGGCTTTGTTGATCATGCCTACAATGATGGTGTAGGAATTATGACAATTGGCTGGGGGCATGCAATCAAAGCTGGAGAATCTTTTCCTGCTAAAATATCAATAGAGGAAGCGGATGAAGTCTTCAGAAAAGATGTTCAGTTCGCTATTGATGCCGTTAATAAACTTGTAACTGTTGAATTATCCCAAAATCAATTCGATGCGCTTGTTTCATTCGCCTTTAATGCTGGAGTTGGAGCACTTAAAAGCTCTACTCTGTTAAGAGAATTGAATTCTGGCAATTATGATATAGCGGCCGAAGAATTTAAAAAATGGAACAAAGGGACAGTTAACGGAAAGAAAGTTGAACTGAAAGGTTTAACAAAAAGACGTAACGCTGAATCTGAATTGTTCAAGGCAAAACAATGCGAAGGCGCAGAATGTTTCTTTGCTTAAAATAAAAAGGACCACAGGAATTAACCTGTGGTCTTATTTTTTATCTTTTTAATTTAATTCGATTTCAAATTCGATCAGATGGAAATCTGCATCGTTTGCAATCTCTACTGAAACTAGAATTGAGAAACCATTTGTTTGTGAACCATTTGCACTGTATGTAAATGAATGTGCTACATCAATAGTATATCCATTCCGTGTTTCTTCTGGATTGAGAATTCGTCTAAGAGTAGAACTAAGTTGTGCACATAGCGAATATGGAGATCTTGTTTCTGCTGCAAAATCGCCATAATTAACCAAAGTTTCCGATACTGATTGTTTCAATTCTGAAATCAGCGCAGCATCTTCTGGCGTTACATCTGGACTAATGCCAGATTCGTCAACCATATAGAAAATACCATTTGGAAGTGTTACATTACTCAATCTGACTAGAGAAATGGTGGAAGATCCTTCTGCCATTTCTTCCATTGATGTAGAATCTCCTGCTTGGATTCTGTCCGTTACGGACTCAGCTGTCGATCTTATAAAAGTATCGGCTTCGTCTAAAATGACCTCCAGTGGTCTTGCTCCCTCTATTGCTTGCTCTGTTTCGCGCGGAAAATATACATGCTCTAGTGTCTCAGGAGGATTGACACATATTAGGTCAGGCTCCTCAATAAATGCTTTAAGTTCTTCGAAAGACATATTGTTACCTGAAGAAGGAGAAGTCGGCGCCTCTCCTAAATTAGTTACGTTCACAACTTGACCTGTAACAAGATCTTTATTGCCGTTAAAGATAAAATCTTTTAGTTCGTTTTGAGTTAGTACATTGGGTTGCATCTGAATGATCCTCTATATGCTTCCATAATTTCAATATATGGAGTTGGAAAGTTTCTGTGTAGCTTATTTACTGTTGTATCATCTGTCACTTCGATATACAAATTATCTTGATTGTATTTGTTTTCATATGCTTCCGCCTCTTCTTGGTATGTGTGGTTAATATAATCAACCAATGCGCGAGGAGAATTAAATGGGTTATCAGATTCATTAGGGAATCTATCATCAATTTCTGATTTTATTGTTTTTGGCAAATTCAAAACAATTTGCATATCTTTATGTGGAACATATTTAATTCCTCTATTATAATTGATTGCCGAGTTGAACAGCATAACAATGATTTCTTTTAGAGGAACAACATAGCCGTCCAGGCTTTGTTCTAAGATTATTGAATAATTAATATTATTCTTAATTTGTTTAAATTCTAGTTCACCGGTTTCTTCATTTACTGTCTCAACAGTTGTTGTACGAACAATACGGTAAGTCAACAGAGCAGTTGATAAGATGAATTTATTTTCTAATTCTTCCATGCCGGTCATGGATTTTCGTTCTTCTTTTGAAACCAGATAGATAACTGGGTAGATATCTAATCTTTCTAATTCAAATTCGCTGAAGCCCATATAGTTTTCATAGAAAATTTTTCCCAGTTTTTCTGAGACTACATCATTCGCGGCCCACACGTCTGTTTCAAGAGTTTTGTCATTAAAAGACAGTCTTGGTTGTGCACACCAAGCTGATACATACGCAAGATTGTGAAATGTTAATCTCTCTGGCTGAGATTGTAGATAACGGTCAGTTAAAAAATCGCCTTTAAGCATCTTATAATTCCTTTTTATTGTTTTATTTTCTATTGAACAGTTTTGTAGAATCAACTACAGTTTGAATTGTACTGATTTTCAAAAAACATGTCAAGTTTTTTCTGAAAATATTGTTGTAAAAATGTGTTCATAGTTTGTTAAGAAACTTTTACACTATTTTGGAAAAATTCTTCTTGACAGGAATTGGGGAAAATATGATATAATACATTCATGCTTTAAGTGAAGGGAAATATCCGTGTCGGGGTAAACTACGGCTTCCGGATTCCTGGATAGAGCATCTCATAGGAAAGTACCGTTAGAAAGATCAACTCGTAATTGATTGAGTATAAATAACCTCTAGAGGGAGGTCGCGTGGAAACTATGATGAAACTCCTAGAAGTGGGCGTGCCTGGCAGAAGGAGTAGGTCGAAAACTGGTTGCTGAAGCAGCGTAAGCTCCCTGATGTAAACTCCCTGAAATTATTATAGTAATACATCAAAGCAATATGAGAGTTGGCCAGTATAAATAAATTCCCTGTTAACAGGAAGAGGGTTTGCAAATCCAATGTCGGGAGACACGGACCTCATGGGAAGAAGAAACAACTCTAGTGTTAGAGAGATACTGTTAATGAGCTCTAACATGTTCAAATATCTTATTTAAGGTTTACGAGACTTACGGGATATTTGTTCTAACTGTAACTGGAAGGGTAGAGATAGACGGACTAATAATCCGCCGCCGTGATCGCCGTGTAATAGCGGGAGTTATGGAACTTATGCAACATGACCATAGCTGAGCAAATGTGTTAGATCTTGCCCAACGAGACGAATGACCTCTGTGCGGAGAAAATAGTTTAAAGTAGTATTAAGTAGTAGTAAATTGTAATTTTTTCTAAATCGTCGACACAGGCCAGGCCCTTAGTGTAGCTATAGTATTTGTAATGTTTCCTAAATGGCTTTCAAAACAAAGAGTTAGCATCTCGGCGCCATTAAGTAAACAATCCTAAAATGAATTACATTTGACTACAAATCCTAAGCTACAAAACTTAGTGATCTTATTTAGACAACATTTCAAAATTGTTGTATTTGAACATCATGACAAATGTTGTACATCAGTTGTAATTGATAGCATCCCTAAATAAGATCTTGGGATCCTAAACAACATTGTTTAGTCTCCTAACGCAGAGCTACAGAAGCTCTGCTAATAGAAACCTTAAAATAGAAAGTAATCAGTTTCTATTTACGGATCCTAAACAATAGAAAACAATCATTAAAAAAGAGAAAACAATCAAATATTGCTTAGTAGAACATTTTCCTATTGGTCTATATCAAATAGATGTAATTCAAACCAACAGGAAAATGTTACAAATACTAGGTTTGAGATCCAATACAAATAAATTGGAAATCAAAACAATTTTGAAAACATAAATATATTGGAGAACTTATTTCTCTATTGGTTTATAAAAATAGAAAACTTAAAAGCAAAGCTTAGAAGCTTTGCTATGAAACAATAGGAAAATAGAGATCAAGAAAATTGAATTTCATCTACTTTATTTTGAGATCCTAAAAACAGTTGAATTGATTCCTTAAAGATTGAACCAATAGGAAAATAAGATCTTATATAACAGATTCCTATATAAGAAATTGTTTTACTTGAACAGTTAAATATTTTTAAACCTTAAACAGGAGTAGCTTAATGCTACTCCTTTTTTGTTTATCTGTAATTCTTGAACAGCTATCTGTTTGAACTGATAGTTATCTATTTCCCCTATTGGTAATTAATAATAAATGAAGACTTTATCTGAAAGTATTTTAGATGTATTCTTCTAAATTATTGACTCTACTCAAGAGTCATATTGTATTTGAAAAAGAAATCCTATTTGCGATAGGAAATAATTTAGACTATACTAAACTTTATCAGATTAAATAAGAAAAGAATTTTATTTGTAAAAAATATTTTGTAGACCTTTTAATAATACGAGTCTATTTGTTATCTCTATTTCACGGTCTTTTTAGTATTGAATTAAAATATCTATAATAACATTTTTAGGAAAAGAAAATTAATGTATAACAACCTAACTGGGAACGTATCCCAAGAAGAATTGGCCAATATGTTCACATTGGCAAACAAGCTTACCAATAAAAAAGGAGAAATGGATCTTCAAAAAGATATAGCCCATGTTAGAGAAGATCTTCCAACACTGAGAGATTCAGATATCAAAAAAGAGGTAACAGAAAATCCTATTGTTTTTGTTAAATCTGGATTAAAGCTTCACGGCGATAAACTTAGTCGTTTAGACTACTTAAGTGCTCTTGATATTGATGAAGGAGCATACGAGATGATGGCTATGACGCCAGAAGAAGCACAAAGATTCCATCGTAGCATTATAAAGACAACTACCGGCGGGATACTTAAAGCCGCACCAATGCAATGCAGAGGATCTAAATGTCATTTCAAAGAAACCTGTTTAACAGGTGACACAATTGTCCTGATGTATGATGGATCATACAAACAAATAAAAGATATCACAAAACGAGATAGAATTTGGAGTTTCTCTGAAAAAGAGAAAAGAATGACAGAGGACTTCGCAAACTGTCATGCGCAATCAATGGGCGTAAAACCTGTATTCCTTTTAACAACAAAACATGGTCACTATATTAAATGCACATCAGATCATTTGTTTTATGCAAAAGAGGGCAACAATAAATATTGTTATATCTCTATTGATACTGGCTTACGCCCAGGTGTAAAATTATTATTCACAGATGGCTTTTATAATAAATATCTAGAAGATGGGTTAGCTCCATGCAAAGAATACGGAGACGTATTTGTAACTGAGATTCTATCCATAGAACCGGCCGGAGAAGAAGAAGTATTTGATATCTCTGTATTGGCCAATAAAAACTTTTTTGCTAACGGCCTTCTTGTTCACAATTGTGAACTGTACAAAATGAACAAGGCTCCAGTTGGAGCACCATGCCCATATGAACAAGCATATCTAAGAGAGCAAGCTGGAAGATATTTTGAAGAGTTCGATGTTACTCCTGATAAGCCAACAGAAATGAATCTGGTGTCAGAACTGGCGGAAATGGATATGTACGAAAGAAGGGTAACTATGCTTTTAGCAATGAAAGACCAAGATTTATCTCAGGAAGATATAGTCGGCTTTTCAGAAGATGGTAGCCCTATTATCAAAGAAGACGTATCCAAATATTTCAACATTAAAGAGCGAATCAAAAAACAGCGTCTCAAAAATCTTGAAGCATTATTGGCAACCAAAAAAGAGAGAGCAAAAGTTGCGTCTCAAATTTCAAATACTACTGCTAATCCAAATAGAGAAAGCCTTAAAGATAAAATTGATATGCTGCTAAAAGCCAGATCGGAAAATACATCTGGATTTGTTGACCCATCTGTACAGGAACTTTTAAAATGAGAAGTAGAAGAACTAGATTAAGAGAGAAAAAAGAAGGCAAGAAAAGGGAGCACATTAAGAAAAACGGCGCATTCTTTAACAAAGAAGGAAAATACAAAACTGGACATTTCTACTCTAGAAAAATGCAAACGAAGATTGTTTATAAATCTTCATATGAGTACACATTTTATAAATATTTAGAGTCCAATACAGAAGTTGTTAAATTCTTTTTGGAACCAATAAAGATTCCATATGTAGATGCAGACGGATTAAGAAAGAATTATATTCCAGACTGCATTGTTTTGTATTCTGATGGAAGAATGGAGCTGTGTGAGATAAAGCCTTCAAATGCTCTTAAGGCTATTAATGTAAGGAGAAAAGCTCGCGCGGCTGTTAATTATTTAAAAGAACACTCTCCGAATGTTACATATAGATTTGTAACAGAAAAAGAGATTTTCAAAATTGATTCAGATTACAAAAAGGTTTTAAAGGAACTTAAAAAATGACACCATTCAAAACTGTCCACTCATTAGACTTTGAAACAACCGGAATAGATCCTAATTCCTCTATTGATGTGGTAGAGAATGGAATCATAAAAAAGAGGCTAAAGCCAAGAATCTGGTCAGCAGGTATATACACAGAGGGACGTAGTGGAATTGAAGCAATTTTTGACACAGACTCCACTGGGGCCGCAAGAAGAGAAGAGGCAGCAGCCTTATCTAAAAACAAGTTCTACAGCACAAGCCAAGAGTACAAAGATTATGTGTCAGGAAAGAAGCATCATATAGATCCAAATTCAAAAGAAGTGAAGTTCGTCTACAATGACGGGAATAAGGGCGTATCGCATTTTATGGACTCCGTATTTAAGGCGGAGGACAGTGGGATGATTCTTGTACAGAACTTAGCATTTGAAAGAAAACATTTATCAGCAGCAGAGGGAGATGTTCCTGGATATCTGACTTCAAATATGTCTGAACAGAATCTCAATGGCAAAACAAAACTGTATGCGCCATCAGGTGTAACCAATGCAAAAAGAAAATTAAAGGGCGCACTCAGCATTGCAGAGAAAGATAAAATCTATGATGAAATTGTCTCTGAATATGAGAAGGCAGACATTAAAGTTAGACAAGAAGCAGAAAGACGAGCTAAGAATGCAGTTAAAGGCAAACAGCCATCAAATGTATTCTATGCGGCAGACCTTATGGATTTCTCAAAAGCGACATTAACAAAGGCTGCAGCAAAAGGATTTATACCAGAATCTGTTGTAGAAAATGGAACAAGTATCGAATTCTTGGCTAAAATGGTTCTCGGCGAAACAGAATCTCATGGCGCATTGTCGGATGCAAAACAACAGACAAGAATCTTTCGTAGAATGCTGGATATCAGAAATCAGTTAATGTCTCCGAATGGATTATCTCAAGATAATGCAGAACTTCTTAAAAAAATGAAAGCGGTAAGCGGTACATTAAAAGAAAAGGCCGCGGCCAAATCTGTGCTATCTAACATTGATAAACTAAGAGAAAACGGTACTCTTGATATAAGAGAACAAATAGGTTCTACGCATATAGAAACAAAAGACATTATCACTGGCGAAGTAAACAAGGTTGAGTCAACAAGATTTAGACCAGTAGAATCTGAAACATCTGGACTTGCTAAAATCTCTGAGCTTATCAATTCTAGATACAAAGGAACTAAAGCAACAGATGAATTCAACAAAATCTTAGAAATTCATAAGGGCGACACACCTGCAATCCTCGGCGCATTAAAAAATGATGACCTGGTTAAAAAATTGGAGGATATTCAATCTAGATCAGAAGATCTCATAGATAAGGTCTCTATGGGGTCAGAATTGACCCAGGAGGACGCATCAATTGTTAGAGAGGCCAACTCATCAGAGAGACAGTCATCGCGATCTGGAGGTGTTATAACACGCCTAGAAGAGGAATACATAAAGGTTAGGAATAAACATCAATTCCTAAAAGATATCCTACCAGAAAATGCAAAACATGGTTTACTAGGTCTTGGTGCAGCTGCTATTGGTGGTGGACTATGGCTAGCAAGCGATTCAAATGATGCAAACTTAAGGGTCAAAAAGATAAAAGAAAAACAAGAAAGATTGGATATGCAACAATACAACGATCCTACATTTAGACAGTTCTCTGGTTTAGATTATCAAATGCCAGCCGGCGTAGGTATGGCAAATAGAAAAGCATATAATCATTCTTATGAATATTAGGACTTAACGAATGCAAAATAATCAACAAGAAGATTTAAAAAGTTGGGCAAGAGAACAAGTCCAAAAAGGAAGAAAAAGAGCTACATCTAGATTTGAGCAATTAAAACTTGAATCCGGAGATAGAGGTAGCGGTCATGATGCTATGCGGTTATCTAAGATGATAATGCAACAAGATAAAGATGGTAATACATCAAAAAGACTTGCATTCGATATCCAAAGAATTGCAGGTAACAGTGCAGGCGGATTGTATGATGACCTTGCTGACGATTTTTTAAAATCAGATAAAAGCGTAGAAAAAGCACTAGATACAAAAGCACGGGCATCGGCAAGAAATAAGACAGCTGCGCAAAGAAGATTTGGTTCAAGAATAGGCTCTGAAGACTGGAAATTAACGCAGCCAACTAGAGGTGGCGGCGTAAAAAATATGTATGCATTTAAAAACTTTGAATCATTCTTCTCGGCTGGGGCTACAGATCACCTTAGCAGGGCAGCCACATTCGCAGCCGGCAGAGGTGTTAGGGCTGACTTAATGAACTCTTTAGGCTTCTTAACAAAACATCAGAAGAATATTTTGGCATCAACAACTGCTGGTAAAATGGATAAATTTTCGGCAGGAATGGGCGCATATCTTGGGGCGGCATTAGTTTTGAATGGATCTATGGACTATCTCGTAGGAGATAAAGAATCCACATTAACAGACAATGCGGCAACAAATGCAATCGGTATGGGTTTGTCATTAGCAGGCGGTACATACGCATTTAGGACTACTAAAGAGTTGACACATGCCGCTACATCTCTTATTGGTACGGGGAGCTTAGGGATTAAAGCAGGCGGGAAATTAGGTTTACTTGGTAGAGCGTTAGGGGCAGGTAAGTGGCTAGTAGGCGCAGGTGTTGGTACTGGAGCATTTTTAGCAGCCAATACAGCTATCGACGCGGGCGTAGACATATTTAAGTCGGCAGCCAATAATGAAAATGCCGCAAGCAGACTCAAGAAAACATTATATAGTGGAGATACGACTACAGATGCAAGCATTCATACTAACCAACTTTTAACCAGCAGACAAAGAGCAATGAGTAAACTTGCTAAGTCCTCTCTAAATGATAGAGGTTACGTCATGGGGAATGAAGCTATGATTCTTAAAGGTATTTATCAATGAGTAAAGTTATAGAGATAATTGACCAGGAGAGAATAAAAGAAGAGCGAAGATCTCAAATGGAATCATCTTCTTCTATTATGGATCTCTATAATATGAGCTGGCAGGATTACTTAAAAAAGAAAAATTATGACAAAGATGTTAAAAACATGTGTCGCAATTGCCAACAAGAACAGATAAGAAAATATGGCAAAATTACTATCAAATGCTCTGGACCCAAAACAATAGATGTCTTGCCAGAAGACATTATTTCCAGTTTAACAGCAGAAGAATATGAAGAAGTCAAACAAGAGATGGAGCCATATTACTGGGCAGAAAAGAATATAGATATTCATCAGAGAGACCCTGATAAACGGCTATTTGTCCCAAGATGGTATCAAAAAATTCAGCTGAGTTGCAGTTCTAACAAAAAGGCTATCAGATGTGGTCGTCGCGCCGGCAAATCATATGGTCTTGCATTGGATATAACAAATAGACTAATGGTTAATTCTAACTATCAGGTACTTGTAGTTACACCATTTCTTTCTCAGGCCAAAGAACTTGCAGACACAGTTAGAAAATTGATAAGAGCTATTAACCCTGAGCTTGGAGATTGGGATTTATTGGTTAAGAGATCAGTAACATCGCCTTACCAGGAAATACAATTAACAAATGGCTCTACATTTAAAGCATTCACAGCTGGTAATGACAATGCAAATGCAGTCCGTGGCCAAGGTGCACATCTTATTGTAATTGACGAGGCAGACTTCTTATCACAAGAAGCGTTCGACTCCATTATGGCGATCTTAATGGATAAGCCGAATACGGAGATTATTTGTACATCAACGCCTATGGGCGAAAACATTATGTATAAACTTTCTCAATCCCCAGAGTATAAAGAGTTTCATTTTCCTTCGTTCGTTATTCCTCATTATAATGATGACATGGATAAGGCTAATAGGGAAAACCTCTCTATTATGGGATATACGCAAGAAATCCAGTCAGAATTTGGCCTTGACGATAATGCAGTCTTTCAGCCTGACTTTATTAATGAAGCAATTAAAAACGAAGTGCAGGTTCCTGTGACAGATGTGATATCTAATCGCCAGAATTATATTGTATCATTGGGATGCGACTGGAATGCGGATAAAGTTGGTACAAGAATAGTTATTCTTGCATATTCAAAAATAGAGAAGAAAATATTTGTTGCCTCAATTGACAATGTAAGAAGAGAGGGTTGGACACAGGTTGCAGCAGTTCAAAAGATTGTTGATCTCAATAGAAAATTTGAACCGGATTATTTATACGTAGACGAAGGGTTTGGTGAAGCAAACGTTCAACAATTAAAACTGATTGCCGTAAGTAATTATGGCAAACTTCCAAAAGATCATCCTGACCTACGATTAAATAATGTCACGCCAGTTAACTTTGCATCTACATTAGAGTTGAGAGATGTTGTTACTGGGGATGTCCGTAAAAAATTCTTTAAAAACTTTATAGTTGAAACAACAAAACGTGCTTTAGAAAAAGGCTTATTATCTCTTGCCGGAGAAAATGCAAAAGACATTGTAGAACAAATGCGCGGGTATATTGTTAAGAGCAGATTATCTAGCGGGCGTGAAATATATGAAGCCAAATCAAAAGAGCTTGGAGACCACGATTTAGATGCTTTTATGATTGCATTAGCAGGCATTCATTTAAATCAAGACTCTATTCTGGATACGTATATTAAGTCTGACTATACAGTTTTACCTATTGATAAGAAGAGAGACCTCTCCTATAATCAGTCAGATAAAATTGAAAAACGTGTTTATTCATCTGACGATGTTTACGACAGAAGACGCAGGCCCAATAGCATATCAAGACGTTCAGAATTTGGAGGAAGAGCCCCAGCACTATCTAGGTCAACAGCAACAGGAAGAATGAACTCATATAGACAAAATATGAAATTAAAATATAGGTAAAGAATATGGATTACAACCTAATAAAAGTAACTGATGAGACCGTTATTTCAGATGCGGGCATATGCTACTTTGATCCTGTTGAAGAAACCATAAAGGAAATTGGCAGCGGATATATGATGGGAACTAACCCATATTCTCCAGTTATCCATAAACTGCTATTTGTTGCAAAAAATAATTCTGTAAAATATTTAAAAATCAAAATTAAAACGAACAGAGATATTGAAAGAATGTTCGATATTAAGATTTTGCCTGGTGCTGTTGCTCCGGCATTATCAGATTTTGATAACACAGACAATTACAATGAATTGATTGTAACAGAGAGCATTCAATCATATAGCTTTGTGCCATTCTTTGTGTACATAAAAGCTAAAGTTCCTGTAGATAGAATCAGTAGTCTGCCATTGGAGATTAATTATGAATAACCCACAAAACATGGAAGAGATGACTGAACTATTGAAACAATTGATTGATGCAAAAAATACGTTATCGAACGGCTTAAGCCAAGTAAAAGTGGCAGCAACGCAAGAGCGTGATCCAGATGTGATAACAGCAGTAAGAGCCTTATTTGGCGATCAATACATTAAAGATGGAAAGACATCTATAACATTTAAGATGCTTACATCTTGTCTTGATACAATAAGGCTCGCCGGCAAAGATAAAGCTAAGGAGTTGATTAAATAATGTATTTATGGACAGATATAAATCAGAATACAATCACTGATCAACAGCGCGCCGAGCTGTATATGCGCCTATTCTCCTATTGTTCAGAAGACTTTGTTAACAATCAGGACTTAATGCAATTCACAACAAATCTTGTAGCATGGGCGCAATCAATAGAGGAAAGATTAACTATGTTGGGGAATAATTTGGTTACTCATACCCATATTATTCCTCCACATACGCATCCTATTTTGCCACATACACACGCTACATCTATGGGACCTACAGATGGCGGGACATTGTTTATAACACAGCCATCAACAGCATATCCAGTAGAACAGGCAACAGTAGATCTATCATGGAAGACGGCAACGGTCCCTGCTAATTATTTGAACACATCTGGCTCAATAACTAATATGAATAATAAAGTTACGGTTGGGGCAGGGCTTGTAGGCGATTCAACACCAGGACCAAGAAGAGCAACACCAGAGCCAAAAGCATTAACTCCAAATATCCCTCCGTATTTAGTGCCTAACCCAGTATAAGGAAAGCATATGGAATTAACAAGAAAAGTAACACCAACAGCAAATGCGACATATCTTGTAGCGTATGCTCAAATCATCGTGGATCACTTTTCCAAAGCTCTCCAAGAAAATGGGTGTATGATTCAGGTTCCGGCCGCTCTATATGCAGAATTTGATGATCAATATAATAGACTTGTTGATTATTTAGAGTCAGCAAACAATGCTGGCTCAATAGACGATAATAAGAGACAAACAGCTACAGTCCCTATTGAAGATATCACTGGCAATAGAGAAATAGATGAAGCGATTAGGGATGCGATAAGAAACGCAAGTACAAAATGCTTTAATTGTAAAATTGAGAAACCTAAATTTGATTTATCTGGAATACTAGGAAATCTTACTGCGGACATTAGGCATTCATTAGACCAATTCAAGGGGATGTTTAAATATAATAAGGCATCAGTTTGTCAGTATTCTTTTTTCTTATCATATTTATGTATTCCAGACCTATTGAAACTTATTTCATTAATACTGGCAGCAATAGTTAAATTAATGCAAAATATACAGTTGCCAAGATTAACTATCCAGGTCTTTATCAGTGGCATCTTATCTGCGATTATAGAAGTATTAACTAAAAACATTTCTATATTAGCAAGATTTGCATTGACACCAGTTCTATGTATTCTTGATGCCATTGATTCTATCATTTCACAATTGCCAACACCAGAAAATATTCGCGCACAAAATGAAAGTGAATTAAGAAAACTTGGTGTTAATGAAAAATTCATGTCTGGCAAATACGACACAGGCTTAGCTGAGAAATCAAAGCAAATCAGGCAGGCATATACATCTAGAGTCAGAAACTTTGAAAAAACAGCTTCAATGAATACAGAGAAGTATGTTAGAGAGATTTTTGGACCTTTAGAGGAAACAATAAATAAAAGTGTAGAATCTTTGAACAATTCAATTGCAGAATTAACAGGTCTATTAAATCATTTTACGTGCGAGCCGAGTCGCTCTGGAATTTCTGTATCACAATATCTAAGTAATCTTTCAGAGTTTATGGCTCTCGTAAATTTGTTGAGATACATTGTTAGATTTAAAGCTGGCAAAGCTGCCATAGATAAACTGTGTAACTCACCTACGGATGGAGGTGGATTCGGAAACGATAATAATACAGAAGATTACGGCCCAATGTCGCTTGATAATATAGGATCGATGATAGGAAACATAATTGAGTCTGATGTAGACATTATTACAGATGATAAAGGCAATCCTGTTGCTATCGGCATTAGAGATCCAGAGTCTAAAAGTGACAATACAGACAATCTATCATTTTGGAGTTGTAATCTGAATGAATTCGCAGATTCGCTAACTGTTCCATCTCTAATAAATTATATCAGGGATCTAGATCTACCTAAACTAAATCTAGATGAATTTAATCAGTCTCCTTGGAAAGTAACAGTAGTTCCACAAAGCGAATATAATAAACCAACGGTAAACACAGAGATTGTTCCGCTTGTTATTGATGAAGTGTGGAATCTCCCACAGCATATTAAAGATATCATTTCAATGATTGAAACCTATGATGCAGCCAAAGATCCATTGAAAAAAGCTGGAGATGTAGATTTTCTTGGCAATAATGATATTACCGACATTATCAAAGAAATTCCTTACACCGGAAGAAATGGTAAAAACCTTGAAGATATCCCTGGCGCAAATATCAGAATTATAAATCAAGATGGCGAAGTTAAAATCGTAGATGACAATGGGAATATCCTTAAAGAGACTACAGATAAGTCTCGCCGCGGCAATAATTCTTCTATTGATAATGTAGATAAACTAATTTACGAATTCTCAAATAGTATAAATGGAATTGGACAATTAGATTGTCCTCCAGAGATTCAAAACATATTAAATAAACTTGGAGACTTTTAATGAATTTAATTGATTTAGATCCGTTACTAAGGTCTAATTATTCTAGCAATCTGACTAGCATAAGAGATGCTAGAACCCAGGTTAAACTTATGGGAAGGAAGAAACTTGATAATCCAAGTTTCTCCTATTTTGGATCTAGAAACTACTGGTATAACAATGATAAATTTGCAGGCTATCAAGGTCACGAGTATGACTTATTTGAATATTCTCGAATTATAGATACAGAGGCGATGGTAGCAAAAGCTTTCGAGAGAAAGCGCGCGTTAATTTTTAAAAATGGATACTTCTTTGAGTCAAATAATCAAGACAACATCGATTATATCAAAAGACGTATCAGAGAAATTGAGCATGTAACAGGAACAACATTTAGATCATTCATAGAAGAAATGGCCTATAATTTAATTATGTTCCACAATGCTTATATTGTATTAATACGAGATGAAAACAAATCTAGTGGCGAAGAATATAATAACGGTTCAAAAGTTCTTGAGCCAATAGCAGGATGGTTTAATCTCCCAACTGAATCTGTACAACGTAAGATAAAGCCAAATGGCGATATCTCAATGTATAGACAATACATTGATGGACAAAATTATCGTATCTTCAGTCCAGAAAAAATTCGACATCTTAAATATAATGCTAGGACAGGTTTCACAATTGGTACACCTCCATTAGAAGCTGTAAAAGACGACATATTGGCATTAAGAAGAATTGAAGAGTCAGTAGAGACATTAATCTATAAAGGCCTCTTCCCAATGATTCATGTTAAGATAGGCACAGAGTCAAAGCCAGCTGGCAAACTAATAGATGGTACTGATGAAGTAGAAATGATGTCAGATATCATGGACAGACTTGATGACTTCGGCGGAGTAACCACTTCGGAGCGCGTAGAAATTAAAGCTATCGGCGCAGAGTCTTTAGCTCTAAGAGTAGAGTCATATTTAAAATATTTCAAAGACAGGGTTATGCTAGGTCTTGGAGTATCAGATTTAGATATGGGAGTTGGCGACTCATCTGGCAAGGCAACAGGGCAAATTGTTTCACAAACCTTAAAAGAAGCTGTTATAAATATGCAAGACTCAATAGCAGATTTTATAACAAGCACACTCTTTATTCCACTATTGGTAGAGTCTGGGAAATATAATGTAGATTACGAAATACCAGAATCAGATATTGTTAAATTTACATTTAATCATGTAGACCAAGAGGCTCAAATTAAAATTGAGTCACATATTCTAAACATGTTTAATAGTGGTTTGATTAGCATTAATGAGGCTAGAAAAGAAATTGGATTTAAAGAAATATCTGAGTCTGATATTAAATCAATAGGCCGAGAAAAAGAGGGTATAACTCCAACCTATCAGGTTGAACAAGTTCGTCTATCTATGCAAACACAGACAGAACAAGCCAATCAAGAAGCAAACAGTTCCGGAAATAAAACAAAAAGCGACGGAAGCAAAAAGGCTGTCGCCGCGGTAAATAATCCATCTAATCAATACACTGATTCTATTGATCCAAAAATACTAGAAGTAGATTATCTAATACAAATAATGGATAATAAAGAACTTCTAAATATAGTTCTATCAAATCACCTAAAATCCGTAGTTGACAGAAATAATATATATACAGATAATGTCATCAATCAGATTAGTGAAATAGCTTCTAGTCAAATCAATTCTATAAAAGATAATGATTATGAAACTATAAAAGAAGACATTGAAGCTATCCTAGTCAGTGCATATGAGCCATTAGAGGATATAGTATGACCAATATAGAAGACAAGGTAAATGTCTTAGGAAAAATAACGATATCAGACGAAACGCGGCAGCGAATTGCTGATTCAATATCGTCCGGCTCCAAAGTAAAAAGCATCACGGTAAAAATGGAGGCAACTCATTCTGGCAAACCAAATGGGAACTTCTGGATTTACACTCCATATGGTATGAAGACTGGTCATGGTACATTTACTCAGCCAGTTTTTAAACCGGTAACAGAAGAGCATATTGAGGATTCTAAAACACTTGGAAGAGTGATAAAATCAGAATATGTTTCTTATGGAATCTCAGATAAATTAGAACGTCCATATGATAAAAATTATCTTCAGGACTATAAGAAATTTATGCTGAGCAAAGAATACAAATCTCGCGGATTCAAAGGCCTTGGACATGTAGAATTAACAGCCAAGATTACTGATAAAGAATCGATACAAAAGATTCTAGATGGCAAGTATGGATTTGTATCAGTTGGTGGTGGAGTAAAATCAGCACACTGTTCAATTTGTGGTTCTAGCAAATTAGGCAAAATAACATGCGATCATGTTCGCGGTGCAAAATATCAAGGAGAGACATGCTACTATATTGGTGGCATAATGGACTTTGAACATATCTCATATGTAGGAACACCGGCAGATAAAAATGCTAAATCTACATTGATTAGGGATAGCAAGTCAAATACATCCCACTTTCAGATATTAGATTTTGAGACAGATAAAGGTAATATAATGACAATTAAAATTGAAGACTTTGATAAGTCTAACGATTCTCTTGTCCAACATGCTAAATCATTGGGCATTGCCGATTACCAACTTCCAGGTGAAGATGGTTTGACCGCATTGGATTATGTATTTGGCGAAGAAAAGACATTTCCGTTAGCAGACAAAGTTACAGCACTTGTTGCTTATGACTTTGCAAAAACACAATTTGAAGATTCTTCAGATAAAGAAGCTGTATTGAGATTGATCCAAGACAAACTAGACGAATTGGAAATTAAAGATGCAGAAGCAGAACTCGAAGCCATTATCCAGGCAAGCAAAGTTCAGGATAGCGAGGGCGAGAAATCAGAGAATGATGAAAAAGATCATCAAGAGATGATTGAAAAAATCGCCGATGCAGTCGTAGCTAAGATTCAAGATTCTATCTCAGGCACTTCTTATCAAAACTCTCAAATTAAAGTTTTGCGTAACGAAGTAAAAACTTTGGCTTCAGCTAAACAAGAATTGGAAGCCGAATTGAGAGACTCACTAGTTTCTCAAATTTCATCAATTGAAAAAATCACAGATTCTTCTAAATTAGAAGCGTTGAAAAAACGCTCACTGCAATCACTTAAAGATAAACTGTCTGATCTTATTGAAGCTCTTTACGAAGGCGGCAAAGATGATGATGTTGAGGACAGCAAAGAAGTGAAAGACAGTCAAGAAAAACCGCAACTACCTAAAGATAGTTTATCTATTGAAGATGGTGCAAGCGGATCTGGTACTGATGATAAAGATGAAGAAAAAGAAGGTTCTGAAGAAAACGGTAAAGTAGAAGACAGCGAAAAAGGCTTCGTCTTTAAAGATTCAAAAGAACTTAATAGTCGTTATTTGGAAATCATGAAAAAAGAGGGTCTCCAAGCAGCGAAAGCATTCAAATTAAAAGCCAAGATTGGCTAATTTATTAACATTAGGACTATAAGATATGTTTTCACCATATTCAGTAAATCACAAACAAAAAACTAAACATTTCAGTACACGCGACTGGAATACTCCTAGCGTAACATTCTCTGAGGGTATGCAACCATCTGGTCAATTTATGCCAGCGCCATACTTAAAATTGTTGCGAGAAAAAGGCACTGAAGATACTAAAGTTTACACTCAAGTTGTTGTATCAACTGGCAAAGTATTGGCACTCGATAGCAATGGTTTTGTTGTTCCTGCCGGTATTTTGGATTCAGACGATACCTACACTGAGAAAGATGTTGAAGAAGGCGTAATCGCTGCTGATGGTACTCCAGCTGTAGCAGGCGATAAAGTTGCAGATAAAATGCGCGCCGCCAATATTACCGTTTCTGCTCCTATTGGTGTTGCACTGTTTGACTTCTTCCGTCATCCAGGTGGCGATGGTATTAACCCATTACAATTCAATTACCAAAACTTGAACTATCAAGCTCGTATAACATTCTTGTGCGACTATGTGTTAGAATTGCCAATCGTAGAATCTGATACAGTATATGAAAAAGCACCTCTGAAAGGAATTAGCGCATTTATCGCTGCTAAAGGTCCTAATGCAGGTCAAAATACTGTAGCAGACTTCACCACTATTAAACCAGGTGATTTTGTAACATTCGACAAAAACTCTAACTTTGTTGTTGCACAGGCATCTGATGACAGCAAAAAAATTATCGGACAAGTTTTGCAAGTTGTTAAACCAAGCAAAGAAAATATGCTCAAATGGGTTCGTAGCTCTAGCGCAGGTGGAAGCGACTTGGATAAAATGCCAGGCACAGCTACTAATGGCTTGGTAGATAAAATTTCTTACTCTGGTGGATATGGCTTAGTACGTGTCAACCTTATCAACAGATAATTGTAAAATCAAGGATTTAATAATATGTATAAAAAACCATTTACATCAGAAGAACTGAAAATTCAAGACAGTATCCAGGAAGTTCGCAACCTATTCGCAAATAATGGTGTTAACAGCGACGGTGTTGCAATGTCAATCGAAGACACCCTGGCAACTCCAAACATGCCTATGGCATTTAAACGTGTAATCGAAGAATATGTTATCGATGCAATCGAACCAAACTTGATCGGTACACAATTACTACAACGAATCTCTGTTGATCCTTTCCGCACTGAAGTTCGTTTCCGCACTTACGGTGCAATGGGTGCAGAAGACTTGAGCATCGGTGAAGGTCAAGAATACCCAGAACTGAGCATGACTAATGGCGGTGGCCAAGTTAATGCCAACATCGGTAAATATGGTGTAGCAGTTCGCATCACTGAAGAAATGTTGAAACAATCTCAATGGGACATCATCGGTCATCACCTGAAAAAACTTGGTCAAGTTATGGCTCGTGATAAAGAGAAAAATATCTTCAACATGATTAACAACGCCGGTGTTGTAGTGTTCGATAACGCTAACCCTACTCAATCACAATTGGGTCGTACAACTGGCCGTGATTTGACCGGTGCAGGCAATGGCTCATTCACTGCTGATGACATGTATGATATGTATGCATCTATGCTGGAACGTGGATTCACTCCTAATGTGATTCTGTGCCACCCATTGGCCTGGGCCACATTCACTAAAGATCCTGTTATGCGCGAATATGCATTGCAAGGTGGCGGTTTGAACAGCTGGTTCAGCACTATGCCTAAAGAAAATATTGGTATGGGCGCATTCTTGCCAGAGGCATGGAAATCATTCACTCGTATGTCCGGTGACACAGCTTTCAATCCTACTCGTCAAGAGCGCGAAGGCACTCAAACTAGCACATTCCAATTCCCTGGTTATTTCCCTGGTACTAATCTGCGCATTATTGCATCTCCACATGTACCATTTGATGAAACACACAAAACAACATCAATCATCATGTTGGATACAACTGAGTTGGGCGCAATCTTCGTAAGTGAAGAGCCAACTGTGGATGAATGGGATGATCCAGCACGTGACATCAAGAAAATTAAAATTCGTGAACGTTACGGTTTGGCAATCTTCAACGAAGGTCAAGCTATCTCTTTGGCTAAAAATGTTAGCATCGAACCTAACGAAATTGTGTTGCCACCTCAAGCTATCGTTAATGATATCCCACGTATTCAACGCAAGTAATTTTAAAAAACTTGGTGTATAATAGATACCATAGTTGAATAACACAACATGGGGGTAGGGTAAAACTCCCTACCCCCATTTTTTAATGGAATAAAAATATGAGCGCATTACACGCAAAACTTAAACTTGTTGGACAGACATATCTGTTCTGTGAAAAGGTTTCACTTATTAAGAATGTTGAAACCGTATTAGACTTGAACAAATTGAATATTGCAGATTTGGAAGTTATTGGACATCACATTCAACATGGTGGCATTGAGTCTAATGTATCTGCCGATGAATTTATGGATCGCGCAGCAAAACTTCGTGAAGAAGTAAAAGAGGGCAAAGTAGACGAAGTTGTTAAACTTCAAGATGTAACAGAAGTCCGTGTTCTTGATGCAGAAGTCGAATTGGAAGACGGCACAGTTACTACTGTCAAAGAGGTCGGCAATAAAAAAGAAGACCCTCGTAAAACTTATGTTCAAGAAAAAGTTATCGATGTTCCGGCGGCCGTTGCATTGATTAATGTAAAAAATATTCCAGACTGCGATCGTGAAGTGTTGGAATACGCCTTAGCTACTGAGACAGCTACAAAAGGGCGCAAATCTGTATTGACAGAGATCAAAAACATTCTAGAAGAGCTTGATAAAGAAGATAGCAAAGACGGCGAGTAAGGAGTTGAACTATGTCGGATAAGCTAATAGTCGAAAGTGTTGAAAACACAAAAGAACAATTAACTTTTATGCCATTAAAAGGCTCTATACGTTTAAAGCTGTCTGACAATGTTAGTCCTGAACTTATTAAAAAAAATATCAGCGTTTATAGGGTGAAGAAATCTGACGGAGTAAAATCATTAGACATTTCTTACTCTGACGCTTACACTCAAGACCTGGCTGGATTTGCTGATATAGATATCACATCATCTGGCCAGGTTTTAATTATATCTCCAAAAGATTCTTTCATTCCAAGTTCAGACTACATTCTCTATATCAGTAAAGATGTTCATAGTGTAAAAAATAAGGTTACTGTTGGACAAAATGAAACAGACACTGTAACAATTTCTCCGCCAATAGAAAATAAGGTAGAGATTGTCCCTGTTTCGCAAATCTTAGGCGATGTCTTTGTTTGCAATGTTAAAATTGACGACAAACCGTATTTAGATAATGAACTGTTTTCACTAGAAGACGGGATTATTATTAATGGTTCACGAATAAAGATAACTGATAAATCTATTATTGATGGCGCATCAATAATTATAAGTTCTGAAATATCTAAAATACTTGAAGCTGATTACAGTCTCCATTTTTCAACTGGTTCTACAACAAGTATAGAAGATAAGGTTCCAGATGGGTCATCTAAGAGAATAACAACAGATGACATCATGGGCTTTTATAATTCTCCATATAGGGATATTATAGGGAATTCCGGTTCGTCAGTTGGAACACCTGGACAGGGTAATCAAAATGCTCCAAGTGGCAGTCAAAACAATAGCGCCGCGGCGATAATATCTTTTAGACTTCCAAATAAAATCTTAATCAAATTTGAAAAAGAAGTAGACAAGGATAATACAGATATTTCCTCTATTGATATAGACATCTACGAAGCATTTGATAATTACAACCTTCCAAAGATGGGCCTTTATAATGATGATCTAAAATACATTTTGGAATTCAGTTTAATCAGAGGGAATAAAACTCTTCAAATTGAATTGCTCCCAGATTTGAGATCAGAAGTTCCGGTCGGAGAAAAATATATTAAAAGGTGGAAATGATGGCAGAAGTTCACTATAAATATCTCGCTGGAGATTATTACAGAGGAACAGACAAACTCACTGGCATTGGACCAAGAGTTGTTTATAATGTAAAAAATACATTCGCCATACCGTCTGTTTGGGATACTTTTACAGGATTTCATGGTCCAAAACAAAATAGATCTTTCTCATCTAAAGTTAATTCTGGTGCCGGTGGTGGCAGTGGAGATGTAAAAGTTAAGGTTCAATATAGAGAACCTTTTCACTCTTTTAAATATTTCGAAGCACTTGGATCCTTTTATGGTATGCATGAGATTATAAATGAAAAAGAAGATCTTGATGTGACATGGCAAGAGATAAGAGAGAAGTGGAAATCAGAGCCTGCATACATAGACAGATATGACAGGTTAAGAAATTCATCGCCGCTAAAATATAATAATTCCTCAAATGATTTAAGCTGCATTTCTATATTGGCCACAGTGGACAATGGGAAAGTGGATTTCGGCTTTCAGCAATCTATCAAACATGATGAAGATAAAAAACCTTATCTAGAAATTCATATTGGAGAATTTCATCTCTTACCAAATACGCCAAGAAGTATTTTTAGATGCAATTTGGCAACTGACCTTCTATACATAAAAGAGGGAATAGATCATTTTATTGCAGATGATAAAATAAAATCAGAGGTATTAAGCTTCCCTGATCAAAGTGTAACATCAAATAGCCCAGTAGAATTCTATATGGGGATAGCGGCATTAGGAAGTAAAAATAGACCAAAAGATTTTAATTCAGACAATTTAGATGGAAGACATCCTAACTATATTGAGGCCGGTGCACAAATAAGATGGAAATCCCTATCTGACAGATGTTCTGCATGGGTAAGGATCTATGATGGACTTGATATGTCAAGAGTCCTGTCAACAGACGTTTACAGAAATTCTCATTATGTTCTTAATACAAAAGTTATTATTAGACTAGATAAGCTTGAAGAATTAATTCTGGCTCATGGCGGAGTCGATCATTCTACATATAAACTCTTGATTCATTTGCCATCATATTCATTACTTGGATATGATATGGTAAAAGCATTAAAAGAACCAAGAACATTTATGATCCTTAGCGACATATCAGAAATTAAATTTGATGTACCTCGAAATTACAAAACTAACGGTGGACATCATTATACATTAAAAATCTACGACACAGACAAAGAAACACTTTTATTTTCTGATAGCACAGATACATCAATAGGTATTTATAAAAATCCAAGAATTGATGTAGAGTTAAAAAGAGGAAAATGGCGCGTAGATTATGGGAATACAAGTTCCTCTATTGGTCCAGGAGATATTCCATTTAATTCTTCATATAAGAACAACACTGGTATTCCAATAGAACAATGCGGAACAATGATTTATACACTGAGCGAATCATTATCAAAATATTTAAAAGACAAAGAAAAAGTTTACGCCTCTATTGAGGCTTATGATGGAACGAGGCAAAATAATGGCTAATATCGAAGTACGTCTTTCAACCGGAAGTGCAGTTTCTACAAATGTTGACAGTCCTAATAATTCTCTGGGTGGGAAAATGGCGGAAACAGCGTCAGGAAGTGCAAAAGCAATCATTGAAGAAGGGTCATTCCTGATGAATTCGATCTGGGACAATATTACCCAATTGGATAATGTTGCAGGAGAACCAGACTATCGCTGCATTTACATTTATAATAATGCTACGGGTCCAAAACCTGGACCAATTATCGGCACCAAGTTTTACATCTCTGGTACAACATATGCAAGATTTCAGGCAGGTGCAGTTGATCAAAAAAACAAAGATGCAGGCGTAATTAGAAATGAAAAAGAAGAGCCTCTTGGCGTTCTGATGGAGTCTCATACTAAAGACTCTCCAATTGTGCTTGGAACTTTAAATCCAGGCGACTTTCATGCTATTTGGTTAAAACGAACACCAGTAAATGTGTCCGGCGCAGGTGAAATCAGAGAATCATTCGACTTTGTAATTAAAGGTTCAGAATAAGGAATTAAGATATGGCAGATTTATTAAATGTACCAAGATCAACTGGCGATGACTTAAATCATTATTATTTCTTATATCTGCCATTTAATCTTGAGGATCAAATTGATAGTAAGGGCGATAATCCATTCTTTATTATGAATTACAAAGGTGATCCATCAGACGATACACAGGTATCTGAATGGAAAAACGCAGTAAATGAGTTTTGCTCATCTCTTTATTTAACTGGTCTTAATCCATCTTTTCCAAGAATATTTCCAGTTCCATGTGACAATAGGGAGCTTGGACCTGGTGTATCAGTTTTTGAACGAGCGACAATATCAGAAGTCACTGAAGTAAGAGAGGATGACGGATATAGTATAGATGGTGAAACAGCATGTGAAGACGAGGGCCTAAATAGATTATATTTGTTTAGCGACATTAAGAAAACATCAACAGAAACATCAGAAGATACAACTGGACAATACTCATATAGGGGATCTGCATCTGGGCCAATAGGGCACCTATCTAGCGTTATTAATTTTGGAAACAGTTATACCGGCGCAGCAACGCCATATCCTGCGAGCCTAAACACTTTGATGTGGGACAAAAAAGTACGAACAAGTCAACAGCATTCAGATTTATCGGCCGGCGCAAAGACTATGAGCTTCCAGTTCGCATTGGTTAGAAATGGAAACACAGCAGTCCCAGGAATAACTAATTTTGATAAAATCGGTATCAAAGTTTATCCAAGAGATTTTGTTCTATTATCTATTGACAACAATAATATTAATGGAACAGAAAAAATAAATGGAATAACCTTTAATGAATACCGTTTTAAAATTCATGGAACAAACGGTGGCCCAGCTTCCCATTATAAAAAACATAAAGACCTTAAAAAGGCATTTGAGTATATGTTTGCAGAAGGATCTTTTGGTGTATTGAGTTGGGATATATTTGTACCAAAACAAGGTATGAGGGCAGACGGATATCGCTCAGAATCTAATATCGTAAAAATAAAAAAATATAGCAATAATTGCGAATATGTTTCAATATTGTATCCTAGTAATAAGCCCATTCCTCCGACAGGAACAGAATTAATACTGTCAACAGGATCTACATTAGTTAATGTTGATGTAACATCTTCTATTAAGCTTTTTGACGGTAAAGACATAAAAAGCTCATCTAGCACCAATCAAACAGAAAGTGTTTTTACAAATAATAATCAATGGAAAGACAATGGCGCGGCCGAGCATATGAATATTGTGAAGGCAGAGCTTCTAAACGCTGTATACGGCAGAAATGATCTCAATCCTTTTCATGGAGAAACTTCATTTTGTTCTCCACAGAAGAATATAATAATGGAAAAAATTTACAGCTATGTCATTGTGAGGGTTGATGTAACATATAATCCATATGAATTATCTCAATTTGTCAATGAGGATTATAGAAAGATCCCTATGTTTATAGGTAAAAGATCAGGCGCCGATGATAAAGAATATTATTATGTGAATTATGATGCAGTAGAATATGATGTCTCAAGATTAAAAACATCTTCAAATGTTTTAGATATGTTTGGATTTGATTTAAGATTTAGAAATGTATAGGGGGATAAATGTATTTAAAGATTTCAGAATTCCCCACAGAGAAAGGCTTTGGTGGACAAGGTTTATCTGTATACGCAACGGTGTTAGCAGATTCAGCTGGGGAGAAAAGATTTTACTCTGGTTACGATTCAAAACACATACAAGAGCAGATTTTTCAATATCGCTCTGGATATATGATAACAAATCAGGACTCTGCTCATATCTATCATTCTCCATTTATGAACAATAAGAAATCAAATTTTGTTGAGCATAAATATTCGGATATGTATGATATTGAAGGTCAAAACTTGATGGAGTTCTATTTTAGATCTCCATATAAAGTTTATAGCCTTAGAAGAGGAGAGCAGGAGCACAAATTTGTTTCTCAGTATTCAATTTACACTGACTATATTCCAAAAGAGCGTAAATACAGAGACGGATATCTACTTCAAACATATAGTGATTCTCCAATCCATTTAGAATATAAATCTGGGTACAGACATTCAAGATCGAGAGAAAGACAGCGAACTTATGGATGTTTGTATAATAATAAGTTTGTTTCCGATGGAATATATCAGTATAAAAGCGGATATTTAGATGGGCAGTCATTCTTTATATTTTCTGACGGAAAAACAAAACAGGTCCGGCCAGGATATGAAGTTGATTCAAATAATAATATATCAATTATTATCCCTATTGATAAATCGAGACTAAATATAAAAGCTGATCAAAAATTAAGAATCTTTGTAAATCTTCCACCTAAGTATATTAACTATTGTGCAACAGTTGATAGTAATAAAAATTTGGCACATATAAATGAAACATCTGGAACTAAATTAATAATTCCTAATATAACTGTTTCAACTGGTCAATCAGAACAAGAGGTTATAGAGGCACTTTCTAAAGTATCATATTTGTCGATATCCATTTACAGATATGACACAATAGAAAAAGATCCACGTCATATTAGAGACGGAATAACATATGTAGATGATGATGCATATGACCCAGAATTATTCTCTAACCTTAATCTTAAAAAAGTTGACATCAGAGATGAATCTATAACGTATAAGGCTAATCCAAAACAGGTAATTTCAGATTCTGTTAAATTTGAATTAAGGTTCTCTAGAAATGCACAATGTTGTTTTGATAAGAAAATAACAATAAATAGCGATTCATCTGTAGCATGTCAAATTCCTGAGGCCCTAGTAGAATATGATATTATCGAAAAAGAGAAGAATACTGAATTTAGATTCTCTACAAATCTAGATGGGTTTGAAAGAAAAGTTGGAAAAATAGAAAAAGACAGCGCAGATAAAGCAAGGCCATAAGAAATGAAAATTTTTATAGATAAAGAAATAACTGGCAGCGATAATTTAAATAAATTAATAGAAGACAGTATTTCTTCTACTGTAAGATTCTCTGCCTCTTATGATAAACAAACAATACGAAAAACTCCTCCCGATACCTTCGGGAGGAATACTGCTGTCAATGTGAGATTAAGTGATGGCGGAGGCACTAATATCGACGCTGTTGCATTCTATAAGCGTCCAAGTATAAGTGTTGTTCCGGAAGGAAGAATTAATCCAGAAGAGGATTTGCCAGTTTATCAATATAATGGTGAAACTAAATATCTCTACGATCAATCTGGGCTTGGAAAATTTGTCTCGCCGCTAGTGTCTAATAGATTAAATATCCCAACAGATTCTTTTCGCATTGAAAATATAGTGACATCAAACTGGGTTAAAGGTGTTATTAAATTTGACATCGTTGCATATGAGTTATCAGAAGTCATCATAGGAAAAACATTCGGCTTCTTGAATTGTCCACCAAGTAAACATACTATTTACGATAAGGCCAAAGAATATGGATTATGGGCGCCGGAACATTTTAGAACTGGATTACAGCAACCACTAAGACCAATAGATCACGACACATTTTTCTTTTCTACAAATGTGACATCTTTTGCTAATATGAATTCCGGAAATAAAGATAAGGAAATTCATAATAAAGAAATTTCAGCATACATCTCAAAAGAACTCAGAGATGAGCTTAGAGATGACCTCATCGTTTCTGATCCAGTTCAAAATACAGATGATACATCAACTGTTGGGGTTAAAATAAAAAACTCAACAGATTATCAATTCTTTGGTCAATATATAACAAAGCAATTTGATCCAAATAAGGACTTCGCCGTATCCAGTAGGGCAGATGATAAATGGGACGAAACCAATCAGGGCAAAGTTATGTATAACGCAGGTCTAAATAAAATAGTCTTTTACGCACATAAAGGTTTTTCATCAGATGACGTTACATTAGAAGAGTCTAAATCAATTTTAGATACATTATGCCAACAATTATTTGGATATTATGGACTACCTATTGATACAGTAGTAACACAAAAAGATTTCACATCTAATTTCCCAGAAAAAGGAAAACCAGTAAAAACTTTCACATTCTCATATAAAGGATCAGCAGTAGTTCTTAATGGAGACTATACAATTCATTTAATATATGAAAAAGTAAATAAATGTACTAGATTAAATGTTTATAAATTAATGGACGGATATAATTCAATAGGAATATTAGAAGGCATACAAGATGGATGGTCATCAGATGGAGTTGAATGGTGGGAAATTGATTCTGGTCGCGTAACAGATAAAAGCGGCAATGTTATCAGAACACCAGAAAAATGGAAAGAAACAGAAGATCACTGGTATCATCCTGTTCCTGGCGATGGTGATGCTAAAAGCGGCCATTGGTTCAAAGAATCTGAAAAAGGTGGAGGGCCAAGCGATGTCCGCAGAACGGAAAATAAAGACGGCGAGAAAAAAGAAGGCGATTACGAAAAGCTTCCAACAGACGGTAAATACCAATATACTGATTTAAACACATTTGGTGATCCACATCTTCCTGGGTATAAATTATGAGTGATAATAAAGAACTTGAAACAAAACCGTTTTTACTCCGAGATGGAGAGGTTCGTAATAGTGATGAATTCTTGTTAAAAATATTTAAGCGAATCAACCCTAGAATAAGAGAAAAGATTGAGGAACTCAGTATAACAGGGGATATTTTCAAAATTATTAGGATTTATAAAAATGAACATCCAGATGAAATTCTTCGTTATAATACAATAGCAGAGATAACAACAGACGGATGTTATTTTTCTAATCAGGATGGCGATAAGGCCACTTTAATGATGTCATACGGTAGATGGGATGCATCATTGATGGAGTTCAAAGAAACAAAAACTGTTGGCGTTCCTGACGTCCCGCTGGTTGTAGAGTCCAATACAAAAGAAGGTGTTAATAAGAGCTTTTATAATTTGCTTGATGATGTTATCTTAGTTAAAGATACTGTTGATGGATTTCCTGGCGTTAAACTCTGGAGAGGTATAGTTAAAAGAGATAACCGCGCGTGTATCTATACCAGATGGAAGAAACAAGAAAGAATTTACTACGAAGATTTTGAGATATATGCAAAAGCATACACTCCAGATCGAGGATTTGAGGCATCTGATTTTGTGGAGTAAAATATGAAAATAGATTACGAAAAATATGATTTCTCTAGATCTGATCTTAGGAACTTCTTATTGCTTCTATCAAAAGAATTTAAAAAGCGCGGCCTAGTGCTAATTCCAGATGGCCTAATCCTTAAAAAACCACAGCAGGTAACTGTTGAACACGGCAATACTTCTATTGATCTTGTTGGTATTCCATTTAAAAAGGTATTTGGCAGAACAAAAATATTTTATTATCGAATAAAACTGTCAGAGTTTGCAGATGCCTATAGGGTTCAATTGGGTACAGCAAGATTTCCAATAAGGATGACTATAAATCCAAATGATGAAGAGATGCTCGAAAATGTTAAAACAATTTTATCAAAAAGGACCGGGGTCGGAAAAGATCATTTTGTATTAACATTAAAGTCAAAAGCAGAAAAGTTACAAATCTTTAAATTTAAATTTGTTATTAAGCCAACTGAGTTCACAACAGAGGATGAGGGTCTTTGTTTAATAAATGACGTAGAGGCTCTTATATACCTTGCAGAGCCTAATATAAAAATTCAAAACGGCGTAGCTATTCTTGGATTAGAAGATCAACTAACATCTAACACTTTATTATCGTCAAATGTATTATACGAAAGCAATGAAGATAGAGTAGAATTTCATTCAACAGATGGCGATTATCCTTCTGAATTAAGACTTGGTAATCTTACATACACTCCGATATACCCAAGAGTAATTGTAAATAAACAATTAAGAAAAACCGAAGGATCTAGAATTACTGGTTTAATAACAGATGATATTAAAAATTTCTCTGTACCTGGATCAGCATCATTTTCCGGCGATATTTCTAATCTCTCAAATGACGGCACAAATTTTTTATTTGATATAGAATCCGGCAAGGAAGCGTTATTTAGTTTTAACGGTAGCAATGGTAAAAAATATATTGAACATCTAAAATCAAATGATCAAGAGATTTCAAACAAAACTCCAACGATTTTGGATGGATTATATTCAAACACATTATTATCGGCCGCGCTAAACTCCTATATAGAAGTAAAAACGCAAAAAATCTCTATTATTTCAAAAGAGTTCTCAGATACATTAAGCAATAATTCTCTATTTGAATCTAATTCTTATAGCGGAAACATAATTCAAAATAGATATAGTGTTAAGTCTTTAAATATCAATCCTGTATTGATATCTTCAAATAAATTAGAAACATCAAATTCAATATTAATAAAAACAAAATAGGAAATAATATGTCAAATTTCATAGGAATTCCAACTCTAACTATTAGAGATAAAAATACAGGAAATGTAATCAAAGAGATTACAGTTAAAAATACACAGACATTCCATGTGGACTTGAATATGAGTCCAGAGTTTTTAGCTACTGGCTTATTTTTAGATAGATATAAGAATGATGGAGTAATTCAGGAGCCTACAGATAGGCCGCATATTATTGTTGCACCATTTTTAAAGACAAAATCAAAAAGGTCTGGAGGCCTTTTTGCAAATAAAAGTTACAATATCAATGATGGTTTTACTGTAAATAATCAAAAATATTACACAATGGCAGATCTTAATCCTGGAGAGAACGGCTATACCACAGAAATAGATAATTTGGGTAGATTAAATTTAGTTTTCAAAGGAAAACTGCAGGCTCCTGCACAAACAAGAGATATCGGAACTATATTTGTTGGAAATTTTTCCAATCCGTCTGCTATTTCAAAAAGTAATCCATTTACGTTTTTTACTCCTTTGGATGAATTAATTGTTCAAGACTCTACTATGATAATAGATATTACATATAGAGTTATTCTAGACGAAGATAAAAATGATCCAATTAAAACAGGAATTGTTGGATCTATTTTTAATCATGGGACAAAAATAAATATTGGAACAAGAAAAGATTTTGATTTTGATATACCGTCAGACCCTTCCAGCGCCGACACAAGAGAGGCGACAACATCTATAAAATATAAGAATCATCTTAAAGATAAATATACCGGATATATAATTCCTAAAAATGTAAAAATAAAAAATGTATCCAATTCTCCTGACAATATTTTTACAAGGCCAATGCAATCATCAGTTGTTCAAAATCTTATATATGATTCTTTGAATACATGCGGAAACTTTACAGCAACATCTTCATATGTAAACGCCGCAAATGACTATTGGGGATTCGGCAATGAGTCATCAACAATGTTAACTGGTGTATCTGGTAATCAGACTCCTGTTGTGTTTGAAAAGAAACTTCAAAGTGGCAAAACGCCAAAACCATTCTTAGATTCCGGATCATTTAAGGCCGGGACTGGACAAATTTCTGTTAAACGACTAGAAGACAATAAATATCTGCCAGAGAGATGGTCTCTAAGGGTTGCCAAAGGTGGTATTCCAGGTGTAGCAGAATTTGAACTTAAGAAGACATATGTGTCATCATATATTGGTAATAACAATATTCAACTTGGTGCAAGCGTTCCACATCTTAGTACAAATGCATCTGGGCATTTAATTATTCCTCAATTTAAATGTAAAAATGCAGAATGGTATTCTTATGCAGGAACATATTTTGCACTATGGGGATTTAATGTTGCAATAGTGTCTCAAAAAGGTTTAATTTTAACAGGCATTACTGAAAATAATTATCATCTTTTTGACAAAGACAATCTTCCCGGTGCGACAAACGATGTATGGATCACGGGTATAGGTTGGGATATCGCCAAGAAAGAAATTTATCTTGCATGTAAGAATAATGGCCTATGGAAAATAAAAGGAGATATTTATGATACTGCCGCGCCGGTAGCTACTAAAATTCCTTCTATTGATAATGTATATGCAATTAATACAAATGGAAAAGGTGGGGTAACTATAGTAGACAATACAGGAATGAGATTCACAAAAGACGGATGTCAAACTTGGACTACTATTAGCAAAGCAGAGTTAATAAATGAAAACGGATTTAAAGATGAAAATTATTTAAAATACCTATCATCAATCTGTACTGATTATGACTCTCCAGATTTTAAAACATTTGTACTATTTGATGTGAATGGCAGAATAAGTACAAATTACGCAAAAGGATTATGGATATCTACTTCCAATAAAACTGGTAAACAAGTACAAATATATTGTGATTCATATTCGGATTCATATGGATCTACATATGGTGTAAATCTATGTTCATATTGTAAAGAAGGATATTATGTAACAGATGATTTAAAAACTCAATTAGTTCCATATCTTAGATATCAAAGCAATAAATATAATATATTGGGCATCAATCATCTGTACAATATAATGCCTCAAAAGATTTCAATGTCGGCCAATAATAGATTTTTTCTAGGATATACCAAATCTGCTAAAATATTTTTTGGGGCAGTTGCGGAAATTACATTTGGATCTACCAGTATTTCAAATTATAGTTCATCAGATAGTATGCTATGCGATATGTCTGGAAATAATCTTGCCGATGAAGTTATATGCGCATACAGAGGAACGAATATTTTAAATTTGTCAAATGTATCAAACGGATTAATGTCCGGAACAATAGCAGAGATAAATAAAAGTGTCGGAGATAAAACTAAATCTCTTGTTTTATCTAAGAAATATGTTCCAATGAGGGGTGATAATTACAGCTATATTCCAGTAACAGCTGTAACAAATGGACTATATGATCTTGTTGTTGCATTTAATAGAAATGCATGTTATCAGTACACACCTGAGGAATATGCCGAATATTTTAAACCAAATAGAGAAACTCCGTTAAAAATCATGACAACTACATATGTCTTGGGTCAAGATGAATATGGCGACTTTAACAGTGTAAATAATATTAAAATTATAAAAAATTCTGATAATACATTCTCTGAAAAAGTTGGACTATTTGAAACAGGCGACAAATTCATTCTTAGTGGAACAACCGTCATAGATGGCATGGAGATCACAGTTGGAACAAGTGGTACATTTATAGAAAATGATGTTTACGAATTTTATAAATTCGATGGATATCTAAATGATAATGTCTCCACAGCAATAATTCAATCTGAATTCAGTTCATCTAAGTTGTCAGATACAATTTCTCATGATGGAACAATTTCTACGGAAGGGCCTATCCAGGAATTGAGATATCCATTTATATCAAATGGCAACGCTAGAATTACACGCGATGGGTTTATTAAATCTGATGGTATGCCAAACGGAATATGTTCAGATAGCTTTAACTGCGCCACATTTGGTGACTTCAAATTGAAAATAGATCCAGAGAAAGTAAAAGGCCTATGGTGCATTGCTATTAATATAGCACAGTCAGACAGAGGACCGACATATGGATATGGACAGGGATTAAGAGTTTATGTTGGCAATGTTAAGGGGAATAAATTCTGGTTTATTAAAACTGAAGCTGGTCCAATACAGTCTATAAATGTTTCGGCGGCAACAATAAAAAGTAATACGTTATCTGGTAAAACAAATGTTCGAATTGAATACGACAGTGAGACAAGAATTATTTCATTCAGAGCAGATGATAAGGTATTTTATAAAACATCTCCATTCAGCGATAAAACAATTGCCATGAATACAATTCATACAGCCGGATTCTTTTATTCTATGGACGTAAATGGTAATCTAACAAGTCGCCTAGATCCGTGGTCTGATTTAACTGCAAATAATTTCACTCTTGTTACAGAGCAATCAGAATTCAAGATTCCAGAGTTTATAAGCGCGAATGGAAAAGTTTTGTGCACTCTCCTTGGTAACAAAGAGAAGAAAACAGGCTACTTCAATCCTAAATATGTTGGTTTACCTAAACTTCCAAATATGTTTACTGTATTGATAAATGGAGCACCAGCTAAAAAAGTTTACACCAATACAGAGAATATATTAGATATCAGAACAGAGGCAGAAGGATTTATACGTCCACCATTCTTGCCGCAAGGTGAACAATCTCAAACAGCTATTATTGAGACATCTTTAAAAACTGGCGAAGTATATATCGAACCTACAACAGCAATGGTATTCTTCTCGCAGGAAGATAAAGGCAAGTCATACAAAATTGAGTACAAACATTATATTGATACTCATTGGGGCGTAGACGAGGTTACAAATGAATAACAGATTAGAAATTCAATCTTTTCAAGTTGTGTTTACAGATGGAACTAAGGGGGAGGTTCCATCTCAATTTCATGACACGTTTCTAGTTCCATTTTACGCATCAATTCATGATATAGAAATTTCTCTTCCAATAGGAACTGTAGCATTTACAGATCAGTTTGCATTAAAGGTAGCTGAAATCATTTTTAACAAATCTATCTGGATAGACCTTTATACTAAAAGAAAAGGAATCAAACTATCAGAAGAAGATATGTTTATTTTAAAAAGAGATTATGTAATTTGCGCAACTCTTGCCCAAATAGGCACAATTCTTTATGGTATCATTTTAAAAGGTCAATCTGTTAAAAAAGTTTTGGGCGATTTTGAAGTCGATAGAGATACCAATTATGACACTGATAAAGCACTAAATTTTGCAAAAGATGCCAAAAAATGCATGGAAGATATTGTAGCAGAAATAGATAAGCTTGCTGCTACACTTGCTGATCCGTTCTTACTCGGTAGTTTGAATTGCAAAAATAGACGCGCAGATAGATTATGGCATCATCCTCCTTTCTTATCTAAAATGCCTATCGCGGCAAATAAAATGTTAGAATGGGACGGCAGATTCTATAAAACAGGATTTGGACATGGCAACGAATATATCCCCCTTTATACAAGAGATTGATCTTCGTCAAGAATTGATAGATTTGTTCACGGGCAATGAATTTGTCAATAAAATGAGGGAGCTCATTCTTAGAGACTCCAGAAAAGACAGCAATGGCAAAAAGATTAAATGTCATTGCTACAATCCACAAACAAACGAGGGTAAATCAGACTGTCCAGATTGCTTTGGTGCTGGATATTTATGGGATGAAAAATTGATTGTCGGCTATATGTGGATGCCGCGGGAAATTGTTATGACAAAATCAAATTCATTCAATTCCATAAACGGCAAACTAGGAAGATCCATAAATTCAGAATGGATGCTAATTGTCCCATATTCTATAAATGTATCAGAAAGAGATATCATTTATACGCCAATAGTCAATGATGAAGGGCGCATTAAATTCCCTATTATTCCTGATAAAACCTTTTATGTGTCAGAAACAGCTAGGATGGGGTTCGATTTCGGACGAAGAGATTTTACAGCAATAGGATTATCAATAAGATGAGTGCATATACAGATCCATTTGAAACAGCATTAGTAGCACTAAGGCAAAAGGCTGGAAGATTAAAGTTAGATACAATACCATTAGATGTTTTTAATAAAACATATAGAAGATTAACAATTGACAAATTCCTAGACCTCCTTTATTCTCTATTCAAAATGGAAGGGCTATTAAATGATGAGCAGGATCCACTAGGTCCTAATAGTAATGATAAATTCTTCTATACAGAAATCTATCCCGATCTTCCTGAGGGAAAGAACTTCTCAAACACTGTCACATACGAAATTTATAAAAGACAACCGGCGGAGTTTGATTCTAAGGTTATCAAAGAGCCAGGAACAACTCAATATCGCCCAGATTATAAATGTATAGTAACAGACACCGATTCTCGTTTAGCAATCTGCTATGAGAAACACTATGAGAACTATCTTAAGTTCACTGTATTCTCAGAAAAAGCAGAGGACGCCAGAAAAATTTCTTCGGTTCTAGAAAATTTCTTTACAAAATATTATCATTTATTAAGAATGCATGTTGGTCATCTGGTATACGAAGGAAGAGGTCAGACAATCATGACTGAAGCTTTCGGCAATAAACGTGTATTTGGAATCCCGCTATTATTCAGAGTCAGAACAGATGAACCTGGCTTTATTAAAAAAGACGATATTGTGTCTATCGACACTTATGGTCATGTCGTTGACTCATTCTTTATGGATGAATTAAATAAGATTAATAATTTTGAAAACAAAAACTGATAAGGCATAAAAATATGGCTACATATCAAAACCTACCCGGTGTTAATCTAGAGCTTCTAGACGGCAACCTTCGTGTAGATAACACAAGCGATGCTCGCCGCGTCCTTGTAATTGGTCGTTCAACAACCGGTAAAAGCAATCGTCTTTATACTGTGCGAGACACCAATCAAGCTGTAAATGCTCACGGCGCAGGAACTCCTTTGATTCGTAAGATGTCAGAGGCGATTCTCGGTGGGGCAACTCAAGTTCAGTTGTACCGTATCGGTGGACGTGCTGCTTCTTTGGACGGAATCTTCGGTGAAGGAACTTACATTCGCACTGTTGAAGAATCCGTAACAGCAGCTGATAACATCCGCCTTTACATTGGCCCACGCCCAAGCAATGATGGTAAATCATGCTTGATCGCGTTTAAAGGCAAAAACATCATTTACTCAAATGTTCCAGGATCAGAAGTTAACCGCAACCAAATTGAAGTTGTTGGGTTTGACTATGATACAGACTTGGTATTGGGCACACCAACTGAGCCTGTGTTATTCTCCAACATTATTCCTACTGCTAAACCGCGCACTGTAACCAGCCGAGGCAATGGCTCTACTTCAGATTACACTCTGACCGGCGCAACTAAAACAGATGCAGTTTCTGACGTGGTTGTAAAAGTTAATGGTGTAGAAAAAGCTTCTGGCACAGATTACACTGCTAAACTGGATAAGGCTGCTAACCGTCATTACGTTTCATTCACTGCACCAGTTCCAGCCGGCGAACGTATTCAGATTAAATACTCAGTTAAACCAACTGGTAATGAATCTGGATCGGCAGTGTTCTCTGGTGATGGCACAACTGTTAAATTTAATCTGCCCGGTACTAGAGCAGCAGATGACTTGGAATTGACCAAAGTTACAGTTGCAAATGTTGACGAACTGACTAACACCACTCTTGGGAACTCAGACGACGGCTTGCAAAAAGCTATCACTCTGACAACTGCCCCAGGTGCACAAAAAACTGTTTTGGTTGAATATATTATCAAGAAAACTCCTGTACACGTTCCTGGTAAATTTGTTGAAGGTGAAGACAATATTGACACCACTTGGAAACGCTACTTTGAGCTGTTGCATTCAGCACTGCTGGATTTGGAAACCGTAAACTCATTCTCTATTGTTACAGACTCCGCAATTATCGACGCCCCAAATATTGCAGATGGTTCTACCGCAGAAGACCGCTTGGAATACGTTTATGTGTACGAAGAAGACGGCGAAGTTAAATACGACTGGTCAGACACTAAAATTCTGTATCGCAAAGGCACTACAACTACTAAAGATGTTGCAGAGGCCGATTTGAACGGAAACGGTCAACCTATCGTTGCACGTCGTTATCACGAAGCCAACTTCGCATATCTGTTGGCCAACTTTGCACATACAATTTCTGAAAATGAAGACTTTGTATTGGCAACAATCGGAGCATCATTGCCAACTTCTTTGACAACATTCGAAGTGAACAAATGGATTGGCACTCCAGCAACTAAAGACTCTGCTGGTAATATCGTTACTAACGGCACTGGATTGCTTGGTCTCCGCAATATGGTAGAACGTGCAGACACTCGTCAAGGCTTCTATAAAACAGACAGCGGATTCGTTGATGGCGACATCATTTACGACTCTAACGGTGCCCCAGTTGATATTGGTAAATATCTGTCAGTTGTTCCTCAAGTGATTGTGACTCAAGCTTCTGCTTCTAGTGGAACCACAGCTGGTGTTACGAACGGTGCAGCAGTTTATGCAGGGCTGTTGACAACTATCCAGCCAGGAAACTCTACTACCAACACTATTGTAAATCGTATCTCTCTGCCAGGTGAGATCAAAAAAGTTAAACTTGATCAACTTGCAGGTTCTGGATATGTGATGTTCACAACTCGTGATGGTCAAGTCCGTGTGGTTTCTGGTGAATTAGCAACAAACATCAATTCTGACTATGATTATGTATCTACTACAATCATCGTTGCAGAAACTATCAACCGAGTTCGTAAAGTTTGCTTGCCATTCATCGGACGAGGATTGACAGAAGCAACATTGGTAGCTTTGGATACCGCAATCGAATCTGAATTGCAAAAACTTGCAGACTCCGATGTGATTGTAAACTTCGCACATGTTGTTAACCAACGTCAAGTTGTTAATGGCAAAGGCGTTCTGGATGTTGCCCTGACAATCGTTCCAGCATTCGAACTTCGTGAAGTTAACGTTTCACTGAAACTGGCCCTAGAGGTATAAGATAAAAAGATAGGGAGAGGCTAGATAGTCTCTCCTAGTTATAATCAATATAGGAATAAATATGGCTATTAAAGAATATCACAGCTTTGGTGGTGTTGATATCACTCCGGTGTTTGGCAATACAGCTTTCGGCGAAATGCAAATGGTTTCATATCGTGCAGACCGTGAAAAAGCTCCAATTCACACAATGGGCTCTCCTGATGCTCGCTCAATTGCTCGTGGCAAACGTTATATCTCTGGCGCATGTGTGTTTACAGTATTTGACCGTGATACATTGCTTGAAGCTATGGATGAAGCTGGGCGTACTGATGTATGGTTGAGCAAACATGAAACTGCCAACTATCGTCGCGGCGGGATTTATAAAAATATCAACAACGGTCAATATCAAGATGCAATCACTGATGCTGCTCGTAATGCAATTTACGGCTCTAATAACATCAAGGATAACAATGGTTCTCGTGGTGGCGGCACTCTGACTGCTGACTACGGTAAAATCAATTTGGATACATCTCAAAATATTCGTTCATCTTTGCGCACTGCTGCTAAAGCTCGCTTGGCTGACCAAGTATTGCCATTCGACATTAACTTGGTTGCTACAAACGAATATGGTCACACAACTAAGATGGTTATCTACGGTGTTGAATTGATGACTGAAAGTGGTGGCGTCTCTATTGACGATTTGGTATTGGAAAAACAACATACATTTATTGCGCGTTCTATTTCTAACTGGATGCCAATGGATCAATACAACACCCGATAATTTAATCTAACTCTTTGGAGTATAGTTTATGGCTACAACAATAAGTACAAGTAGACAAGAAACATACAAAAGAGAGTATCATAGCGTGGGTGGCGATGCTACCCACGTTATTTTTAATTTCCCTGGACACGGAGCGTTGTACATGGGGAGTTTGATTTCTCTTTCATATCAATCTTTCAGGGACAAAGTTCCTATCTACAATCTTGGAAACACTAATATAGATGGATTCGCTATCGGTAAACGTTATGTTGCTGGATCACTTATTAGGACTATTTTCCTCCATGACGATCTGTCAGACTTTTTAACAAAAATCACAAAAGCTATCGGTTTAAAGAAAAATATTGATAGCATCTATCAAAATAAATTAGAAAAAATGAGAACGTATCATCATCTTATGTTTGATGACATCATTCCATTTGACATTATTATTCTTTTAAGTTCTGAATACGGTGCATATTCCGTTTCAGAAGTTATATACGGCGCTACACTTATCAATAGTGGGCAAGTGCACTCTATTAACGATCTTATTGCAGAGGGAACAATGTCCTTTGTAGCAAGAGACGTTAGACAAACTAGAGATAAAATAGGTTCAGTAAAATATGGCCAAGCTTTAACAAATGATAGAAAAGCCTCAGATTTAGGCGACAAAGCAGACTATAAACCAGAAAGCCAATTTAAAAATAAAGAAGCTGGACAATTAAATCAAATCTTCAATCAAATGAAGGAAGACGCCAATGAAGATGGTGCAGTTACTGCACAAGAATTGAGGGAGCAAACAATCGTTTCTCAAATTCTAAGAGCAGTAAATGACGGGGAAGATTTATCAAATTACATTCCACAGATAAATGAACTATCTGACAAATACAAAAGCAAAGTATCAGAATTGGTTTCTCAGTCTTATAAAAATCAAACTGGGTCGCCAAGACAATTGCCATCGGTTTTTGATAATAAGACAGCAGATAAAAACACCTTGGTTTATAGAAATAATCCATCGTCTGATCCATCTGAAATAACGGACGGTGATACAGTTAAATTTAAAGGCGTAAAAAATATCGGCGGCGAATTATACAAAGAGGAATATGGCACTAACGGAAATTACAATACATCTAATAATACAGACAGATTAAAAGAGGGCGAATATAAAGCCCGTCTATTCCCTATTGATGCACCAGAAACATCACATACTCCAGATGGAGAAGATCAGCCATTTGGGAGAGAATCTAAACAGTTCCTTGAAGAATATATGAAATCTGGAAAATGGGATGAAGATGTTAGACGAGGATATGTTAAAAACGTTCCATACAATACATATGGCCGTCATGTAATCTACAATTACAATTATGCATTGGCAGCTATCAAAGCTGGAATGGCACACTACAGTCCATCTGGCGCAAGATTAGCTGGGGCAACGGCCGCAGAAATGAGAGAGATGGAGACTGCATACGAAAATGCTAAAAAGAACGGCGTTGGATTGTGGGGTCAGCCACCGGTTGTAATGCCAGATGAATGGAGAAGAAAACATGGCAACTCTAGCTAGTAAACGACATGTTAGATACGAAACTGATAGACAAAATGACACTATCAAAGTATTTGCAGTTGATGAACAAGGCAATAAGCAAGAGCTTCATTCTGCAGGAACAGCTGGCGATCTATATGACATTGCTATGAGCTATTATGCGGCTCATTTTAATGGCACATCAATGGAAACTCAGTCTGTTAAAAAGGCAAATCTGGATAAGATTGATTTGGAGTACGGAACAACTTTTAACACAGATAAATCAACATATTTCAAATCAAATGAAACATGGCGTGGCTATTCTAATTATATAAAAGATCAACAAGGCATTGATGCTGTAAATCAGCAAACAAAATTAGGCTTCATCCCTGGTAATAATAAATGGGTTAATCCAACTAAAACAAAGCCAGATGAACCTACATTTACTCTTCCAAAAGCAACAGTTCCAGGTTCGGGCGTTGAACAACTTCGTCCACTCGGTGCAGATGATGCATTTAAATATCAAATTGATCCTCCAGAAATCCCAGAAGAAAATGAAGTTCTGGATAAAGATGAACAGCAGGAAAAAATAAAAAGAGAAGCAGATTTAGCAAATAAGACAATTAGTTCTGTTGGTTATAGTGGGCTGTATACCAAATACTATTCTTCAAGTGATTTTAAAATCTATATTGGAGATATTCTTCTTGACTATGCTGCGAGTGTTGCATTTAGTGAATCATTATCTTCAGTTCCGGTTTATACAATAGGTAATAGTAGATACAGTTTCTTATCGCGCGGCAATCTTTTAGTGTCTGGATACATAAGTGTTAATAAAGCTGGTAAAGATTATCTAGCTAGGACATTGGCAAACTTCAGAGATAATAAAGTTAGCTTCAAATCTTTAAGCCCCTATGAACAAATGCAATTGACAGCAGATGAACTTAATGCATACAAAGAAAAAGAAGCTAGATACATGGCATCAGAGGTTTCTGCTAAGTCTGTATTAGATCTATCAGATTTAGATCCATTTACTCTCAATCTCGTTTATAACAATTCAGATGTGATTTCTAGGGGTGTACAGCAACAAATATCTATAATAGAATGTAGAGTCATAGGGTTCGAACATAATGTAGACATAGGTTCAGACGGACAATTAATAGACGGATACAAATTTATAGGTAAGGAAGTCGTACCAAGATGAGAACAGAAGAAATTGAAGGCTTAAGTGCATTGCCACAAGACGATCTTACGAGTGAAGAGATTGAACAACTTGAGATGGCTAAAGAAAAGCAACAAGAAGAGGAGAAACGAGAATATACAGATGTGGATATGCTCATTGAACTTCTTTCTGACAAAGAAGATGCACCAACTGTTTATGATATTGAGGGGTGGAAAGATGAATACGGTATTATTCAAGTTTCGACAATCCTTAATGAAGATGACATTTATCTGTGGCGCATTCTAAGGCGGCAAGAATATAAATCGCTTCTCAAAAGTGGAACATTAAATGAGCAAGCAAGAGCAGAAGAAGCAATTGTAAGAAGATGTCTTCTATGTCCTAAACCAAACGAGAAGTTTATGTATAACTCTCCAGCTGGGGTTATTTCAACACTAAAAGAGCAAATCATGTATAAATCTGGTTTCGTTCCGGATGCAGTTGCTTTATCTCAAATTAAGGTATTATAAAAATGAACACAGTAAACCTCGGCGCGGGAAATATTTTAATTCCTTTCAATAATTCCATAATTGAAATAGATGGAATCATATATAAGGATCTAGTTGTAATAGCTAGACTACTGAACAGCGAAGAAATAACTCGCGTTCTGAGGATTTCTGTAAAAGATGCATACGGCGCAGATGAAATGTTCGAAGATATTTTTCGTTCATGCGTTGTCAGTATTCCTGGAATAAAAGACGGTTCAGATTTAGAAAAATCATCGGCGGGATTTATAGCTACAGTTGGTTCAGCAATATTGAGCAAATCAATGTCTCACATTGATGATCCTATAAAAACACTTAAAGAGTATACAGAAAACGTAGACATATTAGATACTATGTCTGCTATTGTCTCAAAATATTTATCTACTCCATATTTAGAAGTTAAAAAACTTCCGATAAATAAGTTATTCGAAATGTACGCAGTTTGCCATAAGGCATTCCCAAATGAAGTAACTGAAATTAAAGAACAAGAAGACACTATCAATAAAGATGTAGGGGTTAACACAGATGACTAGCGGCGTAACAGTAGCAATGCTATTCAATAATGGGGTTATTCCAAAAGAAGGAATTCAGCCTGGAGAAATAAGAGGCCCTTATATTAAAGAAAAATTATACACAACAAGTTCGTCTCCAAATGAAATCCAGTCAGATGAAGAAGCCAAAAAGATAATAGGCTCTATCACAAAATATGGACTATCTGCTGGGGCAATGTATCTTATTAAACGTGCACTTGAAAATCAAAAAATACAAAAACGAGTTAGGGAATACTCTAACTTTGGATACTTAGCAGAGTCTGTTTCTGGAACAAAAGATGATGCTTTAAGAATCTTTGGCGGCGGGAGAGTTACCTTGACCAACTTGCTAATGAACACAGCAAGAATGGCTGAGGAGCTCTCCCCTTTTCACATTTTAAGAACATTTCAGGTTTCACATATTCTTCAACCGTTTGCGACAAGAGAAAGTGAACACTTCTTTGATTCTGATGCATTAGCTGCACAGAAAAATTATTTCAGAGAAATGTTTAAAATGCATGGCGAAAGAGAATTGACAACTTCAGATTTCGCAAATGGAATTACTTACCGCTCTGGCCAAATGTTAGACTCAGAGGGTAATATTATCCTTAAAGATGCTAGATTGGTTGCATCTGAATTTACAGGGATAAATAGACTTCATGATGAATCATCTGTTTACAATAGAATTCTTTCAAGATTTGTAGCAAGGGCAGGCGTATCTAAAAATGCAGAACAAGAAGTTTTCAATCTCGGTAAAAATGTAGCAGAAGGAGCTCCGCCTTTAACATTTATAGCCTCAAGTGGCAATGAATCTTCAGAATTCAAATGGGCCAAAACGGTTGTAGGCCAAGCTGTTGCACAAGGTTTTAACACCGTAAATGAGCCAGTCGCTTTCGTAGAAGAAATGACAGGGACCTTAATCAATAAAGAGAATAAGGTTTTTCAATTTCTTAAAAAGTATGGAAAGATAAATCCAAATGCACATCAAAATGCAGAGATAGGTGAACTTGCTCTAGGATATATAAAACACGGAGCAACAAAACTGGGAGCATTGGGACTTGGATATTACGTCTTAGATGACGCATCAAAAGTATTTGGTTCAGATGGAAGTGGATACGATAAAGGTATCTTAGAGGGCTTATCTGCAAGCGCAGTAAACGCTAAAATTAAATATAACGAAGTTGTATCTGATAATTTTAAAGAGTATGTTGCGGAGCAGGAATATATGGCTCCTGGTTCAACTAGTTTACTAAGACTAGCTGGGTTTCCGTTGGCAGGGGCTATGGCCGCCGGCACATATGCCTATGCAGAAAGAGCTCTTCCTTCATTACTAAGCGGGACATACAAGGAGGGGGTAAGGAATGCTGTACAACAATCAAATGTAATATCCGGCGCCGTATCTGATGCAGTAGATCATACTATTCTAAATTCCTCTATTGGTAGAGTTACAAGAACAAAACAATTCGCAATGAGAGGTGCATTAGTAGGTGCACTATTAACTTTGCCATTTCTTCCTGGCGCATTAATGGGTGAATCATCTGACGATGCAAAAGTTGAATACTACGAAGGCAAAGATGTAGCAATCAAACGTAACAGAATGTGGTTCAGCGGAAGTGGAGATATTGAGGGCGAGGGAGTAAAATACTTTACCAAAAACTGGTTCAATAGACTGCAAGCTGGCAATAGAGACAAAATTCTATATGGAGACGGAGATACAAAAGAATCTCTAAACCCGTTCTTACATCCATTTGATTATCTTAGAAATCCATACAGATTTGAAGAAATGCACAAACATGATATGCCATATCCTGTATGGGGCATGGATGTATCGGTTGGAGGCTGGGCTGGCAAAATATTTGAGAAAACAATCGGACAGGTAATCAAGCCGGATATCATTAATCCGGAAATGTATAAAATCTCTGGCAATAATATTGAACAGGGACAAGAATACGATCCGAACAGTATTCCAGAATCAGGTGATCTAGGCCTATATCACAGCGGAGATATACAGGCAGGAAATTATTTCCAGATAGCTGGTCAGTATACATCTAAGTTTAAATCTCTTATTGATGACAATTTAGCAACTGGAAAAGTTAATCCAAGATATGATCCAGTAAGCGAAGGATTCAATTATACATTCAATGCAGCGCAAGACTTTATCGGTCTTAAAGGCTGGGCAATGTCCGGAATAACATCTAGCTTAGGAGTAGGAGACACTGATCACTCTAATCAAATAGCTAGATCAGGTGAAGCTACAAACTTTGCAAGAGAATTTCAGTCATGGAATCTTGGCGGTTTATTTGGAGGTGCTGACGTATTGCGCCGTATTGTTCCAATGTCAACTGAGGTCACTTATGATAGAGTTAATCCATTAAGCAACCAGGTTTCAACCACATGGCTTCCTAATGGGAATTCAAATTATACAGATTTCTCAAAAGGTGCATTCTGGGATAAAGTAGAAAATGGGTATGATAGACTTCCTGGCGCAGGATATGAAACATATAATCCATCTCTAAAGGGTGTTAATCCAGAAGATTATCCAGACATAAATAAATTCGAAATATTGTCAGATGTTGCATATGGCAGCAAAGAATATTTCGCGATGAATAAAAAGATGTCTGATCTTTATCAGTCTGGCGAAATGAATGAACAAGATCGTGCAAAGTTTGACGAGATCTATATTCAAAATCAAGAGCGAGCTAGGCAAAAAGTTTTTCATGAGTATAAAACAGATGATGATGTAGAAGGTATTTCTTTGTGGGGTAGGACCCTAGGAACATTGTGGGAGACCACAACACATAATGCAGAACTACCAACAGAAAGATTATCTTTCTTCAGGCCAGCAGGCAAATTACTGCATCAAAGAACAGCTATTGAGGATTATCAACATACACAATTATCAGGCAGCGATACAACATTGTGGAATAGACCATATGATCATTTTATTCGTCCATTCTTTTCTGATGTAAATAAATATTTTGACCCAGATTCTATTCCAGACCATGTTCAAGAAAAACGAAATGTAGATAATTATTTCGATGCACTTGAATATTATAAACAAATGAAACTGTATCGGGAAAACTATTACACCAATACAGGTCTTGCAAATCAGGCAAAAAGAAATGCCGGTAGAACTTTGTATGGAGCAGTAGCAAGTGGATTAGATTCTCAACAAGAAGTAGAAGCTGCATATTCAGCATTATCGGATAATGAAAGGGCTTACTTTTCTTCATTTGTGAATGCAAAAGGAGATGACAGAGCTAGAATATCTGCGATGGTTGATGGGGCAAATGAATCCCAAATGTATAAAATGCTTTGGGAAAGAAAAGATGCACTTGAGAATGGCGAAAATATTCATGCGCTACTAGAACAAGAAGAATCCGAATTAGTTAGATCTCACGCCGCGGCATACAAAGGATATCAATCTAGTGGAGATTTTCGTATTGGTATATCATTTAGAGAATACCTACAAGAGAAAAGAGCAGAGGAAGTAATATCTGAAGCAACAGGAATCCCGGATGAAAATTTTGTAGGCTGGGATCCAAGAATTGAGGTCAACGATATTAAGCTAAGAACTCTTCAAGTTTCTAAAGCAGATGTAAAAGAATACGGATATTGGAAACAGGATGAACAGGCTCTATCTCAAAACCTAGCAGTTCTAAAAGAAACACAGGTTACAACAAAACTCAAATCCATAAGTAGCATAAGTGCAAGAAGAGATTTTAATAATTATTTGGCAATAAAAGATACGCTCCATCAACAAGGTATTAGAACAAAAGATGTTATTTTTTCTAATACAGGCTTTGGAGATACAGACATAAATATAGGTTAAGACAATGGCAGAAATTAAAAATCCAAGACTGATGCTTGCCGGCGCAGCATTAGGAGCTTACACACAGGATCCAGAAAATCATCCAATTATGGGATTAGCGGGCGTTGGTATTGGTGCCTATGTTGGAGCTAACCTACAAATAGTTAGAGAAATCCCAAAAGCTAAAAACAGAGTTGATAGACTTGGCGCTGGTGTATTGGATTACATAAACGTAAATCCAGGAGAGTTTAATGCTACAAAACATGCAACAGTAAAAGAGTCCGAGATGGAAAGATTTATTCGTGACAGAGTAAGAAATTCCTCTCGGGCTAATACAGCCATGAGAAGACATATCAATGACAGAATTAGGGCGTCAATGCAAAATTCCGGAATTGATACATCTATGTTTAAAAAATCGTTTATAAATGAAATGATGAATTCTTTTGATGGTGAAAAGTTCACAACTGGTTTTGATAAGTTCCTAAGAAATAAATCTTCTCTAGGCAGGAATGTAGACTCAGCCCTCTTTTCAGAAAGACTCACTAGCATAGAAAAACAAGCTTCAGGTATTATTAAAGGTGCACAACAAAGATATATAGAAATGCAGGCATCATATAGAAAGGCTGTAGACGCAAACTTTGTAGCCTTAACTGGCAATTCTTTGTATGATGTGTTCACAGAGGATCAAATCAAATTCCTGCTGAACGGTAAAAGTGCAGTTGAAAATCCACAAGAAGTTATCAAATCAATTGAGAGCGCAAAGATAGAAAAAGATTATATCCACGCGCTTAAATCTTCTACAGATCCAGAGAATATCGCTATTGATGAAAAAGGTATATTTTCAGCTGACATAAAATCAATAGACAGAACAAATATCAAAAGTGTAGAAAGTCTACAAAGAGGGACTCTAAATTTAACTGAATCTGCATCCAAAAATGACAAGATAGATTCTATTAAAAAATATCTAGTTCAAACACTTGGCAACACAGAAGGTGAAGCAGAAAGAATTGCTACAAACCTTGTAGAGTCTAATCCAAATGCATCTTTCAGTATTTCGGATAATAATCTACAAATTAAAAGACCAGGAGAAAAATCTGTATCAATGTCGCTAATGGAAAGAAAGAATGGCAGAGCAATAGAGCGCATTGGTGGCAATACGTACAATCCAATTATGTTTAATCCATTCGGCAATGCAAATGGAAATGCTAAATTGCCTAATGGACAAAGAGTAGCTGCATGGCATTTTGGTATGGGGGATTCGGCACAAGTATCTGGCATTATTGGAGATAGTCATAAATTAACTGGATATACAGCAGCAGAGGCGGCGTCTCTTCATTCTGCTGTTACAGGAATTCCATTAAGTGAAGCATACGATATATATAATAAAAGAGAATTTATTGGCGCATCAAGTGTAGTAGATGATTTAGGAATTCTTCCAAGAAATTCTCAAATTGATTTCTCAAATTCCATGACATTTAGCAAAGGTGGAATAGCAAAAGGATACACTGATAGTTTAACATCTTCTGGATACAAAAAGATAATCGAAGATGTTGATATGGCTGCTAGAAAAGCTGGTATACCATCTCCTGCATTAGCTAAAATTCGTTCTCAAAATACGGGTATAAATGACACTAGCACTATGAATTCTGTAGCTGCCGGGATTTCGCCACATCCAGAACGTTCAAGCGGGAATTTAAGCAGAACAAACATTGCTACAGTATCAGATTTAGAGATACCATTTAAGGCAACTGCAGAACAATTGGATGCAGGCCTAAATCAAAAACTAAGATCAGAATGGGTTAACGCAACTGAGGCAATGGCAAAAGATGGTAGAGGTGTAAACCTTAGAGGTTCAATTCCAGTAACACTTGGTACATCTGCCGGAAGAAATTCTTTGGGATCATTGGTTTATGGCATTACTGTGTCAGATGGTCAATCTGCTACATCATTAAAAGGTGTAAATGTAAATTTCCCATTATCAATAAATCTCGGAGAAGGAGACATTAAAGGCAATAAACGCCAAAGAGAAATTATAGAGTCACTTATAAATGGTGGTGGACCAGTAGAAGTTTCTCATAATGACATCGTTGCTTTTTCTGGAGGTAAACCAAATCAGGTTCCAAGATATGCAAATAAAATGGTTTTAACAGGCATAGAAGAAAACGAAGGCAATGTTAGACTATTAGGCTATGGTGTAAATTCTATAGATGACCATAATGCTGTTGGCATGAAAGGATTTGGTGATATCAAATCTAATATTGTTTTTCAAGATGAAAGAACAAGAAAAGCCGCTAAGATATTGGATGAGATGGAAAAACTTGGGGTCCTAAAAAATAATAATGGTGCAATTGAATTTGGTGACGATACAAATCTCTCTAAAGAAGGAAAAAGATTTAAAAAACTTCTTCAAGAATTTAAATCTAGTAGAGAATCCAATAAAGAGCATTTAAAACAATACGGCGCGGATAATTATAAAAAGCTAACTTTGGACATGGTAGATCAATTAGAAAATGATCTAACTAAACCAGCATATAAAAGAACTACTCTTACTCGCGCATTATCTTCTATTGGTTTAGATAAAAATCTTCCAGATGTAGTATTTAGACAGCAAGATTCAAAAACGGTTGCCGCATTAGAACAACTATATGCACCAATAAAAGAATTAAATAGTTCAAAAAATACATCAGAGCAAACCATTAATAGAGCTCAACAAAGTATGACAAATACTTTAGACTTATTAATCAATAATGCAGAGGATGGGAAAGTAAAAGAATCTCTGCTTAATATAAGAGAACAGGTTAAAGTCGCTCATGAGTCAAATTATCCAGTGGATGTACTAAAAAATATATCTTCTCAAGCAAGGGGAACGCTAATAGCAGAGAGAGCAATTAACGATGGTAAAAGCTCCAATATAGCTTTATCAACAATGCTAAATAATCTGTCAGAGTACAATAAGAAGCTAAAAGATGGTGTTCAAGAAGAATTCCTATTCCATCATGGGGATGGAAATACATCTAAGATTCTTCTTGGTACAGATACGTTTGGGAACAGAGTTAGATCAGAAGATGTAATAACTCAATATCTGGAGCACAATACCGAGCGTATGAAAAGAGCCGCAAATGGAGTTCCTAAATTAGGAGGAATAACATCTAGCGGATTTTATGAGGCTGTACAAAACGATTTTACGCAGTTATACAGAAAATTAGATTCTAAAGGCATGGCTCCAAAGATTTGGGGATTAGTCACATTCCAATCTGGCAATGAGGCAATAACAGGCGCAAATGCATCTAAGGGGACTATCTCTTGGATGGCACAAGATGCAATGTCTATGAATGGCATGTCAAAAGAATATATATCATCAATGACATCTTCAAATAATGATGCTATATATGCATTCAAATCTAGGCTGGCACAAAGATATGAGGCTCAAGGTATAAATCAGGCATTTAGCAATGATGTTGATGTTGCTAAAGGACAAATAAACAAACTTTTCAATCCAGATACGGCACGAAAAGAATATGCCGAAAAATATTTAACAAATGCCAAAGTTGACAACGGAGTGATGACAATCTCTCTGGATAACGAGGCATTAAAAAATCTTAAAGGTAACTACTCTAAATTTAAATCTTTGTCTATTGAATTATTAGATACAGACCTAAGTGGATCTGTGACTATGGAAGATGGGAAACCAGTAAATAGACAAATAGATAAACTAAAAAGAAATGTATTGATTTCACAATTGGATTTACAACAGGCCAGAAAAGGTGGCCATCAAGAAACAATCAGATTGGCAGAAGAAGTATATCGGGATTCATTTAAAAAATGGGCAGATATGGAAATTGCAACAGATAAGAACGTTGTAAAAGAGGCCATCAAAAGGGAGTTTAATCAAGGTGCAACTGTCACAGCTGTTGAAACGACTGGTTACGAAGAAGCAATCAGAATCAGAGATTCTAAAGCTAATAAGAACGCTGTATTCATAAATGATGAAACATACAGAGCCTTAGGATTTAATAATGGAGACTACTCTCTAATAGATGAGGGCAATGGTATTCAAAAGATTGTATTTAAACATGACAAATCTAAGGCCGCAGTAAGTTTTTCTGTTCGTGAACCTGCATCTGGCCCATTATCATCTATGGCTGGCGAGTTTTATTTAAATACTCAAAGAAATAGAAACGGACTAATTCTCGGTATTGGTACTAAACAATTAGCTGCGCAATCTGGAGACTATGATGGCGATAAGTTGGTATTAGGAATCCTCAAAAAGAATGCTCAAAAATTTGATGAGATTCACAAAGAAATTTCTAATATAGGATCAATGCAGACAGAAGTCTTTAACAGATATGGAGAATTCATTGAGGGAATTAACCTAAAAATGGCTGAGGCATCAAAAGAAGCTAAGGCAGTTAATATAGTTCCATCTATGAAAAACATTCCAGAAGATATGCCGGCTGCCTTAGTAGAGAAGATTGCAAAAGGTTCAAGAAGAGATTTCGATGCTCCAGCAATTACATCATTACAACAACTGATAACAAACTCATTAGTTGCAGAATATGAGAGAAATGTCGCTACGTTGATGGCAAATGAAAAAATGGATGCCATAACAAAAGCCGGAGCAATAAAAGATTCTCATATAAAAATGATGTTGGCGTTTGAGGCATCAAGATCTATTCAAGAGGATACGCTTAAATCTGTTCGTAAGTCTTCTAGCGGTGCAGCAGTTCATGACACATTATTGGATTTAACATCGAGAATTAAAGAGGGCTGGGGTAAGAATCCTGATGCAGATTTCACAGAGCTTGGGAACACAATTAAAGGCTTTATGCATGAAATGTATGGAAAACACTTTACATCTGATGAAGGGAAACAACTCTTAGATAATGTGTCAGAAACAATTAAGACAGCGATTATAAATCATGGACCTGGCATAAATGCGAATCCAGCGAATATGGTAGGTGATTTATACACCGCCTCTGATAAATTAACAGCCGGCGCAGTAAGATTATCTGGCATATCTGACAAGGCACTTGAAAGCATTCAAGCTGGATCAGAACAATTGCAAAGAGCACTGGAATCAAATATAATTTCAGAAACAGACGATGGTCTGAAATCAATGGTTTCAACACTCAAAAAGAATAAACATTCTTTAATTCTCGGCGCGGCAGGACTTGGAGCGTTAGCCTTTATTGGTGGCGCAGAATCTCCAAATATGTCTTCTCCAATGTATAATTCTCCAGTAGCAAGAACAAATCCAACACTACCTCCATTGACAAGTGAATCAGCATATATTCAAAAATTGGGATCAGATGGTCAGTCTGTTACTATCAATGGTCAACAAATCAATAACTATTCAGAATCTAGAATCAAGCAAAATATGCGATCAATGTTCCAAGGTGATACAAATAGTCGTAATACTGTAAGGTTTGATAATAGAAACTATTAATAAGGCAAATAATAAAATGGCAAGATTTACATTTAGTATCAATGGACGACTAGACTTAGAGCCAGTTTCATTTGATAAGGTAGATAAATTTTACTCATCACAAGAGGAGTTTCTAAGGGACTCCTCAGTTTTGGTGTCCACATCAAGATATAGCGAAATGCTAAGCCTTGTAACATTCCAGTTCGATGTATCAAAAGAGGATGATGTAGAAAAACTATCACAGTTAATCTCTATGTGTAGAGCTTGTCCATATACCTTTATTAAGTCTGACGCAATAGAAGAGAATCATTTATCTGATTTAAATCTAGCCATTGGATCTGGATACTTCATGTATGCTATTCGTGAATACGAAGCAGAGATGAATTCATCTGACCAAGGACAAGGTGTTGTAACATTCTCTATGCGCCTCCAAATGGTGAACTGGAGACCATTAGCTAAGTCTATTAAATTCATTTCTTTATATGGAGATAAGAAGACAATTTCTACAGAAGTAGGAAGTGTTAGAGATGTTGCATTGGCCGGCGATGTTAAAAGCGCAGAAGAAGGCGGAGGATTAACCGAATATACTGATAATCCAGAAGACTCAAATATTTTAGAGGCAATGGTAGAGTATTATCTTTCTGATGTTAATAAATATTCCGGCGGGCTATTAAATAAAGGAAATGATAGAAGTTATGATTTTAGCATTGGTTCACCAAAAATTTATTCATCAGAAGAAATTGCAAAAGTTGATAAAACAAAATTCCTATGGGGACAAGTTAGATCATTCCGTGTATTAAAAACAGTGGAAACTTCTAACACAGGCAATATTGATATTTCCGCTCCAAGAGATTCTGGAAAAACAAAAAACAGAAACACCTCAGAGATAATGGGAAAGGATGTAGGAGATAAACAAAGATTTGATGAAGACGGAAGAATCTATATTGGATGGTTGAGAAAACGTATTGCAGGTACATCTACATCTGAAACCAATACAGCCATTCAATCTATTAGAGTAAGAAGACGTAATAGATTTGCTAATCAAACAGTCCAAGGGTATGTTTATCCGTTCTGTCAATATCTTGGACATTCTCCAACAGAGCTGCTTATTACAACAATAAGTAATCATGAAAAAGGAATGTCAAGCTCTGCAATCATGGCGGCAGTAGCAGAAACTAGCGCCGCTATTGATTGGATCCGTCATAACAATCCGTCTTTAAAAGGTCTGGATGTAATGGCAGTTGAAAGTCCCCTTGTTAATGCAATGGGCCTATCTTATGTAGCGCTTGATTCTAGTCACTCATCTACAGCTGGCGAAGCAAACAATGTTCTTGTTCACAATCACACATTTATTGAGTCAGATTCATATCAGGCAATAGAAAATGGAAAATATTCTTTGGCATCCAAGGTTGATGCATGGAATGACTATGTAAACCAGGGCACAAGACTTCTTGAGTTTATCAAACTAAAAATTGAAAAAGATAAAACAGGGGCAGTTGATACAGGACTTGATTCGGTTATTCAGAGAATCAACGAAGAAATTCTTGCGGCAACCAATGAAATGATCGACAGGGACCGCGCGAATGATTTAGAAAAATCAAAAGGAATGACTGTTCACCCAGATTCTCTATTGGCCACAATGGTAAACCATGAATCATGGAAGAAATCAACACCAGCAGAGAAAGTCCAAAAGATAGTCGGACTATATGTAAGTCTTCAAAGTCAAAAATCTGCAACAGGCTCAGAAGAAAGAGTTAAAGGTGAAGCATTAAGGAGATTAGAAAGTGCAGTTAAAAGAGCTTATAGAAAAGCCTTGACAGGCGGACTAGATACTCCAGAGGTAATTAAAGCTTTAAGTGAAGACATCCAAAAACAAGAACAATGGATTGCAGAAAACGGTGGCTCTCAAACAAGAATGTATGGAGAGGGCTTACCAGATTTTAACTATGGAGAAGTCCTAAGAAACATTGTCCAAACAAAGGAATATCCTGCATGGCAATCACTCCCTGCGCTTCCATTTGTGTATGATGTTAATATTATCTCAGGAGAAAAACTATTAGCCACATGGCAAGAGATGCTTCCACAAATAAATGAACTCTTAGTTAGCACACAGGCTTTAATAGCTCCAGGAATGGCAGAGTTCACAAATGTAACAGATTTATCAGGAGAGCTCCCAACGACAGGTGCAACAAGGGTTGTTCAAAATCCAGATGGGTCAGTCACAGATGTTAAACGCAATAATAAGGGTGTTAAAGTTGATTATAATGGAGACTTCAGTGGCAAATCAGAAGTAGACTCTGCTTTATCTGCACAACCTGGCAAATGGTTAACAATAGGACAAGTTGTTAGATACGAAAGAGTATCGTGCTATTTCAGGGAAATAAGAAGAGTTGGGAGTAGCCCACACTTAGGCGTTGATTTAACATGCCCGATTGGCACACCAGTTTATGCTCCGGCAGATGGCACAGTCTTAAGGGCTGGTCCTGCTGGTGGATACGGAAACCTTATGGAACTATCTCATGAGGGAGGAATCGTAACCAGATATGGGCATAATTCTAGGCTATTAGTTAGTAGGGGTCAAAGAGTTTCAAAAGGGCAAAAGATAGCAATAAGCGGTAATACAGGGCATTCAACTGGCCCACATGTGCATTATGAAATAAGGAAAAATGGCGGAGTTATAAGTCCATTTGGGTTTCATAATCAAATGGGGGCATACAGTGGCACTGGCACAAAGGGCAGCAGAAGAGTAGATTCAAAAGGTCCATCTGGTACACCTGTAGTAACCAAACAAAATGATACAAAAGCTGTATCAGACAAAGTGCAAGATGATATGCAAAGACTCCGCAACCAGGTTAAGGCTACAAATGCCAAAGCTGGCCTAGGGGCAATTAGCAAAGATCATATGGATATGCAAAGGATTATTGCCGAAGAGGCCACTAAACTTGGTTTCGATCCAAATCTTGCATTAGCTATGGCATGGCATGAATCCAAATTCAGCCCAAAAGCATGGAATCCAGATACAAAAGCCGCAGGTCTTATGCAGATCGTTAGAAAATTCCACAATGACTATGGAGTTAATGACACAACTGTTTGGGATCCAAGAACTAATGTCAGACAAGCATTAAAAATGCGTCAACAGGATATCAGCTCATTTAAAAGAAGATATCACAGAGAGCCTACCCCAGGCGAAGTATATATGATGCACCAACAGGGTCTTGGTGGTTTCTACAAAATGTATGACAACAGGAATAGACGAGCAGTTGATGTACTTGGTCAAGCAAAAGTGTTTAAGAATGGCGGCAATGCATCTATGACTGTTGAGCAGTTCATGAGATTGCACACTAGAGAAATTGACCAGAACTATTCTAAAGCAGCTGGTGGACAAGTTGGCATAGGTGTTTTAAATACTGGTGACCTCGACATACAGGGCGATAAGGTTGCCGCGCCAAGAAGTTCTGAACCAGTAGATATCGCTATTGATCCAATTCCTTGGACAGAAGAAATCCAAGCAGAATCAAGATTGGAAACTCTTTCTAAAGATTTCAGAACTGGACTTGATAAACTTTTGCCAACATATAAAGTTTATATGGTTCATGGCAACAATGAGAATAGCCTTATTAAGCTTATTAACTTCCGCACAAATGCAAGTTACTATGAAATACCTGCAGTACGTAACATCAAAGTTGAGATGGCAAATCAGGATAATCCTGTAGCAGTTGCATCATTTGAAGTAATGAATCCATTAAACACTTCATCAGATCCAAGAGAGGTTAGAAGCTTAAAAAACTCTGCCATAGATTTATCTTCATTGGAGAGTGAAGAGGCACAAATTATCACTTTAGACATGTTGAGAATCAAGGCTGGTAATAAAATTCAAATCAGAATGGGTTATGGCAATGATCCAAATCTATTGCCTATTGTATTCAACGGCATGATCACGGAGACCAATACAGGCGAGGTATTACAAGTTGTTGCGGAGGGGTACGGAAGAGAGCTTCAAAACGAATTATTGTTCTTAGGAGACATTCTTCCTACATTCAACTCGTCTGCAAATGATGACTTATATATCTCGGCAGCTGTTGCCAAGGTTCTTAAGTATGCAAATATTCAACACTTTGGCAGGGGTCCAAGATGGTTTGAAGATGCAGATGAAGCTGAAGCAGAAGGTGCGAATGTCAATGTAAACGTTGCCCAACAAGAGATGGATAAAAATCACGCTTGGGCTACAGCATGGAACACAAAAACAGATGAATACTTCTTCACTAGTTTTGGCGGGCAAACAGACGTGCTTGAAAACACATGGATTATGAATGTGGATATGGCAGATAGATTCTTTATTACTAAATGGCATGATATTTTCCCATTTGGACTTAGAGATTATTTTCCTGACTTCCACGTTCAAAATAAAACTGTTTGGGATGTAATAACTACCGGCCGCCGGATATTCCCTTCTTCTATCGCATTGGTTAAAAATCTTGATGGTAGATCAACTACATTTACTGGGATCAAAGAACAGATGATGATCAAAGGTGAAAAACCTCAAAGTCTAGCGTCTCAAATTAGACAAAGTATTTCTAAGGATAGTAAACCAACATTAGCAGGTAATGGCGAAGAAGAGCTATTTGCACCACAAGACACAACAATGTCGGGAGTTAAAAAGGTTGTACAGGCCAGAAATGGATCCAGAGAAGAGCAACTAAGGGCAGAACAATCAGTAGTTGATTTAGCACATGTAACACATGCTGCACAACAAACAAAAGAAGTCGATATCGGGATGTATGGTCCAGCTACAAATTTCCACATTCTTAGTGATTCATATAATATCCTGTCTAATCAGTTAAGATTAAATCAGAATTGTATTACAGGCGCAGCAGTTGAATATGGTAGTGAGCCGGGAGACTTCGGGCTTGGTAAAAATGACCAATTCAGTATGAATTCTAATGGTGGCTTATATCCAGCATATGTTAAGAAAAACTTCATATCTGACTCTTCAGTGTCTTCACAAGGTATGGCGGTGAAAACTGCACAAGGATATCTACTTGAAGAACTAGAAAAAATGTATGACGGACAAATTATCATAACTGGTAATCCGAATATTCAGCCTGGCGATTATGCTTATGTAGTAGATGACTTAAGGGTTATGAAAGGTGTAATCAAATGTAGAGAAGTCCAACATGTTTACAATGAATGGGATGGTTACATAACAATAATCACACCAGGCATGTTTGTTGAGCCAGCAACACATTTGTATTCAAATCTTTATATGAAGTTCGGCATCTATATGTCATTTGTTGCCAGAGCATTCTCCGAGTTTAAAGAAGCCCAAGTTGGGTCATCTCATGCCGCATATATCTACAACCAGGCAGATATTTCTCCAATTCCAGGTGCATCATGGGAAAACGCTTTGTCATTTGGCGGAAATGCTGCTGTTACCGGATTAAGCGGATTCCTAACATATAAAGCTGCACGAGCTGGCTTAAGTTGGATCGGCGGGAAAGTAACTCAATCGGCACTACTAAGCGGATGGACATCAAGAATCATAGGTCTGGCATCTAGATTTAGTTCCTCTATTGGTACAGGATTCTTAAGATTTTTCCCAAGAACAAGCGCATTAATACAGCAAACAATAACAATGGGAGCAAGACTCTTTGGCGGAGGATTGCTATCAGGCGGATTTGTAGTTGTAACAGTCTATGCAGTAATTATTATTCTTGTGGCACTGGCTATATTCGGGTTTTTTAAAAACCTGTATGAATCATATACAGTAAAAAGAGAAATGCGACATAGATCTTTATTAAAAATGCCATTAACAGTATTTGAACAAGAATATACAGCAGGTCTATTTGGTTGGAATAATGATAAGTCTGCATTAGAGTTACAATGGGAAAATATCAAAAGAACTGCATCCAATATTGGCGATATCTGGAATGCCGGCAAAGGCGAAGATGCACATAGATTTAGAATCATAACAAAACTAGCAATGGACGAATAACAATGTTGACACCTAAAAAACCTACATTAGTTGACCAAACAATTAATAACGCAGGTATTAAATATACTGACCAAGGTAAGATTGAGTCTGTATCAATACAGGGTACACAAATATTTGTCGTTGTTAGGCTTGTTGGTAAAAATCTGCCAGATATGATGGGCAATACGGTTAGTTGTGGGAGGCACCTAGTTGGCCTCCCAACTCATGCTCCTGAACATACAGCAACAATGGCAGAGGTCTTAATTCCTTTAAATATGAACTCCTCAACTCAGGTTGTTGATCCGAAAACACTTATAGGTTCTCGTGTTCAGGTGTTTTTTAAGTCTTCAGGATTTCCAGAGGGATGCACATTGCTTTCTAATCCAGATGCAAGATCAGTGTCAAGAGAAGAGTTGTTTAATTTACGATTTGAAAGTAAAGATGGTATAATAGACCAGTTCACAGAAAAGAAAATTCAATTAACTGATAGTCAAAAAGCCGAGCTAATATCAATCCTTAAAAAAGAAAAATACGATCAAACATTTCATAAGGGTGCAGTTGGTGTATATGGGAACAGTCAAAATATGTTTGTATCCAATCCAATGCATCAATCAACTTTTGTTGACTTCCAGCAAAAGGCAGATGAAAAAACAGTTATCAATGATGTCAAAAAAGAGGTTAGAAAAAAGGATTGCTATATGCCGGCAACAGTATTTACAGGAAAATCATAAATGATAATTAGGCCATCCCCAACAAGTACAACGGTAGTAGATATAAGAGAAGATGTCGCAACAATGTCGGCTGGTTCTATGTCAGTGTCTACACACAAAGACTATGGATCATTTATCAATGGTCCATTATCAATCTCTTCTCCTCCGACATCTATTACAATTGGCGGATTCTACAAATTCAATCCGGTAGCCTTATCTGGTATGCCGTCAACAATTATAACTCCAGTTCCAACATTTGAAGTGACAGTACCAGTTAAAAATATAGCAACACAAAATATTATTAATGGGATCGTTACAAGCACTATAACAGGACTGTTTTAATATGCTAATAGATACAATAACAAGAGATATCTCTCAAGACAAATATGGCGATCTAATTTTTAATGGATCCGATATAGTTACGTCTTATAATAAAGATGAAATAGCAAAAATGAATGCAGCCCACAGGGTGTTTTCAGCGAATGGGGACTTGTTTAAATATAAGCTATACGGCGCGAACCTTATAAATTACATAGGAAAACAATTAATAGATGAAACAATAGATGAAATGGCGAGATCTATAAGACAATCATTGACATCAGATTTGTTTCTGTCTGCATATGAAATAATGATTGTGCCAGTAAGAAATGGTGTAGACTCCGTATATTTTAAGATATCGGTTGGAACATCTGAAGGGTTCACAAGAGAAAAAGTTCAAGAAATCAATATAGAATTTACAACTACAGGCGGAGTTAGATATGTATAGCGAAATATCAAATCCCGAATTATTTAAGAACCAAGTCTTAACTGAACTTGGAAAAAGTACAGGGCTAAATAATACATCTAGATCCTCTGTATTGACACAATTAGTAGATGCAGTATCAGAATCAATGGTTAATGTATCAAAGTATAATGCATCTTTGATTAATTCAACTTTTACAGAATTAGCATCTGGAGATTTGTTAACAGATAATGCGTATGAATTTGGGATATTAAGAAATGTTTATTCTGACCTATACGTAAAGGCAGAAGACCAAATTGTGGTATTATCAACTGACGATGGGAACACGTTTCCAAAATTTTCTCATGGCAAACTTGCCATTCCAAAAGGGAAAAGATACACAATAGGAAACACGACTATTGAAGTTCTTACCGATGTGTATCTGCAATCTGATTTATATGAGATTCCTTTATCTATAAGAGTGATATCATCATCCACAACAGACATTAAAAACGGCGCGGCAATAGATATAACTGATAAGAAAAATATTAATACATCTGGTCTTAAAATAAAATTTAAAGAACCAGTATATAACCAATTAACAGAAGAAGATGATAATTCTCTTCGCTCAAGAACTATGTCCGCAAAAATGAAAGTTCATGGTTCAAGCATAGATTCTATTACCGGCATTGTTCAATATACTCCGCTCGTTAAGGCATTCTTTATTGATGAAGATCAATCTAGTGGTGTTGTAAGAATCTATATTGCAACAGACAAAACATTAAAAGGCGAAGAAGATAGTTCATTCCCTAATATCAGATCTAAACTCTTAAATACATTTGATGCAATCGGCTCAGCAGAACAGTCATTTCAAATTCTTCAGCCACAAATCTTAAAAGTTTATCCTACATTTACTTATTCAAATACGACAGAGATAATGGCATTAGGGGCTATTAACCAGTCGTTCTATTCTACATATACACCTTTCTCAAAAATAATAGACATAGATGCAATTAAAACAGAATTAACATCATATGGCTTAAATGTAAAAATTGACGCGCTAAGTTTAAAATCTGAAACATACGGAACATCAGAATCTGCTAGTAGTGGAGTAATTGAAATTCCGGATGGATATGTGATTTACTTCTCGGCAGCAGACGCATTAGGGATAGAAGAATGAAGCAGAATTTATCTACAAATATCATAACAAGATATTTTGCCAAATGGTCAACTCCATATAAGAGCAGATATTCAAATATGGCAAGAGTAATCTTGCCTTTTTCTTCTATTGTAAATTCATCTATGGAGAAAGCTATCAATACGGTAGCAATGAGATATAGAAATACAAAGCTAGAAGTAACTGACGAACTTCATATTCTTGATGCGTATGGAGATTATAAGGAAATAAAAACCGAGGGATCAAGAATAGAGTATAAAGACGGAACATATAAAACTGTCGGTTCCCGTATTCTTGAAAACGTTGGGCATTATTTATATTCCGATTATTCTCAATTTCCTTCTGATGGCGTTATTCTTACAGAATCGGATATAGACTGGATAGAGGATGCATATGATTTAATCATAAGCGCAGGCCAGACAAAAATTAATCATAGATTTGTAAAAGAAAACAGACTATATGTTAAATTGCCACAGACATATGATGAAAGTTTTACAATTACTATTTTGGGATACGATAAAAATTTCAAATATATAACTGAACATATAAATGTAAGATATGAAGGCGTGTACGAGACATTTAAAAAATTCATCTACATTGATTCAGTTTCATCGCCGGTAGAAATTATACTAACTAACTATGTTAATTGCTCTATTGATCACTTTATTTATCCTAAGCATATCCCTTTAAAAAGAATAACAAACATAGAGGGAGAGTTTATCTTCCCATATATAACAAAAGATGAATCATCTGTTTATATGTATGATATGTCCGGCACAACATTTGATCCATTAATGCAGATTGACCTGGATAATAAGCCTAAGTATCTATTTGTATCAAACAACTCTGATGTGTTCTCAGTAGATGCTAATAACTGGTTAACAATATCTAAGCCAACTTATAATTTAACAACAGAAACAGAATCAAATGGATCTGCAAATAATAACCATTTCATATTCTTAGAGGATGAGGAGAATAGAATCGGTACAACAATAAGGTGCACAGTTATGGCCCATGATCTTGCAAGAAGATCATCTTCTCCAAATATTAGAATCTCAGTTAAAAATAACGGTTTCACATACTATGTAAACAGATATGGTCAACTTGTAGAAGATAATAACACTTGGATCAATACACTTAATTCAGAGAGTATTATAACTATCCCAGTTATATGTGATAATAAGCTTCCATATATCTTCTCGGTAAGAAATGAAGATGGGGAACTATATCAGGCAATATCTGCACAAGGAATATCTCAATCATCTATGGTTCTGCCAAAAGTTAAAACAATGCATCTTTATGATTCTGAGTTATACGTTAATTATGAAGGAAAGGTCTTTAAGATTAAACCAGTAAGACATGTTTATTCAAGATATTCTCCAAGATCGCTGTCATTGGATTCTCTATATAAGGAGATTAGATTAAAATGATCAATACAAAAAATATAAGTATTAATCCTTTTGAAAGAGCCGAGTTCTTTCCTTCTTATAAAAAGAATATTGGAGAGTTATATCCAGCATTTCTTATTAAGAATACAGATAAAATCATTTCCATATACGATGGCAATCTTACAATTGGAGATTTAGAAATTCCTATGTATGAGTTATCACTTGCTGATGTATTCTTTAAATTTAAAGAAGCCAGTGTAGATGTTAAAATGTTTACACGTGGAATGGAGACTATAACTGCATTATCTCTTGTTGATTTTTCAAATGTTGATGTATCGGAAGTAGAATTGGTTTCATCTCCAATGAGTGCTGCTGCAGCAGTATCTGACAATATCGCACCAAACATCCCCGGCGCGTATCTTGATATGGTAAATATTTCTATTGATCAAACTCAAAATGTAAAACTTCATAATGGTTTAATTATTTCAAATTCAAATCTTCACAATACAAAAATAGATGTAAAACATTTTGCAAAAACATTTATTCTCTATATTTCAGAATCAAATATTATTCGGAACATAAAAGATTCTTACAGACTTCCACAAGTAAAAAATGCAGTAATCAATTATAATTTAGAAACATTCGGAGCAGAAAGATGAAGACATTAAAATATTCAATTAGAGTTGGCACATCATCTTTAAGTGCAAAACTCTCACATAATGTCCATATAAGGAAATCCGAAATTAACTACGACAGAATGGAGACATTGGAGATATTGTCTGATGATCCAGATAAATCGGAATTTGGATGGGGAAACGAGATATCAACATCTCAAGAGTATGGGAGTGTAAATATCCCAAACGAGATGTTCGTTCTTGATGGAGCTAGAATCTCTGGGACAGGGTGCTATAATATTCCTGTAAGAGAAAGAACAACTTGGCTTGGTGATTCAGACGTTATAGAATCAATATCTATTTTATCAAGAAAAAACGGATACATAGATTCATTCGTAACTTATAAGAAAGATGGCAAATCAAAATTCTCATATACCGGTATGACAGAATATGCCACTGAATTCTTAGATGATGATGATTTTATTAAGGCATATAATAAAAATAGGAAAATCTTTATTCCTAAACCAGAAACGTATACTCGTCATGTAGTAATTGATAAGACAGCTATTCCAAGACAAGAGCTTAAGAGTTCGAATGATAAGGAACTTTGTCAAACAGAAAAAGATGGAAATAAAACAATCTCATATACAGAGTTTCTAAACATTTCTGAATATGAATTCTTTGATAAGTCTAATTCTAAGATAGTTCCAGAAAAAGAAGATAGTTATGGCGGCATATTTGTTTTCAATGGCAATTATGATAAAGTTTACGCAGAGTATAGGGTCTCTCCAGTTGTGCAGATAAGTGGAAAACCTATTTACTATGCGAATAAAGTAAATCCTGCCGCGGAGATAAATTTATTCCAATTATCAAGCCCAGATATAAGAGTAGAAACAGTAAGTGCTGTAGAAGATATTTCTATTGATAATGGATCAACGACTTCTGAGTTACTTCTTTATGCTCCAGAATATAGAGAATCAATTTTTATAGAGCCAGATGCGAATATCTTTATAAATGGAGATTTAGTAAAATCCGGAGATAAATATGAAATATCAAATCAAGGAACAAATTCATTAACAATTTCTGCTCCAACATCTGCCATTGACTTACTAACTACTGTGCCTAATACGGCTGGCAAATATGAGTTAACTGGATATATACAGGGGACTCTAGCAGCAATATATGGGGAATTCAGAGACGGCGATACATCATCTATACAGCATATTTCGTTTAACAAGAAATCAGAAAAGTTATCTGATTATTTAAGCGGAAAATTGAATATGTCAAACTCTGGGCTATACACCGTAAGACAAACAGGTCCAGGATTAGATATAGCGTTTAATACTGATACGGCCGGGATGTCTTTGGCATTACCCGCATTGTCCACTAAAGAAGCTATTACAGTTTATAAAGAGACATATGGTGTAATGGCCGAATACAGTGATTGGGAGTATACAATACCAGGAATAGTAACAGTCAAAGAAAGCGGCGTTTATAAAGTTTCATACACACCTCTTATAAGTCCAGACGAGACGACAATTAGAATCACAGATAAAAAACTTCAGCAATCTTTTATAGACAAATTATCAGTATTCAGAGATAATTTAGTTAATCTATATTCAATATATTCTCGTATTGTTAATCTTAAAATTGGATACATTACAAATGATAGTGTGTCATATTCGGACAAAAATATCTCATTCAATCTAAATATTTCTCCATCTGCGATAAGAAGGATGGTTTCAGAAAGTAAAAATATAATCCTTTAAAGGTTAAATATGAAAAAATTAAATTTATTATCTGGAGGAGCAGTTTCGCCAGAAGATACGTTTAAAGCCATTAATGGTGTAATAGGAGCCATGAATTCTTTAAGCGATGATATCGGCGATATTAATAACTACTCTGGAACCACATCTAGCTCTTTTAACAGCAGTGTTATCGGAACAATAGGGGATGTAGAGAAATTATCTCCGAATGTTCCAACTGGAGAAACTCTTACAAACTTTACAGAAACATTCGCTCCGTCCGTTAATTCTGATTATTATCTGACATTAACTCCAATAGCAGATATATCTATTATAGACGGTACAAATACCTATACTAAGGTTGATAAAACTCTCTTAACAGATGCTACACATTATGCAATTGACGGCCGTAAGCTAATATTCTTCAGAAGCCCAACAAATAACTTTACAGTCAATTACAAAGGGAAATTCCCAACAGTATTAGGCTTAGAGAAATATACTCCTAACACTTATCCCTCTATTGATAATGTAAGATCTGGTAATCAACAAAAATCTACAGTAACAAAAATCTCTGATAAACTATACGAAGTAGATATTAAACAAACAAACAAAGTTGGAAATATAAATATTCCAAATGGTATTTATGCTTCACTTCCAGACAAAGTGAGAAACTTTGTTAGTGCATCAGGATCAATTAAGGCCCCTGTATCAGATGTATCAGTTTGGATCTATTATAATAATATGTTCCAAAAAATTGATGATGCATCGGTTTACTTAATGTCTGATCAAAAATTCAGATTCCAAACAGAATTAACAATTCCGGCAGATGCGTTTATCGTTCTATCCGTTAATAGCTGGACAATTGCAGACTCTGTTAAATTCTTAATGGATTTTGCAATCAACCATTCTCATAATGGAGAAGAGCTTGGCTCTGTTATTTCTCATAGCAATCTATCTGGACTAAGATCAGAAAGATATGTCCAAGGAAAAGAATACGGCGTATCTAAGTTCAGTGGAGATGACCATCCTCAATATTTCAATAGGGATGGATACGTAGCAGATAACCCGGGCAACTTCAATAACGCTATTGTTGGAGATGTGCTGATTGGTTCTTCTAATGAGTATAATCTGCACAATAATGTATTAGATAACTCTAGAAAATTGTTCTTTGGGTCTATTTCAGACGGCTCATCTTTAATGTATGATTATGCATCAAAAGGACTAAAACTATTTGGCGCAGAAAATGGTCTTAAAATTTCTACACATGCTCCACAAAGCTCTACGGATAATCTGTATGGAAAAGGGTTGGAAATAGATGGAAACTCTATCTACTCAACCGGAGATAAAGGCGGCGCAGATAATATATTTAACATTGAGGCAAAAACAGGTGCAATTAAATTTCCATCTGCACTTGGCGGACTTTCAGAACTATTTGCCAAGGCTCTTAATGTGCAAGATGTTAATCTTAGTGGAATATTAACGACTAGAAATGATGCTGGCATTAAAATTGGAGACGTTTCATTCATTGCCAAAGATGGCTCAGTAGAGGTCTCATCTGATAACGCCGCGGCCAGTGTAAAATATACCACTCCTGTAAGTATTAAAAGTCTTACAACTGAAACTATTACACCAAAAGACATCCGAATAAGAGACGATGGCAAAATAAGTTTCGGTGACACAGATAAAGATGGATCTATTTCTGCAAAAGATGGACATATAACAATATCTGGTAATTACACTATTGATATAACCAACTCTGGTAAAAATACCGGTATCAGATACCATAAAGATGGTTTAAGTGTGTATGCAAATATGTACACATCAGCAGAGAATGGTGGAACATCAACAGAGACAGACCATGACACTTATTTGGAATCTGGTAACGGCAAGGTATATCTACTCAAGGATACAACAAAGGTTCAAACTTTAAACGGTAAGAAATATGGATTTGGAGATCTAGCTGGACAAGGTTCTGATACAACTAGAGTCGACAATCTCAAGTTGATGCCAAGAGCAAGTCTTAACGCTGGTTCAGGCGATTTCTATGACCTCAGAGTTGAATCATCAAGTCTAAAAGATAGACGAGGAATTAATCTCGGAGATACATCTGCTATTTATGTAACAGGAACTGATACAGAATGTCCTCCAGGCTGGCTTGTTGTTGAAAGTAAAAATGGCGTTGTATTTGTAGATGCACGAGCAGGTGCAATTGATTGTCAAACAATTGTATACAGCGAAGTTACAACTGGTAACTTAAAAACATTTGGCACTGCATCCATAGATAAATCACTTGGTGTTTCAGAAAACATAGACGCCGGTGGAGCTATCGGCGGCAAAGAATTAAATATCAAAAACAAAGCGACTATAGGAAGCATAGAAGTAAAAGATGAATCCAGATTTACTGGTTCAGTATCATTTACTGAAAATGTATCTATTAACTCTAGTCTAGATGTTGGTGGCTCTATTGTATCTAAAAACAGATTGACAACAAATGAATTGCAAGTTGATTCAAGCTCAATCTTTAACGGCCCGGTATCTATTCTTAAATCTGCACGTATTGATGGTAACATCGTAGCCAATGGATCATTTAACACTGGTGGCGATCTTACTGTGGGAGGTAAGCTTGCTGCAGAGGGTGGTAGATTTGAAGATGTATCGATCTCCAAATTGAGAACTGTAAATGTTATTGATGCTAAAGGCGGCATTGAATCATCTAGCAAAATAACAGCAACAGGGAACATTGAAACTGATGCAGACATTGTTGCAGATGGAGGTAGATTCTCTACTCAGGTTAAAACAAATAATCTTATTGTAGATAGAGACATAACTATCGGCGGCGAGGCATATGTCAAAGGAAGACTCCAAGTTTCAGGAGATATAACACTTGGCGAAAGTAAAAGCAATAAACTTTCAGTAAACGCTGACACTATCTTTAACAATAATAAGACATCTTTCATTGGCGTAGCGGATTTCGCAGATGAGGCAACATTCAAATCAGAAATGAATGTTGGTGGACAATCTAAATTCATGTCTCTATTAACTGCAAAAGCTGGTATAGAGATGGATGGACCACTAACATCAAGATCAACAGCAGAGTTTAAATCTTTAAATGTTAAAGAGTCCACATATCTGAATGGAGATGTTTCTGTATCTGGTGGAATTGCTGTATCAAGCACAATTCGCGGAGATAAAGGTGCGAACATTTCCGGTGATTTACAATTAGGTAGTGCAGGATCAAATGCTATCATCTCTGCTGATACACATTTCAGCAACCAGAAAAATATCTTCGGCGGAGAAATCTTAGCAACAGAGAAAATGACTGTATCTGGTGATGCAGTGTTTAATTCTAAGATCTCTATTGAGGGTGCATTGAATGCGGCGGGCAATATCAACGCTGGCGGTGTATCAACTCTTAACACGCTCAAAGTTCAAGGTTCAGCAGAATTCCTAAATGGATTTAGAGCAGAGAAACAGGCGCAATTCCAAAACATTTATGCAACAGGCAAAACTATCCTTGCAGGAGATGTATCAACAGACGGTGATATTCATATTAACGGAAGTTTAACATCTCTCCCTGGCGCTATTGCAACCCTTGGTGTAGTATCTGTATTGGGGTCCATATCTCAAACAGATAATAAATCTACTAACCAATTTGCTGGCGATACATTCTTTAATAACAAAGTCTCTGTAGCAGGAGCACTTAATGTTAATGGAACATTTAAAACTGGATCAGATGATGCTGGCGTAGTAATTGAAGGCAACTCGGTAAGGATTAACGGTGAGACATCCTTCATATCATCTAAAAGGGCATCTATAGATGCATTAGAGGGCAAAACTAGAAAAGTTGTTCAGTTAGCCAATAACAGATCCCAAAGAGCATCTCAGGCTGCAATAGCATTAAGCACTAAGCAGTATACAACAATAAACAATGCATTCATTGAGGACTCAATAGTTTCTTCTGGTGACATGCTTTGCCAAGGAACGCTATTCATAAATGACTTGGTAATTATGGATTCGTCAGGAAGAATGCTTGATTCATCTTCCCCAGTATTAGAAGTAATTGCAAGAAGGGCTAGATACGCACCATGAAAACTATAACTTACGATCTAAGTATTGTAGGATATGATTCTGGCGTTACAGTTAGACATGCAAAGGATAGCAGAAATGCTATCCTTGCTGTTGATACGAGTAAATTTGAAGGATCAAAATACAATATTAATTATAAGGACCATTCTGATAGAACTAGGTTTGCAAAGGTTGAAGAGAAATCAATACGAGGAATAAGAATTAGGTCAAATTCTCCAGAGATTCTAATAACAGATATTATTAAAGATGGAGTTCCTTTTTATTATAAGACGCTTAATAGACATCCTCGCGCTGAATCTATTACTGTAAATGGACATATTTCTCCTATTGATAATAATTTTGTATACAGCAGAGAAAAGATCGGCATTGTAAAATATAAATTAAGAAATGGGACAGAGCTAGAGTCATTCGAGGAATTTGTTCCAGTCTATATAAATGAAAATAATCATTTTAATAAACCTATATCAGATATAGATAATAAACTCTACACCTATATTCAGGATACAAATAAGGATTTTATAATTTCATGTCCGAATCCAGAGGTCGCATTTACAGCTATCCCTGGAGAACTAATCCTAGTAGAGCAATATTCAAAATCCAACAAAGACCATCTGTCTTTTGTTTTAAAAGACTTCTATAAAGAAAAGAAAGTTTCATTGCTAAGTAAAGAATTACTTTTAGCATATAAACAAGAGCCAAGAGTTTCTGAGGTAGTAAAAATAATAAATGAAACTGCTTTCTTATCTAACGATATAATTCAATTAAATAATTCAAATATAATCCCAGAACATTTAAGTTTGGATTTTAAAACTCAGTCTGGTGTCAGAACAATCAGAGTAAATAAAGAAGCTATTATCAATAATAAGGGCCGGGTAAATATTCAATTTCTAAATGAATCAATTCCAAATGAATTTGAATATATTAAAGCCTCTTATAGCTACATCTCTCCTAAAATAAATAATATTGAAATTCCAATTAGAATTGTTAATAATTCTAGCTTTATTAAATTGTATATCAAGCCAACTCAAAATGGATCAAAAATATGTGTCGCAGCATTTGATAAATTTGGAGTGTGTGTATATAACACAATGGGGATAGATATTCAACAAGGAATCGTAAATATTAAAAATGGAGAAGGAAAATATATAGACAAATCTGGGAATACATTAGCATCTATTTCTAATATTGGAAGTATAATAGATGACAAAGCAATCTTCTTAGAAGTTGCAACAGTGTTCAAAAAGGATATTCAACCAGACTTTGCATTTAGTGGAAGAATCTCAAGACCTAAAAAAGATTCTACTCCTTTGCACAGGATTATCGTTCCAAAGATGTCCTATTTAAAAATTGTACTAGGCAAAGATTATGAAGAGTCTGTAAATGCCGGTGTAGCTGTTATTAGGGCAGGGTTATCAACAAACGCGACAATAACCAAATACTCAAGCACAGATACAACTACAACATATAAAATAGACATCAGTAAAGATAAGTATTCTGGCAATCCGATTGATTATGTGGAAGATGAAGATCTTTTAAGGTTTGTTAAATATAAAGTTCCATCATTTTTAAAAACTAATACAGATGGATACAAAATCATATTTAATGAGGCCGGAGAAAAAATATTTGCCAGAGAAACAAAAAGAGTTCTTGATGGAAATGATATTTATATAACAGTAGATACATCAACTGTTGAATACCTAGATTCTGTATCGGTAGGTTTTAATTCAATTTTTAATACAATAGAGATAAAAGAATGAAGAAGTTTATAGAGAACCAACAGTTTAATTATATAAATGATGTGCTAAGAGTTCCACAACAGGCCGTATTAGACGAACTGTCTTTTGAACTATTAACACAAGAAATAGACAGATTTGCATCTACTGCTAATACATCTGTTGATTTCTTGGTTGAATCTATGGGAGATATAGAAGATGATCTTGAGAGATGGCATAAATCTTATATAGAAAAGATTGCAATGGTAAAAAACGGCGCGGCGTTTATACAAGGAAATAATCTAGCATCAGAAGATCCAGGGCACTATGGAATAATGGAAATAGATACATCTATAAATAATTCTGTTGTATTCTCTATTGATGATGCTGGATATACAATGCCCCCATATGACGAAAGATATGCAAAATGAGTGAATTAAAAAAGATAGTGTCATCAGACTCAGTATTCTTTAATAGGGTTGTATTAAAACCCAATGTCTCAGAAGTGTTTATTAAATCTGTTACTGCAATAGATTCAAATGGTACAGCTATTAGTTTGTCTAATATCCCGTTCGTATTGGAAGATACCGTTATTCTTAAAAATAAAAATAAGAATGCAATAGCAGTAGAAATTATTATTGAGCATCCATTTATAACGAATGGAGACGACATCTCTAGATATGTCGATGTAGATGTTAATAGAGTTTCAATGTCTAGAACTGCGAGAATAGAAACAAAGTCTGTTCAAGTTTTAAATAAGGGTTCACTTCATGTCGTGTCTAAAATGGAAGACGCCGAATCATTAATTGTGTCTGCTAATGTAGGGATAACTGGATATGGTAATGATGGTAGAATCATCCTTAGCGAGTTTGTAAGAATTGGATTAGGAAATACTAGAGAACTTATCTCGAATGGAGACAAAGTTGATCATACGCCAATAAGCATTGTAAGATATAAGGACGGAATTGTTTCTAAAGACAAAATAGAAATCAAAGACGGAATTATCCAAGAGTACGATGATTCGTGTCTATATATCTATAAGTCAGATTATCTAGAAAAACAAAAAGATATCAGTGAAGATGTGGTAATAGATCCATCAAACTCTATAATTATTAAAAATAAAGATGTAGTAAGATTAGAGTGCAGACTAGGTGCAGATATTCTAGATATAGACGGATCAGAACCAGTAATAAAATACATAGGAATTATATCAAAATGATTTTAGATTTTATGTCATCTCTTGCAAGATATACTAAAAGAGAATTGGGATGGAAATCTGCATTGGTTTCTGATATTAAAAACAGGGCATATAAACTGGCCGAAGATAATAACAATCTTAATAATGAAATGTCAAACTCTGTTGCTAAGTTTGCAGAAGGAATTGTAGATATTAGAAAAAGAATGCAGTCTGTTTCTGATATTTATTTAACCATTTCTACAATAAGTGGTAATTCAAACATCGAATACAACTTATCTAGAATGCCGATTTATTCAAAAGAGAATATTATTATTTCTGGCAATACAATAAGACTTGAATCTGGCGTGAATGTTCCACTGCCAATAGTTGATATTGACATCTTAACAAATGGTGCTCTTGGTAATCACAATGATTATGATGATGTTCGTAATAACAATAAGGAAACATTAATAACGGATTCGCCAGTTGAGGTTGAAAGAATTGACGGCGCAATTAATATGTCAATCATTGCAACTGTTCGTGACAGATCGAGTGTAAATGCAATAGGTTTCACACTTTCTGATTTTGGTGTTTCTCATGCAGATATTTCTTATGTAGAGATTTCTGAAGATGGTAAATCATTCCGACGCGTTAATTTTGATTTAGAAAAAACAGGAAATAACTTTACTGTAACAATTCAAAATTCAGCAGCAAAAACAATTAGAATTTCTCTAATTCAAAATAATCCATATATAGCAAAGAATGGTAAGTCAAGATATGCAATAGGTGTATCTAATTTTTCTATTGGCCTTTCATCTTCTGTAGAATCTGGCAATATAATATTTGGCCCTATAAATAGTAATTCAGAGGTTATTAAAGCATCTATTCAGGCGAATATGCCTATGGATGGATATTCATTCAATAATACTCAAATGGAAATAAGCCCAGATAATGAAAACTGGGAGAGAGTTTCAATTCCATTTTCTGTATCAGAATATCCAAAACATTTGGATTTCAATACGCTGTCAGAGAAATCAATTAAAACTAAGAATCCAGTTAAAACACTATTCTTAAAATTAACTCTTCATGGTTCTGATGCTAAAAATAACTATACATCAGATAATATTAATAGACATGTGCAACAGTTGATGTCTGCTAACCCATATATAACAATTCCATTTGCATTAAGTGATAAATATATTGTTGGCAAAATACATGGTTATCTATATGGAGAAAGATTCACATACAGTAGCTTCTCTGACGATTTAAATGTATTAGACACATTAACATCAATAAAAAGTGAATCAGATTATGTTATTAAATCTCTTGCGCCAATGGGAAATATATTAAAAGCAACTACAAGATCCTTTTATCATAAGTGCGCAATAGAGAAGAATGAATTGTTTAGAATTATCCCATCTCAACAAATGGACACAGGAACTGTAAAAGCGTTTAAGATTTCCAATCCAATTAAACGTCCAATGAGAGTTATTGATTCCAATAATGTGATTCTTCCATTCTATAATGAAGCTGGTGTTTACACTCTTACAGACGGAACAATAAGTAGAAAAATAGACTTAAGATCTGGTTTCTTTTCTTCTGCATACCAGTGGGTATATAAGGCCCATGATAAGGATAGTTACCTAATAGATCCATTGGGATTTAAAGCTCATGTCTTTGAAAAGGGGAGACCAATAAATCTTTTGGATTATTTCCAAATTGAGACTCCTGTTCAAAATGCAGACACACCAACTGTTGTAGTTTTCAATAAAAACTATCCAGCCGCGCCATTATTGGACGGAGAATTCTCTATTGTCGATAATAAAGTATATTCAACAAGTTCTTCTGCTATTGTAGATGTATATACATTCACTAAAGAAGAAATAAACCTAATCTTCAAAGCTAATTTGAATTCAGTCTCTATCTATACGGACAATGCTAAGTTCTCTAAAACATCTGAACGTCTAACAAAATATGACGGACTTAAGATAGCAAAACTATCCAAGTCAGGCATATTAAAAGGTTCACTTGTGTTTAAAAATAAAAACGCATCATTAGTATCATTTATTAAAGAAGTAGAATATAAAAACGGTATAGACGAATTCAGAGTTGGTGACAAATTAGAAATATCAATCCCTAAAAGAGTTAACAGATTTTCATTGGGCAGAAAAGTAGATCACTTCTCGGATTTGAACATTATAGGCTACACAGAAGTCTTTAAATCAAAAGTATTCTCAAGAGATGAATTAATCTTCGCCGGCGATTACATGATGGAAGATATAGGTAATGAAACATTTATACAACTTCCAGATGGAGTATTTACACATGACCTTATTGAGACTTCTATCATAATCAATACAGATACCAGCTCAGCTGCTAATGGGTATTATTCTATTGACTATAATAATGGAATATTGTATTCTCAATCTATTATAAGTGGCGAAACAGAAGTTGAATATATAAGTTCAAATGTTTATATAACTGGCAATATGATAGAGCCTGTAAGTAAATCAGAATACACTGTCGCCGGATCTCAAATCCAAATTAAGAATATCTCTGACGGAGACAAATTCGTTGTTTTATCTCCAGCAAAAGAAGATAAGTCATCGGAAGTATTGAAGTCTCCTATTGTTAAAAATCTAACACTAAATACGGTAACAATCTAAAATGAGTAAATTAGAACAAATAATGAATTCTTTAAACTCATACAGAAAGGTTGGAACAAAAACATCAGGCCCTGCTATCACTATAAATCGGAGTAATCCTTTTTATACGAGGCAGGGTCTCAACTCTATGTTGTATCAATGGTATACGAAGCTGTTCCACAACCAAGATAAACTGAATGAATTAAAGATACGCTCGACTAATTTTAAACAGAAATCCAAAGATTATATCAAGGATATCAAAATTAGACTGAACGAAGCGTCGTCAGAAGCTAAAGCTGCAAACATAGCAGATAGATCGATTTCTTCTTACACAACGGCGATCTATTACACTCCTAATAAAGTTTCTTACAACAAAAATGAGACAACTGCTAAAGTTGAAGGAAATAAAATTTACGGAGTTCAAGAGTCAGATACATTCTTAGATGATTCTAAAATATCATCATTTAAAATTCCATTAGAATCTATTTCTATTTATCATATTGATGATTCAGATAAAAGAAACGCAATCTGGGTTAATCAAGATGGATCTCCAATTATTGATTCTGCTATTAATAAAATTGTCAAAACAAAGATGGAATTCTATTCGAGAAGTCCTGGTAAACAAGATTTAATAATTGATATTGATAGACTTCAATATGGTTCATACAACAATATTCAATTAAAAACAGCGCGGGCATATATTTACACTGTCTATACAAGTAAGGACGGGAATGAGTATAACAAGATTGTAGATAAAGAATTAACAAACAGTCTCAATGTCTCCGCACCAGACAACAATGAAAGATATATTAGAATTTATATAAATATCTCCAAAGAAGAATTTATTAAGAATGCCGAATATCTGTACAGAGTTGATATTGAAAAGTTCTTTATTGCGACTAAAAAATATTCTACACCAACAACTTGTGTTACTGGAGAAATACCAATTAATGCAATCGGCGAATTTATCGGTATTGATACATGCGACAATTATCAAAATCCAAATGTAGAAATGAATTACGCAATTTCAATTAACGGCGGCCCATTTAAAGACATCAAACCATTAAGAAAATTAAATACAAGAAATCCATCAATAAGAGCTATTATCCCTATAAACGATTATCTTGATAACAACATAGTTAAACTAGATGATTACACTCCAACGGTCGATGGAAATGTATTTAAATCAGAAATCAATTCTGAGCTTTTAGAAACTAACCTATTTAAATATTATGACTGTACAAATCCAATACAAGAATTTGGAAACTATGCTGTAACAACTGGAATCAATACAGAAGAAAAAGAAATAGAGTTTGATGATACATATTTCGTAAATGGCATTCCATTTGTGGGGAAAACAAAGGTGCCGGCCGGCGTCAATACTTTTATGTTTCCATCTAAAAACTATTCAAAATTGTTTGACACCTATCAGACTAAAATTATTTCTGTATTGGATGGAACAATAAAATATAAAACAGAAGATGGAAAAGAATTAGAAATATCAGATCCAACATATAGAGTAAATCCATTTTATAAAATGGTCTCAGTATGCAAATATATTCTCGGAAAAGAAATTGACCAAGATGATGTAAAAACAAAAACAACAGATGATAAATATCAAATAGTCGTTAATAACGACATAGAGAGAATTTACGTTTCGGCTAGAAGAAAAATAGCAAACGTAGATAATGTCAGATTCAAAATCGACATGAAAACACTAGATGGATATACAATACCATATGTATCGAGAATACTAATTAAGGTAGCATAACACATGGAAATTAAGATTAAATTAAAAGAAGCCAAAAGATTCTTTGCAAACTGGATAGACGCAACAAGAGAATGGAAATCTTTCAAAGTCGGCGAAGGTGATTTTCGCACCATTAAAGCAATTGTTGCAGGCGCAGAAGATAGACAAATTGAATGCGTCCCAGGCGCAGAGGTTCTACGAGTCTACATTACTAGAGGTGGATCAGGATCAGGCGGATCGGGAGGTGGCTCAGGAGCTCCAGGCCCAGCAGGAAAAGATGGCGAAGACGGAAAATCAGCTTATCAGATTGCTGTAGCAAACGGGTTCACAGGCTCAGAACAAGCTTGGTTAGCATCATTAAGAGGACCACGCGGAGAAAAAGGTCCTCAAGGCGAAAAGGGTGCTCAAGGCCCAGCAGGACAACAGGGTCCTCAAGGCGAACAGGGGAAAGCTGGTCAACAGGGTCCAAGAGGCATCCAAGGTGAACAAGGCGTTCCAGGACCACAAGGTTCACAGGGAGAAAGGGGTCTCAAAGGCGATAGAGGAGATCGTGGAGAGCAAGGTCCTGCAGGTATTCAAGGTGCTCAAGGCCCTGCTGGTGCTATTGGTCCAAAAGGTGAAAATGGTGCCAATGGAAAATCAGCTTACGAACTAGCAGTACAGAATGGATATGTTGGATCACTATCTCAATGGTTGGCATCACTCAAAGGACAACAAGGTGAACAGGGGTTACAAGGCCCAATTGGAGCAACAGGCCAATCTGGTCCACAGGGTGAACAAGGTCCTCAAGGATTGCAAGGCTTACAAGGTGTTGAAGGCCCACAAGGACAAAAAGGAGAAAAAGGTGAAGACGGTAAGGACGGTAAATCGGCCTATGAAGTTGCTGTTCAAAATGGATTCACTGGCACAGTCCAAGAATGGTTGCAAAGCCTAAAAGGTTCAGGTTCAGGTGGTGGTTCAGGTGGCGCAATTCCAGTTCCAGGACCAAAAGGAGATAAAGGCGAACCTGGCAAAGATGGAGCACAAGGTCCAGTTGGTCCAGTGGGCCCACAAGGTCCGACAGGTGAAGCCGGTCCACAAGGCCCACAGGGCATTCCGGGTCCAACAGGTCCTCAAGGTTTAACTGGAGAAAAAGGCGCACCTGGTGAACGTGGTGAGCAGGGACCAAAAGGTGATCCCGGAGTTAATGGCAAATCAGCATACGAATTAGCCAAAGAAGAGGGATTCACTGGTTCACAAACTGAATGGTTGGTATCCTTAAAAGGACAAGATGGTCAAAAAGGCGAGCGAGGAGAACCAGGTTTACAGGGTCCGGCGGGACCTAAAGGTGAACAGGGACAACAAGGCATTCAAGGCCCTATTGGACAACAAGGCGTACAAGGTGAACAGGGTCCAATCGGTCCCAAAGGAGAAGCAGGGGCTCAAGGTCCACAAGGAGATGTAGGTCCTAAAGGTGATACTGGACCACGTGGTGAAAAAGGCGAGAAGGGAAATGATGGACTCCCAGGTGCAGCAGGGGTAAATGGCAAATCTGCTTATGAGTTGGCTCAAGATAATGGATTTACAGGAACTCTTCAAGAGTGGTTGACATCTCTAAAAGGAAAAGATGGCAAAACTGGCGAAGCAACAGAGCAAACATTGACACCTAAATCACTAACTTCTATAGCGAAAGAAGTAGAAAAACTGACATCTGATGATTCAAAACCGGTGACATATGGCCCAGCAGTATATGGATTAAGCACTGTGTTCTGGAAAGTTCCAAACACATCAGTGTATATAAATGCATCGGAATTTACAAGAATAGGCGATGCAATAAGCGGAGACGTTAGATCAGCAAATAAAGCAGCCGGATCGGCAATAGCTACAATAGTTCCAACAATAAGTAATAGCGCTCTTGCGGCTGTGCCACAATCAAGAGGACTTGTAACAGAATACAACGGTCTTGAATATACATTAAGATCAACTGGCGGTATATATAAATCTATCTCAGAAAAAGTTCCAAGCGGCAAATTGGAAATGGTTAGAACCATTAATAAATCCGACACAGAAGACGGAGCATATAGATTTGTATTAAAAGATGGCGAATTAGATGGATTCATAACACCGTATTCGACTTTTGGATTATCTTCAGATGTACCAGATGTTACAATGACAAATGGAGCCACTATCAAAGGGTTCAAATTCAGCAAAGCATTGACAAATGTAATTTCAAATCAAGAAGCAGTGTACAATGCTCTGTCTGATACAGATCTTCCTACATTATCTGGTGAAATTTCATATACCCAAACATCCTCAAGCAGCTATGAATTAACGTACACAGGAGACAGCGAAAAGGATAAGACTGAAGCATATCCAGGGCTAATAGCATGTGGATTGGGCACTTATTATGTAGCTTTAGATATTTATGGCGTATTGGATGACGGCAGAGAAATAGAAATTGGCGATGGATACATGTATTTCGAACCGAAATTAATAATTCGAGGAAGAATGTCTAAAATAAGAGATTGGAAAAATTCAGCAGAGGGAAGAGGCTACAATGGCAAAATGAAATTCAAGCCATATGTTAAAACTAGATATGATGGATCAGATAGAAAACCATTCTGGGGTGATCTGCTAGTAAAAGATTTTGAATGGATTGGATACTCATAATAGATAAGGAAAGATAATAATGGCATACAGGGTTATAGCAATAATTATGATCCTGCTTTCTATTGTTCTATCTGTAAACCAATACGGTGAATATAAGTTTAAAAAAGGAAAAGAGGTTGCCCTTGAAGAATATAGGGCAACCTCTATGGAAACTGAAAATCGTATTTTAAAGATGGAGCAAAGACTTCATGAGAGCTTTGCTGAAACAAAAAAAGAGCTCTCAGATAAACTGGAGCAGGAGAATATAAGTTTAAGGGAAAACCTTAAAAGAGATTATTATAGTAGAGCCTGTATTCAAGATGACGTTAGAAATAGTTTAAACAAAAAGGCTAAATAAGATGAATAAAAAAATACTTCAGCTTAGCCTGATTGCCTTTATAATTGCAGGATGTTCTACTCATAAACCACCAATAAAACCACCACAAATAACAATACCAAAAAACATACAAACAGGTGAATGTGAGAGAAAGATCACAGAATTGAAAGGTAATTCAGCACGAGAATTAGTTTTGTATGCATCATCACTTATTGATAAGGTGAAATACTGTAGACTTGAAAAGGCATCTATAATAAAACAGATCCAGAAATATAATGAGGAAATAGGGAAATGATTCAAAAGAATTTTTCCATTGAAGGTAATGGGCACAATCTTTTTGAAATGCCTGAACCATATATTTATGGAACTGTATCAACAGGAACTTCTGGTTATGCTGTAACAGAGATAGCACCACGGCCAAATGAAAGTGGCGGCGCAGGATATATATTAGTTAAACCAAATCTTCCTATTGGTGAAACATTAAATTTAACTTATAAAGTTAAAGAACAAGATACATCTTTAAGACGTTTAGAAAAGAACGCATTTAAAGAGACAGTATCAAATAGAGCCTTAATTGAGATAATTGCAATTCTAAAAGATATTATTGAAACACAAGATAATTTATTAAAAGAAATGAAACAACGTGTTACATATAGTCAATTAGATACAGCAGTATATCCAATAAAGGAAAAAATAGATCTAATAGAAAAAACATTAGAACTTAAGGCTAAGAAAAAGCCGTAAAAACAGCCCCTAGGTTAGAGCCTAGGGGTTTTATTTATATAAAGAAGAATCGTATTCATCTAATTCAAAGAAATCTAATGGATTAAGTCTTCCAGATAATCCCAACCCAACATCTTTTTGAGTGCGCACTTCAAAATGTAGATGTGAACCAGTATCCATAGTTTTCATAGTTCTTGCATTGCCTGTACTGCCTGTTAATCCAACAACATCGCCAGCTTTAACTTTTTGTCCAGGTTTAACTTTAATACCACTTAAATGTGCATAAAACACATATTCAGGACGACCATCCAATTTAATTAAAATAGTTTTACCATAATCGCCAAGTCCTTCTGTATTGGTACGAATAACAGTCCCATCATCAACAGCATAACAGCGATATCCATTAGGAACAGCAATATCAACACCCTGATGAGGTCTTGGTTTCCCATTTGCACCAATGCGGACTAAGCCAAATGTAGCAGATTTCTTACTGGCCAATCCCGCCCAACGTAAAACATTAAGACCATCTTTTAATGGTTTATGTGGAAACACATATTTTTCAGGTTTATTAGGTTTTACATCTTCAGCAACAGAATTTTCTTCTATTGGCTTAAGTTCTGTTTCAGGTTCAGAGCTTTCAGAATCCTGTAAATCAATATCTGTATCAACTTTGAGTTGTACTTCTTGTTTAGATTCTTCAACTGGAACAAGTTCCACAGCTGTCTCTTCTTTATTATCAATATCACGAACAACAGGTTCGTTTTTAATAGAAATAGGTTTTTTACTAATACTCATTATAACATTCCTTACAAATCGTCTTCGCTTCTAAATCCAATAAACACTGGATGCCTAGGCGCATCTTTAACACCTATATCGAAGCTTTTAAATTTTACTAGTTTTCCAAGATAAGATTCTTTATTATTCCAAATCTCTTGTCTTTCAGATTCTTTAAGTCCTGTTCCGATATTAAATTGGATTCCATTCATTTCACAAATTAGCGCGCCAAGTGTATTACCAGGTTCCAAATTTTCCATAGATGAAGATCTAGAAGTTTTTCCATAGGCATCTTTTTCAGCTTCATTGTGATTTATCATCAATTCGGTAAAGCCAATTATCTTAGCTTCATAATCTGAATAACGTTTAACCTTAACAAGTTCGCCGCCCTTAATAGTCGCGCGCCCATGCTTATACGGAACATTAATTTTATTAATCATCAAACCTTCATAACCAAGATTTAAATAATCCTTCTCGTATTGATTAACGCATTCAACAATATTGTCATTGTTAGGATTAAGAACAATTCCAAAATTAGCTAAGAAGAAAACTTTAATATTAAAATCAGTAAAATCAATTCCAGATCTACAAATATTTTCTAACGGCGAATTAGGATTAAAACCATCTCTACTAATAGTATCAAATACACAAAAGACAACATCAAAACCATTTTCAGGAACACCATCAATAGAATTGATATAAGATGAAGTTCTTCTATAACAATCTTCATCATTAATAAGATTGGGAATAACACCTTTTGAATTATTAGAAGTCTTACAAACTAAAATTTCTCCATCAAAAGAAAATCCAGTATCTAAAATTGGACTAACCAAATCTAAGAAATGCTTATTTCTAAATGGCTTACCAGAGCGACTATAAACTTGGCCTTCATTTATAATTGCTCTAACGCCATCTATTTTTGGAGTAATCCAAATAGGATAATCAATAGAGGATAGATAAGTATCTACATCTCCATTAATTGATGCTGCTAACATGGGTCTTACAATGCTCATTTATTGAATCTCGATAAAAATTCGATTGCTAATAATCTCCGCGGGTGATATATTTCGCCATCGCTCATCAATTCACTCTTATGCACTTCTTCTATTGGAAAGAAGGTTTGTTTTTCAAATTCCATTTTAACAAGTTTTTCTGGTCTTCGAAAATTCAAAAATTCTTTCTGATAACAATCAGGGAAAACTGCATTAAAATATGTTGCAAATTTGAGGTCATATTCTCTATCAAATGTAGGCATGGCCCATGTCATAAATTTTTTTAAAGCATTAGTTAAAATAAGTTCCCAGTTATTATCAATAATCTGTTTATTTAATTCACTTTTGCTATATCCGCATTTAGACAAAGCATGATTCATAGCAGGATCAATATATCCATTTTCTACAAATGCATCATAAATATCTTTATTGCGGTAAACAGACAATATATAAGATATAAGTCTATTTTTATCTCTGAGCCTACTTAAACGCTCCATAATCCTTGTATCATACAAGGTCATAATTTGTGAAAGGTCTTTTTTATTCTCTCGAATTAAATACCAACGAGAGACTAATTGTTTTTTACCTTTCTTTTTATAATAACTTTTATATGCCATAGTATTCTAGATTATTTTAAAATCTGGAACAGTTGTTCTATTGTAGCTTTTAATCATTTGATGTTTTTTGTTTGTTACAACATCCAGGCAGAAATTAATAATACGTTTGGCAACAATAAGCATAGCTTGAAAAGTTAAAATCCCAAAAAATTTAGTAAAGGACAACATTTCATAATACCGCGATTACTTTGGTTAATTCTTTCTAAATGGATTAAGAGTGGTGAATCGTATAACTACTAATAATACCATCGGAATTTATTTGGGGTCTTATATTAAAAATGACGCCACAACTAGTGGCTGTTCCATAAATAATAGGTCTCTCAAGTGTTTCGGACCATTTTGTTTTTAAATCCCATTCTAGAGGAGTCCCGCATAAGTGACATTTAGTCATCAGGGCGTCCTCTATTGTATCGAATTCAATTCCATCTTCGGCATCAATATATTGATCAATCATCTTAATTGCTCCATATATGGAATAAGAATTTCTTTAAGGGAACTTATATAATTAGATGTAAAATCATTAAAGATTTCGATTCTCGGGTCAAGATTTCCAACAATAGAAATCATTTCAGATTCATGTTCAGAAAATTTAGATTTCTTATATTCTTGACTGTCAGCGATAATATTTAATACAATACCGCCGCGGTTAACAATATATTCAATCTCATTTTGGAATCTACAATCAGAAACAACAATAACATCAGCTTCAGTAAGAAACGAATTATCATTAATTCTTTTATTGAGAATGTTAACCCAAAAATTATCACCAAGAATATGTCTTCCCCAGTCGGTTCCAAGACTTTGCATAAGCTCTCTTAATGAAACTCCAAGTCCCTCAATTGGCTCTTCTTTTTTATTCAATTTGTAAATAGCATCAACATCAACAATGCCTTTAAGCATATTTCTTACTGCATCAGCATAAGCAATTTTATAAATTTTAAAATCTGGAAATAATTGTTTAATAGCATCGGCAGTGAAATCTTTTCCACTGTATGCCTTTCCAGAAATCCCAATGAGAAACGGTTTTTTCATTCTTTTACTTCCTATTCTTCAACTTTATGACCGTTTACGGCTATTATTTTACAGAAACCCCAAGTATCATCAATATCAATAGTAACATTTATATTATTAAATGCTCTCGATATTGCATCTTGTTGTTCTTCGTTAAAATTAACGGCGCAACCTTCTAATTTAGGAAGCTCGCCGCTAACTATTTTGTATTGGCAATCTACTATCATAATTTTATTATCATTATTCTATTTCAATAGCCAATAAACGGCCATCTAGTTTATCAAATATTTACAACTACAGTACAATTATTAAACACATAAGAAGGCTCACCCTCAAACAGATCTGCAAAGCAATAATCTTCTTCGCATTCTGCTGGTGGAACATCTTCACAATCATAGTCATTAGACATACCTTCAAGTGTGTAATCTTCTACAAAACTTGCAAAATCGTTTTCGTCATCTGTGTAATAACAAGTATAACAATCGCCATCTGGCAGATTGACACTAACGAGCATACTCTTAATATTATAAGGAGACTCGCTAGGCAAATCAGCAAATGATTTACGAACAGCAGGTTTTGTATAAGTATCTTTTAGTTTATCATACCCTCTTTGCATTTCCTTTAATTTAGCAAAGAGTTCACCATCAAATTTTTTAATTTCCATCACAATTTA